GCAACTTAATAATATTTCTCGATTGAATATCTAATACGTTCGTAGGAAAAAAATTGAATAAATTAAGGTCTGAATATTTTTTTATAAAACCTTCTAATTCATAACAATCGACATACATTTGTTTGTATGAGCTTTTATAAAAAATGTTCGCTAGGATATTATCATAGTCATTTATTAATCTCGCATATTGTAAATCACATATATAATTTATAAGTCTATTAACAGTTGAACATCTTACGATATCGTTTAATGATAGTTCATTGAATATTTGGTATACTATATCACTTTGGTCCATTTTGCTCTTTCTTAATAGAATACTTGTCTTACGAAAAAAAATTCAATTTTTTTATTGTGTGATCTTACAATTAATAAGTTGTCCTATTATTTCTGGTAATTCTGTAATTTGATTACTAGACAACCATAATATTTGCAAATTACTAAGTTGTCCTATTGTTTCTGGTAATTCTGTAATTTGATTATTATGCAATGATAATTCTTTCAAATTAACAAGTTGTCCTATTATTTTTGGCAACTTAATAATATTTCTCGATTTAATATCTAATGTGTTCGTAGAAAAAAATTGAATAAATTAAGGTCTGTATATTTTTTTATAAAACCTTCTAATTCATAACAAGCTACATAAATTTGTTTGTACGAGCTTTTATAAAAAAGGTTCGCTAGGATGTTCTCATAGTCATTTATTAATCTCCCATATTGTAAATCACATATATGATTTATGAGTCTATTAATAGTTGAACATCTTACGATATCGTTTAATGATAATTTATTGAATATTTGGTATACTATATCACTTTGGTCCATTTTACTCTTTCTTAATAGAATATTTGTCTTACAACAAAAAATTCAATTTTTTATTGTATGATCTTACAATTAATAAGTTGTCCTATTGTTTCTGGTAATTCTGTAATTTGATTATCAGACAACGATAAGTATCGCAAATTAACAAGTTGTCCTATTGTTTCCGGTAATTTTGTAATTTTATTATTAGACAACGATAAGTGTTGCAAATTACTAAGTTGTCCTATTATTTCTAGTAATTCTGTAATTTGATTATTCGACAACGATAATTCTTGCAAATTACTAAGTTGTCCTATTGTTTCTGGTAATTTTGTAATCTTATTATTACGCAACCATAATTTTCGCAAATTACTAAGTTGTCCTATTGTTTCCGGTAATTTTGTAATTTTATTATTAGACAATGATAAGTGTCGCAAATTACTAAGTTGTCCTATTGTTTCCGGTAATTTTGTAATTTTATTATTATACAATGATAATTCTTGCAAATTACTAAGTTGTCCTATTGTTTCTGGTAATTCTGTAATCCTATTATTATACAACCATAATTCTCGCAAATTAACAAGTTGTCCTATTGTTTGTGGTAATTCTGTAATTTGATTATCAGACAACGATAATTCTTTCAAATTAACAAGTTGTCCTATTGTTTCCGGTAATTTTGTAATTTTATTATTATGCAACCATAATTTTTGCAAATTACTAAATTGTCCTATCATTTTTGGCAACTTAATAATATTTCTCAATTGAAAATCTAATGCGTTCGTAGAAAAAAATTTGAATAAATTAAGGTCTGAATATTTTTTTATAAAACCTTCTAATTCATAACAAGCTACATACATTTGTTTGTAGGAGCTTTTATAAAAAAGGTTTGCTAGGATGTTCTCATAGTCATTTATTAATCTCGCGTATTGTAAATCACATATGCGATTTATAAGTTTATTAACAGTTGAACATCTTACGATGTCGTTTAATGATAATTCATTGAATATTTGGTATACTATATCACTTTGGTCCATTTTACCCTTTCTTAATAAAATATTTGTCTTACAATAAAAAATTCAATTTTTTATTGTATGATCATCAAAGTTACATGCAAAGTTATTGCCAATATTTGCAATTAACTGGATCATTAAAGTTATGTGCAAAGTTACTGCCAAGATTTGCAATTGGCTGGAGATTTGCATGCGAATTCAACAGACTATTGAAGTTACTGCCAAGATTTGCAATTGGCTGGAGATTTGCGTGTAAAGTTACTATCAAAATTTGCCTACGAATTAATTGATAACATTTTATCAAATATTATCGATTAACCAATCTGCCTCACTAACTTCCTAGCTTGTTTATCCACAAGCGAAAATATCATCTCATACTTATCTTTGTCAGCCTTTTTAGAATGACCTTTAATCCATTTTACATCTACATTGTTATTTTTTACCAAATCAATCAAAGTTTTATAAAATTCATAATTGCGATGATTTTTCAACTTTTCATCGTACTGTCTCCTTTCTATTAAATTAACAAAATTTTCACAATCAGTGTATAAAGTTATATGTGACAGTTTGTTGGGCATCATGTCGACGATCACCAAAACGTGATGGATGGTTGTCATCTCTGCAATAGTGGAGGATGATGAGATCATTGAAATAGTTTTGATATCGATCGGATCGTCAAGATCTTCAATAATCAAATAACATCCTATCGCAATATTATTTTTTACACTCGAATCTGTAAAGATATGCATTGTTCTATAATAACATTGGTAGTTCTATGATAAAATAATAAAATAATCATTTTTTTACAATATCTCGATAGTATTCAATAGTTACGATAGTTTTCAAGGAACAGCCATTCCTCACTGGCCACCTGGCAAAGATGCTCGAAAGCAACAGGAGTTTTAAAAGTACACGGGGGGAAATACTCATCATCTTCACCGATAACATTAGTTTGACTCTTTTTTCTCTTCTCAGCGTGCCAAAAATTTTTAATAGTATTCGGCGCCAGTGACATTTCTTTTCCTATTTTGGTCCATTTGTTACCCCAAATTTTTCGAAAATACAAGATTTGCTTGATTTGCTTTTTGGTAAGCGGCCTCTTTTCTTTTATTGATGTTTCAACATGATTATTATATCTTTCCACGCATTGTTTTCGATGACGATTTGGAAAAAATTCTTTGAAATCTGCCCCAGTTGGAAATTTAGTCCTCAAATAAATTTTTACCAGTTTTTCATCATCTTCCCTTGTCCATGCAACTCTTTGTTTTCCCATTTTTGACATATTGAAAGCATAAATGGAACTAAATATCAAATAATATTTCAATTTTTTATCATATAGTTATTAAAAAAATTATAAAGTAATGTTATATTTACATATAACAATGGACGCAAATATGTATGCATCAAGAACGATATGGAATAAAAATGATATTTGGGTGGATGATAATATGGTTACTCATTGTTTGGGATGTAATGTTCAATTTAATTTCATAACAAGAAAACACCATTGTCGAACATGCGGTAATATTTTCTGCTCAACATGTGTCAGCAATTACATGGTAGTCCCAGATTTTATAATTGATAAACCTAATCCGAACGATTATTGGAACCTATCACATTATGTAAAATCACTCAAAGGACCAAAAGAAAAGGTTTGTTCAGATTGTTTTATATTTATCACTGGTAAAATCCAATCGTATAACAATATTGCAAAAATATTAGATAACCCAGTATCCATAGATAAAATTAAAAACTTATCTGATGTGGATGTCGATATCAAAAGTCATTACTTTGATCATTTGCGAAACATTCAATATTATCTACCTAATCATGATTATACCCAGCATGACAAAAAGATATTAAGCGCAAATGCATCGTATTTTGCGGGTCATAGTAAATACCTGATGCATTTGATCAAATCTATAAACTGGTATTCTAAAACTTTGTTTATCAGTGGCATAGAAAAATCAGAACTGTTAAATTCAACTAGAAACACAAACAATATTCAAAAAAATTCAGATATGATAATGAAATTATTATCAAGTGAAAAACATGTACAATGTTCGAATTTATATTGTACTCGCACGTGTCAGGAAACGCTATCGTGCGATGACTGTATCAGTATTTTATTTACATGTGCACATGTTCTGCCACCCGATATTCTTCAGTATGTATTTAGTATCATATCAAATTCATCCGATGATATAATTTTAAACCATCTAACATTTTTTATTGGACTAATCAAAAATAATAACGATAACAAACTTTTGCAGACGTTGTTGTATAATCTAATAAATTCTTCGTGCAAAAACATATACAGATCATTCTGGTTACTAAATAATGACAAAAAAAATTCAACTAATCAACAAATTATGAACATAGATCTATTTTTAAACCTGTTTGATGACGAATTGATAGAGCAAATGACAACCGAATACTTGTTTTATGCAGGATTAATTGAAAATTTACACGACCCCGTAAAATATTTATCTCATACGTTCAACCAAATAAAACCTATTACTGTACCATATGATCCATCAATATATTTATTAAACGTAGATTTGGATAGTATAAGTATCAAAAATAGTTATACTAAACCGGTGATAATCACTTTCGAAACAAATGTTGGACATAAACGAATTTTATTCAAAAAAGAATCCATCATGAACGATGTTATTGTGCTTAATTTGATGACAATTTGTGACATTATTTTAAAAGAAACTGTACATCAAAGTTTTGACGCAATCATATATCCAGTGATGCCGTTAACAAACGATTCTGGGATGATTGAACTAGTTGATAATTCAATGACGGTGCACGATATTTTAAACAGTAAGAAAACTATTTTGCAACACATATTAGAAACAAATGAAGATAAAATTGTCGGTCATGTTATCGATAAATATATGTTTAGTTTAGTTTCATACACTTTGCACAGTTACTTTATTGGTCTTGGCGATAGACATTTGCAAAATATAATGATAACAGACGAAGGATCAATATTTCACATCGATTTTGGTTTTATTTTAGGAAAAGATTCTCATCCTATTACATTTGGCGATATCAAGCTTAATACTGGCATGTTGGATGTATTGGGTGGTCAAGATAGTGTTAAATATGAAGCATATTTAGAATTATGTGCTGATGGAGTAATTGTTCTTAGAAAATATTTCAATATATTTTTCATATTATTGTGTCAATTGCGTAACAAAACGTTGGACGAAAAAAATATCGAAAAATTTATATTGTCGCGTTTTCAACCTCGTCAGTCTGATAATTCTGTCGTAACCGAACTATTAACAGTCATTCGCCATTCAAACGACACATATTCAGACATAATTCGCGATTTTTTACATTATCATTCACAAGAGAAAACAGTCCAAAATCGCTTCGGCCAACTCGTCAATGTAGCTATGAGCCTTATTGGTTAGTTTATTTGTCTGAAATATTCGATGCATACCATTGTTATCATAAAATGTGGAATGACTCGCATCAGATTTATATGAAATCCTCTATAATAGTATCTAATCCCACTATCTTTTGGATATAGTTGCTGGTCACTTATTTGACGAATCTTTAAATAATCAATTGGATGTAATATTAACGAAGAAGTAATAGCAGAACATGCTGATGCGATATATATGTTATCAATATGATATTTGTAAAAATCATACAAAGGAAAAAGTAAAGAAGTTAGGACGATATTTTTGGTTAAACTTTTGCTACCTCCTCTATAAAATAATTTAGGACCAACTAATTTTAATTCTTTCAGAAAATTAAAATTATTTTGCTTATGAACTTTTACGACATCAATTGGATGCACAAACATCGTAGATATAATACCACTAATCATGCCATTTATCATATTCCCTAGCAAGTTTCTTTTTTGTGTTTCTCGATATGTCTGGAGATATGAATAAGCTGTGAACTTTGTAGCTGAAGACATTGTTTGGGATAATATTGCCCATCCACTCGAATTATAAAATCCTGCAATTCCTCTAAATCGATATACATCCCATGCTACTCCCCTTATGGAAATATAATTCAAATTGGTTTGATAAATGGTTTTAATAGTGCAAATTGGCAAAGTTACTATCTCTGCAATACTTGCTGCTAACATTGATGTTTTGAAAGTATCCATTATTTGATATTTACTAGACATTTTTTATATATTGATCACCGATCAATATGTAAAAATCAAACTGTACCTTTATGAACACAATAAATCCCATCCATATTTTTAAATTTCGTTTTGAACTTGAGAGAGATATGTTCTTTAACATCTGATGCGTTCGTCCCTAGCGTCAAAATGAAATTTGTTTGATTATTAAATGTTAAAATGATCTTATTTTGGTCTTCTTTTTCTGTCTCGCAACTTGTAATATGTTTTACTGTTTTGATGCCAAAATCATATATTACAAACCGTGATTTTAATAATTTTAATACTATCCTATCATCTTCCGAAAACAGATGACTATACAAATATTTTGCCCTTTCCTGATTATCATCAATTACTGAAAGTACCAGATCGCACGTTGGCTCAAATAATTCATCATTTTTTGTCTCCGTCGGAACTTCCGAAAATTTATCAAAAGACCTTACTTGTTTATACATTTTTTTATTTAATTTATCATACTCCTCGGTATATGTATCATGATTATCCGATTTTTTTTTGAAATTATATATTTTGGCAAGCTTATCCGGAATAATGTCCTTAATTTTGATATCTGCGTGTGACAGACTAATATAGTAAAAAGACTCCCCATTATCAGTACTCAATCGTATATCATGCAATTCTTCATCTATGTTATTTGTTTCATACAGATTGATATCCCCAAGATAATTAAATAATCCTCCAGCAACATGTGATGCATATTTATTGAAATATAACTTTTCATCGATTTCCAACTGACCAAATTTTTTAATCATCTTTTTTTGTAATAACATTGTTCTAGTACATAATGTCGTGCCCATCTTATCGAACATGGCAGCCAAACAATATGAGAACATTTCTTTATCAACAGACATATTATTGTTGTCTTTGGGTTAGCTACTATGTGATAGACAGTTTTTTTATCAATTTTTTTAATGTTTCAAACAGAAATAAAATAACTGGTATTATAAGTATGTTTGGTAATTTATCTTATTATTTTTGTCGAAGTTATGCGTTTATGGGATATTATGTTAACAAATATGTCACTCCAGCCTTCTATAATAACTTACCCGAGGTAGAGCAAGAAGATTCTTTTAGTAAAGAAATAAATGCGGTAACGGTAAATAAAACTGACTATCATTTTCTAGTTTTCTCAGGCGGTGGTATCAAAGGAATATCATATTGTGGTGCGTTGGATGTTTTGGATAGCAATAACATCTTGTATGACGAAGATGGAAATTTTAAAATTATGGGATTTGCGGGCACAAGTGCTGGATCAATAATAGCAGCTTTATTGGCTGTCGATTACAAACCAAAAGAGATCAAAAAAATCATGAAGAAACTCAATATGCGGGATTTAGTGGACGATAAATCAGGTATGGTTAGGGACGGTCTCCATTTGATAGAAAAATACGGTACCGCTCCAGGTAACTTTGTGCTTAATTTTTTGGGAGATTTGATTAAGGCTAAAACAGGTAACGAGGATTACACAATTGATCAATTATATGCTGACAAAGGAATTAAGCTAGTAATTGTCGGGACGGATATGAATATATGTGCATCGCAATATTTTTATCCTAATGATGGTAGTAATATTACGATAAGAAAGGCAATTAGAATATCAATGAGTATCCCATTTTTATTCGAACCAGTTTTGCATAATAAAAATTATTATGTTGATGGTGGAGTTTTAGATAATTATCCTTTGCATGTATTTGACGGCGAATATCCCGGAGAGAAGACATCAAGATGTGGAATGTGCAAACCGAATGATAAAGTGTTAGGATTGCAAATTATAACTGAAGATAGTACCAACGACGATGGAACAGTTACGAGAGAGGAAATTGGTAACCTCTTACAATTTAGTTTTACGTTTATAAAAACATTTATGTTGGAAAATGATCGACGAATGCTTACGCCAACGAACAAAAAACGAACTATCAGAATAGTCACCCCTAACTATCCAGCGACTAATTTTGCCATATCCGATGACGATAAGAAACTTTTAATGGAATGCGGAAGAAAACATACACTCGATTTCTTCAACGCTACGACTTCAGAAATATAAAAAATACATGTTTTAATCATATATACAATGGAATATCTGCAAAAATTACAACAAGTGCAGTCTTATCTCAACGATAAGCTAACTGTGCCCATCGAATTTATTAAAAACAAACTATCTATCGACTCGCAAAAACTTCCGATGATATTGCAAGCCCCACTAAATTTCATGTTGTTTTTTTCCTCAATGTTTTACTTTGTTATCGCGAATGCAGACACTTTCATCTGCAATATAGTCGGAATAACATACCCAATAATGTATTGCGTACATACTCTAAATATTATCCCAATACCAGTAGATAAAATAGTAACTGTCAATAAATATTGGATATTATTAGGAACTTTAACAATATTAGATCCAGTGTTAGGCTACGTTCCATTTTATTACTACCTCAAACTGATATCCATTTATTTGATGGTTAAAGATGATTTCTTGAGAACAACACATGTGTTTAACTGTTTAGAATCACAGCATGTGAGGTTGGAGGAAATGTTGCGGAATTACGATGAAAAAGAGTTGTGTAAATGGCTATACGTTACAGAAGCTGTTAACGAAGATAAAAAAATAAACTAATACCATTAATTTATTTTTTTAGTATGAGTAATGATCGGTTTCACCCAATATGCTTGGAATCGGTGTATGCGGAAGTTTAAGAGTTTGCAAACTTGGAAACAATTTGAATATATTGCGCAAATTGCAATTTCTTTATATTATCGAATTCGTTTAAACAGCTAGTAAAAACCATATCAAATTGTATCAATTGACATTAAGGTTCATTCAGACGTCTTGCATCTTTTTCCACTAGGGTCGGGGCACTAGCCACCCCTTTCTTTTTCTTTTATTTTTGCAACAACAATCCTCTCATTAGGATATTTCGCGCTGCATTTGTGTCTCTATCTTGATCTAACCCACAATTTGGACAGATAAATACTCTTTCTATTCCTACTTTATGGAGTATTCCACATCTTCCGCATGTCTGGCTCGTGTAATCTTCTTTCACTATCAACAATTCACATTCTTTTATGGATTCAACTTTGGCTTTCAGTCTTTCCATAAATTTTCCGTGACACATTCCTATTGTTTTCCTTGCTTCCTTCCTCATCCCTCGCGCCTTCTGTTTACGCGCAATACCAATTGCATCAAATTCCGGAATAACTATGTACTTATAATTATCCGTATAGAATTTGATTGCTTTTTGATGCGCTTCCTTGGTTATGTTTGATTTCTTCTTTCTTACTAATCTTATCCTTTTCTTTAACTTCTTGATCCGTTTTTTGGATTTGTTTAAATAGTAAGAATCTTTTATCTTTACATAGTTTTCATTAAGAAAAGTCAGATTCGATAATTTTTCAATCAGCAATTTTTGGATCGATATTTGTCGTCTCAAATTTTCTAATCTTTTTTCTAACTTCTCGATTAAAGTATTATTTTCCATCAACCTTTTGACCTCTTCATTTTTTGGTAACCTTTTTGACTTTTTGATAAAATAATTGTTTCTTAATATTCTTTTTACGCTCACTTTATCTGTTTTCAAATTAGGCGACAGATTTTCTTTGACAGAATCGTTATTTTTTAATAATTCTTTCATCTTGCTCTGTTCAACTTCCAAAATTGCAGTTAGTTTTTTAATTCGCCTACCTGCTCGATATTTTTTCTCTTTTACAATTTTATCGTACGCAAACCTTTTTAACTTTTTGGGACTTTGTTTAAGATGTTTCAAATTGTTAACTTCATTTGAAATACATGAAGATAGTTTATCTACCCTTACAATATATGAATCAAATATCTTCCGTCCTAAACCGTCACCCATTTTTCCACATTTACCTGATGGATCATAAAATGTTCCCAAAGTGATAACTCCTGGATCTACACTGACAACTGAATTTTTAATTTTTTGATCACCTATTTTGATGTCATATGGAACTTGAAGAAAATATGTACCTGGCTTTTCTCTGGATATTATCATGTCACTTACTTTGCCCTTCAAATACTCTCGTAACCATTTAAAGTCCCTTTTTTGTACCGACAAAGGTTTTGTGAATTTGCTGGAAAAAAGTACTAAATTTTTTTTCAGAGTTCGATGATCAACGTAAAAATAATCGGAATCAATGCCCTTTCGTTTAAAATTCATTTCAAATTGATTTATGTTTCCTCTTTTGAGATTCGTAAACGCCGCTTTAACTCCTCCCATTGCATTTTTAACTACAAGTTGTCTCGTATCATAAGGAATATCAGAAAGCCATTTTTCATCAGCCGAAAGAAACTTTTCTTTTTTGACAATTCTATCTCGCCAATGTATGAATCCACATTTGATGTCATATTTGAGTTTGCATTTAGCATGTTGTTTACAAAAATAAAGACCGTCTACTCTTTTACAACATCTTTTAGATTTAACTGACGCTGTCTTACTTCCTTGTTTTTTTTCGATTATCATTTTAACACAACCTCCTTTTTTCGCTAATTCTTGGTTTTTAAGTTGTTCCTTTTCTACTTCTTTCTTAAAAGCGTCGATTGTTTTATTATAAATGTAACGGGTTGCACCAAAACATTGATTAAAGTATTTAATGTATTCTTCATTGGGAAATATTCTTATTTTTCTGCATCTGGTTATAACTCCATCTTCAGTCTGTTTCGTTCCCGAACACTTCTTGGTAGATGTTGTATCTTCGCTTTCCGTAGTATTTGGCAATAAAGAATGTAATGACTGATAACAGGTCTTCAGATATTTCTTGTTCATAGGTTCGATGTTGGTCGCCTGATATAGCGAATAGTTTACAGTTGAACTGGGATGACAACCAGGCAAAAAAATCGAAGCCGAAGCAAGAGAATTGGTATTGGGAGGCAACCACAATTTTTGAAACATTTCCGTCGATGACTCGTTGTAAAAGTGAGAGAAATTTTTTATGTTCGAAGTTGAGTCCGCTACCGATTTCGGAGATGACTTTATAGTCAGGGAATTTTTGTTACATAAATTTGATTTGCCTTTCGAGATCATTTTTTTGTTTAGAAGAAGAGACTCTTCAGGGTTCTGATTGATTCCCAATAAAAAATCGGAAATGTCCTCCATCTGTGCGTTTGCACTTGATCTTGTTGGTGTGGGCCCACCTTCCGAGGGTTTGGTCAGAGACACCGTAGAAGTCTTGGGTCCGTTGGAAGAGACATAAGACATTTATAATTATAAAAAATAAATTATTTCTATATTTTTAACGAAAAGGGCCTTTTGATATTATTTGATATGATAATCAGTAACAGTTTGATTCTTTGATAATAAAATTTCTAATCGATAACAAGTGATTAAACCCTTTAATACATTTCAGGGTTGGATTATTGCGAATCCAAATGTCAAGTACGGACGCCAGATGTGGGAACGCTTCTAAGACAGTCAACGATGCATTACCAATAATAAACAATGATGATTCTAGATGTCTCAAACATTTAAATCCATCAATACATCTTAATCGCGGATTGCCATAAATGATGATACTATAATCAGTATTAATAAATTCTGTTCTCACTGTCCATTCTTCACAACGCACATCTCTTAAACATGTCAATTGAAAAAACAAGGAAGGTAATTCATATGCACATGCATCACATGCTTCATCATATATTTCGATGACATCTTCAAGTTTGTCAATCACAGTATATCCAATAACGGCAAATGTGTCGGTCCATAGTGGAATAACATTTTCGTTGTTGAAAATGCAAGGGCAGTTGATTGGTTCGCAAGCTCTTGGTAATTCAACTTCATGATTATTGTCGTGAACACAACATGATCCGATAAATTTGATTTTGCAAAATCCTTTAAGTTGATGAAGTTGTTTATTTTCAGAGATCATAAGTACGTGACCAATGTATTTTAATTTGTCAAACGTATCCAATTTTTCTAATCCATCGTTTTTATTGATAAATAACCCACAACTAACTTCTTCTAATTCTGGGAAACAAATTATTATCAAGCTGGCATTTTTTTCTATTTTAATAGTTCCAGCTCGTTTGATAAAACTACATAATGATTCTAATTGTGGATTTGATCTAATAGCAAAACAACCGCAGACTTGTTTGAGTGCGTTAAGTTCTAATTTGCGTAAATATTTGTTACCGATTACAACAAGAGAAGAAACTGATTCTAAAGTTAAGAAGGCATTGATGACGAGATCGTTATTCGAATTGACGTTGTTATCAAGGATCGATAAATTTTTACCGATCAATGCTGTATAGCAAAAGCCAGTAATTTTATTGAGTCGACAATTATTACTGATAATTATATAGTCCGTTCTGTACAAATGCAAAAAACCGCAGATGTGTGTGAGACAAGAATTATCGGCTACAATGATTCCCCATTTCACTTGTCTTAAACTTTCAAATCCAATTATTTTTCGCAAAACTTTATTATTGACGATAACAATAGCTCCTTGCTTGCAGGCATTGTCAGCATCTACTGCATCTTTATTAACTTTTCCAGAAACAGTTAATAAACTTGAAAACGTTGGAACAGCTGTTAATTTTTCATTATTCGCAAAAACAATAGACCCTGTAACAGTTCTTAATTTATTAAAACCAGTGATAGATGTGTAATTTGTGCCTATGATGTATAAATTACCGTTAACGATTAATAATTCAGAAAATATGTTCGCCAACGATGTCAAGCTGCTATCTTTGATGATAAGATCACCGTTCCAAAATTGTATCGTATTGTAGATGCTAAAAAAATTACAACAATCGCTGACACATGTAACTTGATCGCTAATATCCTGTTGATCACGTGGACATTGCGGAATGTACGCTAAAGAATCTTGATTTTTAAGAGCTCCTGATCCTGGAATGGGTATTATTCCAAGGGGACTCGTTGCGTTTGTATAGTAACATTCATCTGCGTTACATGATTGACTACATAGTTTGGGATCTGACGAATCTGAGCATTCGCATGTACCGTTTTCACTGATTCGACTTGTGCTCATATCTAAATTTTATACATATAATTTAGTTTTTACTGGTTTATCCAATCCTCCTACTTCGATTCTTAGCACAAAAATGGGGGAAAATATATGGCACTTTTTGATCGCTTGACTAACAGAAACAGTAATGTATTTGCAATTAAAATGATATCTTACTATAGTATTATGAATTATTCGTTATTAGATTTACCGGATGCAGGAAATAACCTCGTGGTATATATGGACATAACATTGAACGAAGAGATCATCGGCAGGATATTTATCAAATTATTCCGTGAAGTATTCCCTGCCGGAGTAGAAAATTTTTACAGAATCGCAAGTAACAGAACTTATCGTATTGATCAAAAAGGATTTGGTAATTATAAATTTAACAGAGAACGTTTGCGAACATATCAAGGATGTAAATTTTATAATCTTAAGTTTAATAATTATATCGTAAGTGGAGACATATATAATAATGATGGAACAAGCGCGGGAACAATATTTAATGACGAACCCATCCCAGCTGATTTTGGTGAATATTACTATCCGCATGATTCCAAAGGATTGCTATCTCTTGTCCCTTATCTAGATGAACGCACCGGTCTCTTGTTTTATGATTCATCTTTTATGATAACTTTGGATAATGTACGACCTACTAATACTCTAGTCGAGTTAGATTCTGATCAAATAGTGATCGGGCAAATTTATCAAGGACTAGAAGTTATTGATAGAATTAATGAATTGATCAGACCATTTGCCGGCCGTAAGTATCCTGATTTTAGAATAGGTAAAACTGATGTCTACAGAAAGGGCACTACTTTGAGAAGATTAAGACCTATAACCAGAATTGAGCGTCAACGAATGATCAAAAATGGATGCTGTTCCGTTAAATGTGAATGCCGTCTACCTGGATGTCTCCGATGCAACACCCCATGCAAATGTTGCTTGCCATCGTGTGCTAAGTGCAATATCCCATGCGACTGCCATTTACCCGATTGTAACCGATGCAACATTCCATGCAACTGTCGCTTACCCGATTGTGAGCGATGTAATATCCTTTGCAATGAAGAGTATTAATTATTTACAAAGATTGTTTGCACTGTAGTTGCGATTATTATCGTGAGCGCTCATATAATTTCTGTTAGGTAAATCAAACATTGGTAATAACTCGTCTGTTTCTGTTGATGGATATACAATTGATCTTTGGTCAGAAGTAACTGGACTTTCTTGGTACCACGTAGTTTTATCAACTCGAACTCCGTTACGACAAATATATGGAGAATCAGAGTAAGGAACGAACGCATGTCTGGCAACATTATTTTGTGTTCTTGACCTTTTGTTTGATGGAATATTAGAATAATTCATTATATATTAGTATTAGATATTATTAAAAAATTAACCATGTAAATAATAATACCAACCTAGTATGATAAAATCCCTCGAAATGCATAATGATTTGATTTATAAATTGATAGATTGTTATCTAGACCAATCGATTAAACCAAATAAATGCGATAGATAAAATCAATAAATGATTTAGTAGATACAATTTTGAATTTTTATTTGTCAGCGACGAAAAACAACGTCATTGACATGCAAAGATCTGTTCCTGAAATAGATAATATTTTGGATTCCCGCGAGAATTTTTTAAAAAATATACATATGAATATTGATAATCTTTCATCAGATTTTTACAAAGATAAATACATTGGTCCTAAAGTTTCTTTGTTAGAATCCAAATTAAAATCAGATTTTAAAAAAATTGAAAAATGGGTAAGCATATCTTTCGATTCGGATGATTCGAACGTAGAATACGAAATTGATAGGTTAATCAACCGTGTCGATAACCATAAACGTTATATCAATGATAGTATTATTCAATATATTACCATTTATTTTGTTAATGCATTATTACTAAATTAATAATAATGCAAATTAATCAATATTGACTAAATCAGGGACGTCATCATTTGTTTTTTGAACCTTATTCATAAATTCATTATGCTCATCGATAATGTCATCAGCTCCATATGCCGGATCTATTTGTTTAATGACAATGCGCTTCATTTGCATGTTTCCGATCACGATGTAATATGACAGTACATCGTTAGGGATGTTAATTTTATGAATGTTTACTCCTTCTACGACAAGATCAGTAGCTTCTTTTCTAAATTCACAATATTCATACTCATCCTGAAACGATAATCTAAACTTTCCTTTGATATCTTTCATAAAATTCCTAAAAAATTTGTTGCCGGTCATTTTAGCTGTTTTTTTATTGATTTTTGGTTGAATAACGTTGTTTGCGGCGGTCTGGTCTGACAGATTGATAGATTCATCAGCTACTTTCTCGATTGAAGTATCAGTCATTTCATCAGCGACCTCGTTCTCTATCAAATCAGTAACTTTATCTGCAATTTCATTCTCTATCAAATCAGTAACTTTATCTGCAATTTCATTCTCTATCAAATCAGTAACTTTATCTGCAATTTCATTCTCTATCAAATTATCAGTCACCACATCAACAACTTTCTCTGCTAATTCGTCAACAGCATTTTCAGCGATATTAACTAAATTATCAATTTGATCATCAGTTGTATTGGCAGCCTTTAAGGTTTGAAGATCTTTGATAATTTGTTTGTTTAATCTTTCTACTTCTGGTTTTGATTTATTTTGCGCTTCAATCTTCTTTTGCAGATCTCGATTTTTTTTATCGTCTTTGATCTTAACAATATCATAAATTTGATTTAGTGTAACTGCGGTAGACGGACTTTCTATCAAAAAGATCCCATTATTAATGTTTCCTTTGATAGTATTATGTTGAACAGTTGTTATTGTTCCATCGGTCGTTATGAATTGTACAGAACGAAAAGTCAATTCTTTGACGTTGTATTTGTCACATATGGTATTTAAGGCAGTCATATCTTTTTTAAGATTTGATTTCGCTGTCCGTGTGTTTCTGCTTAAATTTTTATTAGCAAGTATTCTAGTTCTCGGTAGTTTTGTGGTCATCTATATCATACATATTTGAATTATATTTATATGATGATTTTATTCGTAAATAGATATTATAATTGATAAATAAAAATGATTCGTTAATAAAGTCATTATGCATCCATTTATTTCATCAAAATTTAATGTGGAAGAGAAATGCAAAAGTAATTTTAGTTCATCGATTGTTGGAGTTCCTTGCCATTGCCCACTCGTTTCTATCGATGGAATTCCTGATTCTCGCATATGATTAATCTGTTTCGCACAATAATGATTTCTCTCGGTCCACATATCTAGTTTCTTGCATTGATAAATATCAACATTCAATTTTTTGAATTTATTGTAAAAATCAAATTGAAAAGTGTCAACTCCTCTTATTTTAGCCAATCTAATAAACGGACCGATTAACTCGTCAGATATAATAGGACAATCTTTTTGATTCAATCGTTTGTATGAATATGCCTTGTAATCTAACGGCGTAACACATCCGTTCAAATTTGCGCCGCTACATTTTGCTCGAAAGCTTTCGTATTTTGCAACATGATCTTCGTAAGTCACACCATACTCAACTCCTAATTTATTGTTTACCGCATTGTGAATGTCAAAAAACCATCGCGTAAGAGTATCCCTATTCAACATGACTGCGTCGTTCAATTTTGTTTCTCCCTCGGCAATAAATTTTTGATATGAATCGCGACAATATCTACAAGGTAAAACGCTACCGATAGATTTAAAATGATCCTTGTATATAACCTTTTGTTCGTCAGTTGGATAAATCGGATAACCAAATGCCACAGAATGGCAAAAGGTCCATCCAGCCCCGCCCCATATCTTAGTAATTAATCCGTTATTTTCCTGACCATCGTGATATATATTGCAAGTTGACATAAACTCCGTACTATTATATCGCAAGATTAATATTATAAATATATTTATACCATTAATCTTCTGTTGTCTTTTTTTCTAATATTTTTTGACAATGAATGTGCATATCTTCTTTTTCATTAACATCACATTTTTCTGTTATGCTATTTTCGGAGCATTTGACACATCGATTCGCCAATTGCCCCTTGCAAAACAGGCAATAATTATTCAAATATTTTGGACTGATGAATCCAATCGGAGAGAAAAATGTCAAATCAAAATTACCGGCCATTATTAATGTGGATAATATATCATACTTATTATGGTAATATAATAATCAATTTTTTTAATAATGTTCACTATTTTTTCTCATACGAATATATATTATAAGATGGAATTCTGTCAACTAAACGGCCCATGTCTATCTGGACAAATAACTAGGAAAGCTTACGTTAAAAAGAACGGAAAAGGACCAGAAACTTTGCCGCCGCTCAAAAATGAATTCCATTTAAGATCGTTTGGATATAGTTACAAAAAAACACCAAAAGCGAGACAGGAAGCGTTACGTAAGGCAGCTCAAAGTGTTGGCGATACTTTGGCGGTCTACAGACGATTAAATCTCGCTAGAAATAAACAAGGTGATGAAAATATTAGAAAGATTATGGGTGACGATGTTGAATACATGAAAAATTATTATCGTCGAACTAAAAAACAATCGGGTGGTCACGACGAAACAATAATTGTGTTACCTGAAGAGGAATATGATGAAGCGTTATATCAACCAATAAACAGATTTCAAGACGAATCTATTTTTGTTCTTCCGGAAGAACAATGGGATGAAGCGTTACATGGAGGAAACGATGAAGAAGATGATGATGTCAATATCATAGATTTACCAGAAGATATTGAATTCTCTGAGACGGTAGAAAATAAAATAATTTGTAACTCAGATAATTGTGAAATTAGAGAATCGCACACTGTTGATGACAAAAACATCACATATTACACTTTAACTGAAAAAGATGCTGCAGAAGTTTTAGAGTTAGATAACGTGTTTATGGATTTTGATAGAACTGAGGAAGACGTTTTGAAAAATTTGCAAATGAATAAGGGATTGCTGATCGGGATTCGAGATGAAAACAGTTTGCAAGGATATTGCCAGTTTGCTCCGTTAGAGAATAAAGAAGTCGAAATAAAATGGTTTTGTGCGAACAAGATGTTTGGAGAAGCATTGTACATATTTATGGAAAAATATTTTCAGGGTAAGAAATACACACGAATAACTATCAAATTTTCATTGGATGGCCGACATGCTATTCAACGAATTAATTTTTGGAACCGTATTTATTTTCGTACGTACAAAATCAATACGGCTAATAACGTTATCTATATGGATAAATTAATTTAAGCAGTAAAATCATCTAATAATGTTACTGATATTTCATTTGTATCTATTCTCAAATACAACAATTGATCAAGAAAGTCATCGTCGGCTAACACTTTTGTTCGGCATCTTACGTTAACGATTCTACGACAGATGTTTGCGGTAGATCGATACGTGATCAATCCTTCGACGTGATTCGCATCATGAACGTCACAGTATCCATAGAGAGTTCGTTGATGATATATTTCTGAATCTGCAGCTACAGGAAAACGTAGGCCATCGAGGAATATATCAGTCACTTGTAATTGAGCAGCAACACATGGATACGATTCAGTTATCCAATCACCCATAACGGCAGTACCCTTTGGAATAACGACCAACGTCCCAACTTTAACATCATATAATACGTATAAAATATCGCCTAAAAAATTTCTATCAACTCGCAGAGCTAAAACATCACCGATATCGGTATATGGGGCAGTTGGACGAGTTCTTGTTAAATAAATTCTTGTGCCACTTAATATTGTTCTTGACATTGTTCTATATTATAGTTTAAGATTTTAGATATATATAATCATTGATTAATTATATCTAACAAAGTGACTTTTTCTTGGGATATTTCTTGATTGGGCCATTACGAACAAACTCTTCTTCACTTTCTGATTCAGACTCTATCAATACCTTTTTCCTAGCCACTTTCTTATTCTGAACCACAACATTCGATTTTACAACAACATCATCCGATTTGGCTGAAGCTTTTACATCTGGAACTATGATCATATTTAATTCATCACTATTCTTAATGCTAACAACTTTACTTTTTGAATCAACCCTTTTATCCTCTGTGTCACTGATCAAATATATGATCGATAAAGGTTTAGTTCTGCCATAACGATGAGCTCGGCCAATCACCTGTGTCTCCACTTCAGATCTCATTCGATGAAATAAGATGACAAAATCTGCAGCTTGCAAATTCAATCCACTACCATAATGCAATGAATCTAATAATAAAACATTAATAGTCCCTTCGTTGAAATTATTTATGACATTAGTGATGTGTGCAGGGACACCCGAAATCGTGGCATATTTCAACTTGGCGTTCGCGATGTTCTTTTTAATTTTGTCGAATGTTTGATGATAGTCAGAAAAGATTAAGATACGAGGAGTTTTAGCGTTCGTTGCAATATATTTCAAAATTATTTCCAATATATCTTGCTTTTCCATATTTGTGAATCCGTTTTTCGCAGGAGGAACAACTTTATCATTTTTTTCGATAACTTTTTTTTCTCCGATGACATGATAACCTTTGTTACCTTTAACGACAGTTCGACAATAAGGACATTTATCATCACTTGTTCGTAGTGCCGCAATTAAACATCCAATGCAAAATACATTTTTACAACAATCAAGAATCGCTGGCGTCTTAAAAGTATCCGCACAAATCAAACAACATTCATCCTTTATCGAATTAACTTTCTCATTAATAGATTCCAACTTAACTTTGCATCTTCCTATGTCCGATTCTATCTTACTAATCCTGGCTTCTTTATTGGGAATTTGTATTGAATTAACATATTCTAACTCTTTTGTCAAATTATGTAGATCTGTCTTGATATTTTTTGTTAAAATATCGACAATGTTTTCTTCGGTGTCGACGTTGCAGTTCAATTTATTTAATGCTTCATTCATGTTTCCTGCGTTTATCAATCTAAGAACATCTGTTGGTACTAGATCTTTTAATACTGAGACTATTTTTTTGGTTGTTGATTCGATCATAAATAATCTTGGTTGGGGCAAAACGATTGATTTATCAACGTATTCATTTTTGTTTTTGACCGTAAAGTAGGGCAACAAACCTGGATTATTACCAAAAATTTTGACGACGCAGTGCCTTGTTGATATATTAAACAGAGTCGTAGGAGTTGCTGTCAAAAACCAATTAAAGTTTCCGCTTTCATTGAATGCAACCGGGATTTTAATCGAATCCATTTCATCAATAATAACACGAGACCATTTTTCATATTTGAAAATTTTTTTGAAGGTATTGTATCTGTTTAAATTCAAAATTATTGTATCTGTGTTTTTCAATAACTTATCCATTTTCTTTTTATTCAACATATGACGTCGATATACATATGTTGCTGTTACTTTAGCCGATTTACTTCCACTTTGCGTTTTGATTTTACCACCTGGTACGTTCTTTCTCATCACCTTATTGAATCTAACATACGAACCATGCGTAGAAAATTGTCTATCTACATAGTCATCATCACAAAACACATCAAAATCAGATATTAAATTCAATTTGATGTACTTCAAAGACGAATTACCCATAAATTCATCCCATTGATTGATAAGGTTGTGTGGAACTACGATCAAATTAATGTTGTTACATTCCCCGGTACTAACTAATTTGACAGAGAAATGATTTGTTCCAATTAAAACTTTATTATGTTCTTGCGGTTTCTTTTGTGCCAACATCAAACCAATTATCATGTAAGTCTTTCCTGATCCAACCTTGTCTGCTAAGATAGCAGAATTAGTTTCCAATACGTACGTCGAATTACATATTTCTCGATTGTCAATGTACGTAAGATGATTAGATGAACTTCGTATCGCGTCACAGAATCCAGAATTTGCAGCTGGCTTATCGACAACAATAGTAGATTGGTTCTCTAACTCCATCATACCAGCAATAGATGTCAATTGATGCTTTCGGAGCGTAATTTTCAAACCATCAGGCTGTTCAATCGTCCGCGAGTTTTCGTCAAGTTCAAAATAACTCATTATTATTAAGTGAATCGAAACATACTTTTATATTGATAAAATTTGATCAATTTTTATCAATATGTGGTATTTTTTCGCTCATCGATGATTTATCAATTCTTGACAGCGACTTTTATTTATCGAACTGGTGGAATCTTTGCACATAACTTTTGATGACAAATCATATTAAACGTGCAAATCTCCAGCCAGTTCTTGGCAATAATATTGCACATAACTTTTGATGACAAATCAAATTTGAACGTGCAAATCTCCAATCACCTCTTTGCAGATAACTTTTGACGTCGAATCAAATTAAACGTGGAAATCTCCAGCCAGTTCTTGGCTGTAATATTGCACATAACTTTTGATGACAAATCAAATTTGAACGTGCAAATCTCCAATCACCTCTTTGCAGATAACTTTTGACGTCGAATCAAATTGAAAGTGCAAATCTCCAGCCAGTTCTTGGCTGTAATATTGCACATAACTTTTGATGATAAATCAAATTGAAAGTGCAAATCTCCAGCCAGTTCTTGGCAGTAATATTGCACATAACTTTTGATGATAAATCAAATTGAAAGTGCAAATCTCCAGCCAGTTCTTGGCTGTAATATTGCACATAACTTTTGATGATAAATCAAATTGAAAGTGCAAATCTCTAGCCAGTTCTTGGCTGTAATATTGCACATAACTTTTGATGATAAATCAAATTGAACGTGCAAATCTCCAATCACCTCTTTGCAGATAACTTTTGACGTCGAATCAAATTGAACGTGCAAATCTCCAGCCAGTTCTTGGCTGTAATATTGCACATAACTTTTGATGATAAATCAAATTGAACGTGCAAATCTCCAGCCAGTTCTTGGCTGTAATATTGCACATAACTTTTGATGATAAATCAAATTGAAAGTGCAAATCTCCAGCCAGTTCTTGGCAGTAATATTGCACATAACTTTTGATGATAAATCAAATTGAAAGTGCAAATCTCCAGCCAGTTCTTGGTAGATAACTTTTATGTCGAATCAAATTGAAAGTGCAAATCTCCAGCCAGTTCTTGGCAGTAATGTTGCAGATAATTTTTGATGTCGAATCAAATTTAACATGCAAATCTCCAGCCAGTTCTTGGCCGTAATATTGCACATAACTTTTGATGAACAGATAATTTGCATATTCAAAAATTTGCCAATCACAATTGTAAATATTAAAATATGATCAACAAATATAAGATGTTAGTGACTGGCGCATTAGGATTTATTGGATCAAACTTTGTTAATTTCTTTGCATCAAAATATCCGGAAACGAATATCATAATTCTTGATAAAAATGATTATTGCAGTTCGATCCAAAATATAAACACGATAAATGCAAACGTAAAAATAATCATTGGTAACATATTAGATACCGAATTAGTGACATCCATATTGAACGACAACGCTGTCAATACGATCATACATTTTGCTGCCCAATCTCATGTTGATAATTCATTTTGTAATTCAATCTCTTTCACAGAAAACAATATTTTAGGCACGCATTTGTTGCTAGAAACTACAAGAGTTTATCACGAAAGAACTGGCAACATTAAAAAATTCATTCATGTCAGCACTGATGAGGTTTATGGTGAGGTACTTGATGATTCCGTGCGCACTGAAACATCAATATTAGACCCAACAAATCCATACGCTGCATCGAAAGCTGGCGCAGAATTTATGGCCAAATCATATTATTATTCATACAAACTACCTATTATCATCACTAGAGCAAACAACGTTTACGGAATTAATCAATATCCTGAAAAGGTAATCCCTAAATTCATTTGCCAATTGCTGAACGGCGAAAAAATCACTTTGCACGGAACTGGGAATTCGCGCAGAAATTTTGTTCACGTTGACGATGTTTCGACCGCTTATGAAACTATTTTAACCAACGGCAAAATTGGTGAAATTTATAACATCAGTGCAGCTGAAAAACATGAATATAGTATGTTAGAGTTGGCACAAATGTTGATAGAATTATTTGATTCTGCCGCGAATTGTAACGATATAATCACGTATGTTGAAGATAGAAAATTTAATGATGTCCGTTATTTTACTGCGAGTGATAAGTTAGAGCGAATAGGATGGAAACCTACAAAATTAGACTTTAGAAGTAATTTAGCAGAATTGATAAATTGGTATCGAGCCCATAAATCTCGATTTGGCATGTAATAAGTGGATATAGTCCAGACTAGTCAGCAATATAATATGTCCTAGGTATCAATAGTTTCACTTGGATATTATCCAATGCGCCACCAAACACATATAATGGCAGATTAATTGGATTGCTAATTCTTGTTGAATAAAAAGTATAAATTCAGCAGCTAGAAAAAATATCAAAAAACATATAATTTAATTTTTTTATCTAACAATAGAATATAATAGAAAGATGTCTTCTTCAATCGATAGATTTGTTTCAGAAAACAAAACTGCTTTAATGATCGTCGGACTTTTAATAGTCGCGTTCTTGATCTATGGATGGTGGCAAGGAAATAAGTTAAACGTTAATGTTGACTACAGTGGTCCAGTCCGCGCACCAGCAATGATGCCTGCCATGTCATATACCAATGGTTATCCAGCCCAATAATCATCAAATTATTTGCCTGTAATAAAAATTTCATATAAATATTTAATTTTTATTATCTTTGTTAAGAATATAAATCAAATGTCAAACGGTCAGGATGATACAATGCAACCCCCACCACCTCCAGATGTTAGTTATATGGATTGGATCAACGACAATAAATTAATGATAATTTTGGTCGTACTCGTTATTGCAGCTTTAATTTGGTATTTCTGGTTCAGAGAAGATTCAGAAACCGTTTCAGTCGTAACTCCAGTTTTATCGACACCAGGAGAACCATTAGTAATCCGAACAGTACGAAATTAAATGCTTTTGATAAAATAATATTTTATTAAAAGCAATACACAATAAATGCCAACAGATTTTGATTGGAAAACACTAAATGAAATGATAAATAATTTCGACGACAAAGTTTCATCGATACGAGGATCAATCAATAAAAATAATGCACCAACGATTTCCAACGTGAAATATGACAACATGGAATTATTTGAATTATTATAACCAATAATCTATTTGCAGAAGCTAATACTATCGCATCATGTATTCCTTTATTCAATGAACATTATATTGAAATTGTTGCACAAAAAAATAGATCCTTTTATTGAAAGAACCGTGTACTGATAAAATGATTCGCTTGTATGAATCGATAGAAAAAAGTAACAGATGATGGATATTTGAATAAAATTATGCCGTCAACTGAAGAATCATTGGTTATAACGACTATCAAGGCTTGTAAAATACCTTTCTTTGAAATGTTGTTGTCTCATAACGTAGATCTTGATGTTGTAGATAAAAATGCCATCATAAACGCACTAGAAACAAAAAACTTGTATCTGATGCAGTTCCTTCAGGATTATATTTCGCAAACGAATAAATATGATAATTATATTGTGTTGGTGGAGAAAATGAAACGTTGAATTCTTTTTCGATGTATGCTGTGTCTAAAATATTAACTACCGTGGAGTACTTAATTAATGAAATTATGTATTATAAAGCAACATAAATATTGAATGATATATACAGTTAATGGATAATTGGTCTGAAATCAAATACATAAATTTTACATATTCATCGCCAAATGACGATATAGAGACATGTATGGGATTAAATCCGGATGGTAATATAAATGTAAAATATACACTGATGGCACTACGCAATAAATTAATGGAAAATGTAGAAATGCTGAATAAATTGTTAGAAAAAACGGACTATATCACTGGAATATTTGCGACGGATTATGATTCAGTTGCGATTTGTGTTTCGTCACAAGAAGAAATGGATGATATGCTTAAAAATGATTTAATTCGTAATGAGATTATTGATGAAGAACCAGAAGAAGATGATGAGATAAGCAGCGAATCAGATAATGAAACGCATAGTGATAGGTTGCGTATGATGAAAAATTTAATATTTTCTAGTGAATCCAAACAAATGTCAGACAGTGATGATGAATCTAGCGAAAACGATTTTGTTGATATTGTCAACATGCAAGGTTTAATTCACAAATATAATGATTTGATTGGCGATGGTGACGAGGAAACAGATTAATTCTTTTATTAAAAAATGAAAGAGTTAATTACATATTATCAACGTAAAGGTATTTTATATACTATAATTAGAGAGATGAACATTGACAACAAATATATAATGGAAACTGTCCAAATCGGTAAGGGCAGTTTCTCTGATGTATTCAAAGGATCAATAATATCAACCGGAGAAGTTGTCGCTATTAAGCGAGTATCTTTAAAGAATTTAGAGAAAACAGGCGAACAAAAGACAACTGAAGAAGAGTTAACAATTGAGATTAACATTATGAGATCATTAAACCATCCATATATCGTCAAATATTATGACGTTATCAAAACTACCGATTATTGGTATATCGTTATGGAATATTGCGACAATGGAACTCTTGCTGATGTTATCAATTATAATAAACAAAATTTGCAAACAGAAAGGGAAGCGACAACTGTTTATTATATGGCGCAACTAAAAGATGCCATACAATATATTAAATCTAAAGGGATTATGCATCGGGATATCAAACCAATGAATGTATTGTTATCTAAACCAAATAAGATGGCATTGTCTGATACTGATATGGGGTTGTTATTTATGATCGATTCTGATAAAAATAAAGAAGCATGGGATAAATCGCAACAATTAGTAGTCAAGGTTGCAGATTTCGGATTAGCCAGATATTACAAAGAAGATGATCAAATTCTTGCGAATACGATATGTGGCAGTCCATTATATATGGCACCAGAAACGCTCGTCAATGAAAAATATAACTCAAGGATTGATTTATGGGCCTATGGAGTTATCTTGTATGAAATGCTATTCGGTGTATATCCTTTATCCGCCAAAAATATGCCCCAACTCAAAATGCAACTGAAACAAAAAAAGATAGATTTTCATTTAGATCAAAAATTTACACCCGAATGTTTTGATTTGCTCACAAAGTTATTAGAAAAAAATCACGAATCTAGAATTAATTGGGATAACTTTTTTAAGCATCAATGGTTTACGCTATGGAATAACCCAATGCCAAAAAGCATAGTCGTTACTCAACCCAAACGCACAGGAACTGTTCCACGCACTTGTTCCCGCAGCATAACTACATCTCGTACTAATATCCCTCGCACTCATTCTGGAGAATATATGCGACAGAAATTAATACAACCACAAGGGACATCAATCGGATCATCAAACTCATCTTCGTCAGATACATTATCAAAGCGGGACAGTTGTCAGATACCAAAGAAAACTAACAATTTATCGAAAATAAATCCATTGTATCAACGATCCGACTCAAGAAGTAGCAGTTATTCCCCTGGACATTCCGTATCACCGCCTAATTCAGTCGGATCACCATACAATCAATTTAGATACTCCCGCCAAACCTCTAGCTCTAGAGAAATTGATTTATTACACAGCGAACAAAATTCACCAACAAATTGTGTGTTATTTAACAGCAAAGCTCAGATTATTGATGATTATATGAATGATGCACGAGAAGCAGCTGATAACTCGCAAAGATACATAGAATACTCAAAAAAAATACACACCGAGTCAAATCCTATCGTAATCCCTAAACCCAAAACATATGCACAAACGGCTATGTCATACATAAGCGGGTTCTTGGGATAAATTCATATATCAGCGTTTAAAAATTAAATGCTTTATATAATTAATGGATGACGTAATTATTTGCATCTGTCATCACCTTGATGATGAACATAAAATCAGTTTTTTATCTACTTGCGTGGGTATGCATAAAATCAAAAACATGGTATTTTATACCAAGAAAATGCACGGATTATTTATTGAATATTTATCCTATTTTGACCAATTTTGTAACATTATTTGTTACAGTAAATTTCCTAAATTTGTTACACATTTACAGATAGATTGGACGTCAACGATGCCATGTTACGATATTCCTTCAACGGTAACTCATCTGAGATTTGGTTATCAATTTAATTTGGATATTGTCGACAGAATACCATCATCGGTTAGATTTTTATCAATTGGACCTCCATTTGATAAATCAATCAAACACCTTCCGACATCTGTAACATATCTAACCATAAATACACTCCATTCAGAACCTGTTTCAACTATTCCTTCCTCTATCACACACCTAACTCTTGGCCCTGATTTTAACCAATCCATCAAAAATCGTATCCCGCCTTCAGTGACGCATCTTACCTTTGGCCGTTCATTCAACCAACAGATCAAAAATTACATTCCTAATTCGGTTACACACTTAATTTTTGGCGATAAATTTGATCAACAACTACACGATTGTATCCCTCGTTCTGTAACTCATTTACAAATTGGAGCCGCATTTAACAATATCGTCACCGACTGTATCCCATTATCAGTGACACATCTTACGCTTGGCGGTTTATTTAACAAATCAATCAAATATCTCATACCATCAACAGTCACGCACATAACTTTTAACAAATATTTTAGGGGCAATATTAAACATCTACCGACGACAGTCACCCATCTAATTTTTAGGGAAATCTATGGTGTCATAATTCCATCATCTGTTATTCATGTGACATATTATTACAGATCAAAGAAGGTACGATTTGATGTTAATTTGCATGAATATATATTGTCACGGCTGTCCCCAAATACAAATTATGTCGTTTACAATGCGCACGACCGCGTGATCGCTCAAAATAGAAATCTTTATTTATAAATATCATTTGTAAATAAAGATGATAATGATCTCCAAAAATAAAGTATTATTATAATATATATAATTATGAATCATGACGTTATGTTTATTTTGATCATCGGTGCTATCATTTTGTTAATCTTTTTCATAACGTACACGCACTATGAAGAAAATTTTGAACCGATATATGATAATGGCAGCGATAGTACTACTAGAATGATGAATAGTTTCGAAATTTTTAGACAACAAATGAATATTCCTGCGATGCAAGTTAATGTAATGCAAAATGGAGTCAAAACTTATGGCAGTAATCACAGTGCCAAGGACGTACAGATTTGGGATACTGTCGTAGATACCCCTGTTCGCGATAATACTTTATTCAGAATTGCTAGCGTCACAAAACCCATAACTGCCATTGCTATTTTACATTTGGTTGATAGAGGTAAGTTAAGTTTGGAGGATAAGATGACAACGATTCTTACTGACGGCAAACTGATTGATCCAAGTACTATTTATGATAAGAGGATGAACGATATTACGGTCAGAGATCTCTTGCGTCATTCTGGTGGATGGGATACTTCATTGGGCTTGGATCTCTCAGCTCCTTTCGCTAAGACTCTTTTTCCTGAAATTATCAACGACAAATTCCTCGCACCATTTGATCCTCAATATGATGCACTCAAACTTGCTAGTCCAGATCGAAATAGCACCGCAAATGCAACTGATCTAATTAAATTCATGATGAGATTTCCATTAAATTTTGATCCAGGGTCTCGCGAAAAATATTCTAACTTGGGCTATAACATCTTAGGTAGAATAATTGAAATCGTATCAGGAAATCCATATGATGTTTTTATTCAGAATAACATATTTGGCCCTGCTGATTTTGAATATCCTGCATTTATCGGTAATGAACAGATCACCAATAAACATATAGATGAAACGTTTTATTTCGATGGCCCAGAAGATAATCCTGAGTATTCTGTTGTCGCCGGAGTGTCGTATAAAACACCTTCAGCATATGGATCATTTATCTTGGATGTCATGGATGCGCATGGCGGTTGGGTAATGACAGCGACAGATTTATCCAAAGTAGGGATGCGAATGTTGAATTTAGGATATTTTAGCCAAGCTGTCTTTGACGAAATACTTAAACGACCATCATATATTGATCCTGGAGCAACAACATTTTATTCTCTTGGTATGAGCGTTACCAATATGCCCGACGGTGATATTATGCTGTCACACAATGGTGCCCTGACATTTGGCACGTTCGGCTTCATCGGTATGATGATTAATAAAAAATTAGTAGTATCAGTGATTACTAACCACATTGACTATAATATCCCTAACTTTTTGGGTTCATTTAGTAAACTGGTTACAAATCTCTTTTCGGGTCAACAATAAACAATATGATTTATTAATTCTATTGTTTAAGGAGAATTTGCGCAAAAAATATATTTGTTTCAATATATAATATGAAAGATCAAATAGAAAACATTGAATTTCATCTGGACGCATATCTATCAGATTTGCATTCCCAAGCATGTAAGTATGAACAGACCGCACTCATATTATTTGATAAAGCAGTTGCATGTAAACCTAGAAATATCAAAGAACTATTTGATTTCATAACTGATCCAAACGCTGATATTTGGGCCCATAGCACTAAATGTGTTACCTATCCAAAACCATTGAACGTTTACATGATCGGCAACGGTAACGGTAACGCTGATGAACTTGTCAAGGAGATCATGTCGGCAAAACAAAATGAAAAAATGGCATCGTACCATAAGCAACTATTAATGTGCACTGTACGAAAAGATTTGAACGGAATCAAGGCGTTGATAAAATATGGTGGAGATGATTTCAATATCAATCACCAAGGAGAATTTGGTCTAACAGCATTGCATATCGCAGTTGCAAACAAATCGGGAACTAAAATGATTAATTACTTGATAGAACATTCGTCACTCGAAATGAAAGATGATTTTGGTCAAACTGCGTTGTATTATGCGGTTCGAACCATGCGATTTGAAATTGTAGATATGCTTCTTCAGAGGATGAATTCGCAACAGGTAAATATTTTAGATAACCGAAATATGTCACCATTATGTTTCTTATTTGATCAAGTACAATGTGAGAAGATGGATGATGAATTTTTGAAAATTGAGAATGCCCTTGTCAAATCTGGCGCAAAATATATTGCACTACGACCATTTGTTGATGCGTTCGATAAAAAATTTGCAGAGCATTTCGTGACGACCAAAAGTAAGATACATGATTCGATTGAGCAAGAATTAAAAATTGTTGCTACTGAAAATGTAAGCTTGCGGAATGATATCATTGATATTGTTATTGAAAACGATAATTTGAAAAAAATGGTTGAAGATTTGCATAAGAATATTGATGATATAGTTGATACTCATCAAAAGCAAATTACGGAGATGACAAAGTCGCAGTTGAGTATTAATGATTGTATGAAGACTATTAGCATACAGGAAGAGATGATTAAGAATTTAACGGACAAGATTAATAAATTACAGGCAAATGCAATAGTTTCGGTTGGTAGGTCTGCGGAATATTATGCCTATCCGTTTGTTGATAATAGGGCAATATTTGGCGCCAATAATGGGTATGCATCTGATAGAGGGATGCAAAATGTTGGCTATGGTCTTATGAAAAGAGGTATGGAAGATGTAGGTTACGATCGGATGTCTGAGAATCGTTTTAAGAAGCCGATGACAGAGTTTATCTGTCATTTGTCTGGTTCTGGCAAAAAAAATTGAAAAAAAAAGTGCCAGGGGACATAAGATTTACAATAAAAAGATCGTTCCCCCGATGGAATTAATAAAGTATATACTTTGCCTGATCAGCTTATTATACTTTTATGAAATCGTGATGGAATTTTTGAATACAAAGCCTAGATTTAGGGTGAGATTTAAGGAGTTTGTTGATGTAAGTATTTTTAACCTGGGCAGTTCTATTTGTGATGACAAAACAAGTCGAGAACATACCCAACCCGGAAAGCTTATAGGAGGAATTGACAAAGCGCAACCTCTTCACTGATTAGTACAAATTCATATTTTTCCGGATATGAATCACTGTACGCTACTTACAAACAAATAAAAGGCAATGGCCTCTCTTAAATTTAACTCTCTATCCGGTATTATTATCCGTGCAACAAATTGACCGTTGGAAGTCACATTTCTTGACGCGATAATAATCTCAGATCTAAAACACCGTTTTTAATAGATACACGTTAATTGGTTATCCAAGATTAATTATCTGTTATCATTAAATAATTACTCCCGAAGTGCGGGTAAAGGCAAGAAGAAGAAGCCCTGAATGTTTTATGAAAAATTAATATTTAAATTTTCATAGAATATGAATGCATATAAAGGTTATTGTGGGTTTGTAAAAAAATACATTATAAAAGAGGGCAACTATAACATATTATTAAAAATGTCCAAACGAGCAGTTGTTAATAAGAAAAAAGTTGTTGTTGAATCATCGTCGAGCGAATCTGAGAGCCAATCTTATGAAGAGTGTTCTGGTTCGCACGGTGATTCGCATGATAATGCCGAGTCTGATGATCTCAGTATCATAATATCTAAAAAAGTAGTTAAGAGTGAATGCATTGGAATGCCACGAGCATATGCAAAATATTTAGAATCGCTTCAAGATGATAATGATATACTTGATCAAATATTAAAGGAACAGAAAAAAATGATGAGAAAACAGGACCGATCGAGAAAGAAATCAGATGATACATACAAAGTTTTACAGCAACAAACGACAGACATAAATAATCAACTATATCAAATTAAACATCAATTTAAGAAGACAAGCGAAATTTTCGATCAAATTAATAAAACAGTTGACGAAATAAATAAAACAACTGATAAAATAATCGAAAAAAACGATAACTTAAAGGGGGAAACTATCAAGTTGACGAAAAATATTCATAAATTAAAAATTGGTAGCTAATTCGGCATCGTTATATCAATATCAATTTATATTAACAAATTGATACTGATTTATGCCAACAAACAAAAAAAATGACAAAAAAAGGTCCAATATAAATAGACTAGCAACAAGACAAACACATTTAAATGCCCAAACATTTGACTACCGAACAACCAAAAAAGATTACTGAGTCAAATAAAAGCATAAAAAATGACCCATTTGATAACGCAGATTCGGAAAGAATAGACGATATCAAAAAAGAAATTAAGGATCATTGTCAAACGATTGACTCATTGTGCAAAGAACTCCGAAATAAACGATATAATCTTGTTATAAAATCAAATAGTAATGATGCAACATATGTTATCGTTAAAAATAACGATCGATTAACAAAAATTGCTAGTTATGATTATTATGATTACACTGTATTCAAAGTTATGAAACAAGTCGCTATATTATACGAACATATTGCGTCGCATCCTGACATGAAAATATTATTAGCAATACCATGCAGATCTAATATGCGATTAAAATGACAATATTCACATAAGATATTAAAAAAACTAATGTTCGTTTTAAAATTATGATTCTAAAACAAATATTATGTAAGCAATATATCAAAAAACTAATACCATTATTTTTCGTATCATCACAATAATATTCGATTGTGTTGATACAAAAAACTAATACCATTATTTTTCGTATCATCACAATAATATTCGATTGTGTTGATATAAAGTAATGATAAAATTATAATAATAAACCCAAACTTATGCCAAAATTATTAATCGTCAAACAAATTGATGCCACATTTAGTTACAGTAAATATGGCGATTTTAGTATCATTATAATGCATGAAAATGGTTATATAAACGCTAGTAAATTATGTTACGAGTGTGATAAACAGTTTAAAAATTGGTTGAGGAATTCGACATCAAAAGATTTGATTGAGGAATTCCGTGCGAATGGAATTTCTGCTGATAAGTTGATGATAATAATCGCAGGTGGAAAAAATATTAAAACACGTGGCACATATGTTCATCCTAAATTAATAATTCATATTGCATCTTGGTGCGGTGCCAATTTTGCGGCCAGAGTAAGCGAATGGATCGAAGAATGGAAAAATTACTCGCCCGAAAATGAATCCCGCTTCTACGCCGCCTTATCAGAAATCAAACCTTCCCCATCCGCTTCAAAAGAAAAAGAAATCCAAGCAACATTGCACAAAAAACTAGGTGGCGAAATCGAAGTCAAAACAATCGCTGGAAGAATCGACCTACTAACCGACAAATACCTCATCGAAATCAAAAACTATTGTGACTGGAAATGCGCCATCGGTCAGCTCATCGCCTACTCTCAAAACTACGAAGACAGAAAGAAAGTAATGTACTTATTCGATGTCCCAAAGAAAAATATCATCGATCACATTACCGAAATTTGCGCAAAATGCGACATAACCGTCAAAATAATCAAATAGATCTCAACAATTATTCAATTATTGAAATCATGCATAATAAGTTCCAAATAACCTATCCATAAATATATCTATCCCAAAATTGTAATTAAACATCGAATGATGATAATCATGAAACTCAGATACCCGCCTAAATCCACTATGTGCCGCCGCAATTGTATTAATAATCGCCACCGCAATTAATATCTTAACCGTAAACGGATGATAGTGAAGTAAATACGCTGGCAAAATCGATGGGATTATATTTCCTAAATACATATCAAGCGGTGTCATATACAACGCAGAAATACCGACTGGTGCGATGATCTCATGATGTTTTTTATGATATTGATACAGATATTTGGTATGGAACAGTTTATGGCATGCGTAAAACAATATGTCTATCATAGGTATGCTTATCAATAAATCAATAACACATTTTTTTATTGAAAACGCATCTTCATAATCTGCATCATATGCCCCTCCAAATATGCAAAAAGGAATCAAAAATACAAACGTATTCAGCAACACTTGCGGAGTTATCCTTCTATAAGTTGGCATTATATCATCTATTTTATCAAACTGTATCTTCTTTTTGATAAAAATATTATAGTAATCAATAGCGAACATAATTCCGCCAACAAAATAATAAAATAGATTTATGTATATGTAATAAAATAATGCTTCGAGTATCATAATATACTTGGTTAGATTAAAAAATTGATAAATTCATTACTTTAATAGTATCATATCGAATATGATATTATTAAAATGCAATTCGTCCAAGAAACATTTATCGACAACGAATTACATACATCTATCAAACAGATATTGTCACAATCAAAGATTCCGTTCGAACAATCCCAAGTTTACAACGTCCTCAAAGAAGAAAAGGAAACGTCACCAGATATCCGGATGTCGCAATTTCGCACACTGATTGATAATGAGTTGTTCGATATCGGCACAAAAATATTGAACACAGTCAATTCTGATATGCAAAAAAGTAAGTTTATAATCTATGCAAACGACGTAATGCACATCAAATACTCTGCGGGCGGATATTTTAAAGAGCATGAGGATTATCTGAGCGTTAACTCTAATATCGTCGAAGAATACACAATGCTAGTTTGTGTTGATGCAGATTGTGTCGGTGGTGAGACTATTCTGACTTTCAATAAATTTTTTAAGCATAGTAGCAAGATGACAAACACGCCTGGAGGATGTTTGATATTTAGAAAAGATATTCCACATGAAGGAGCACAATTGTTATCCGGAATCAAAGAAATTATCAGTTATAACGTTTGGTTAATCAAAAATGACGCCGAAAATATCATGATTGTAGATTTTGAAAATGACAAACTCAATAGAAAGTATTTTTTATCTATCGCTGACATCATTCGACATCCGTCTAATAATATATTGAAAATATTAGTGAAAACATCCAAAGAAGATGATATTTTTGATTCTAAAGTAATACAATACACTGATTCACATACATTTGAAGAGTTTGCGATCGTTGAAAAAATTATTAATGGTAACGCGGTAAGTTATCAGGAATATACTAAATATCACGATATCATCAAGTATTATTTGTTTGACATGCAAAATATTATTATGAAAGCGATTGAAGGTGAAATGTTACAGGATAAAAAGAATGATGTGTATGTGAACGAAGATTATATTATTTTTGGTAATTCGATAAAGTACGTAAATTTTGTGGAGGATATCAAAAAATATCATTTGCCATATGTACCTTTTAAGATCATGTTCGCTGAAGGCAGTGTTTCGAGCGATCAAGATCAAGGGGAACCGTATATGATCAAGATGACACCAGTTTGGGTATCATTTTCAGAAAATGACAATATTGTTTTATTTAGTAATTTTATGGCGCGCAAAGAGATCCCGCAATCATGGTATTCCGATAAATCTGTTGTCAAGGATATTGCAAAGATTAGGAAAGGCAAGAAAATTTATTTGTCACATCCAGAAATAACCCCACCATCAAGTTCTTCAGATAATGAAGATCAACTTTCGGAATATGAAAGTTCTGAGGATGAACCAAATCGACCGAATGTTGTATTTCCGGAAGGTGACGAGGAAAGTTGGGAATGGTATATGGTTTTTATAAATCTGTTAGGATACATACCTGATTTTGATAATGCAAAGATCGTTAACCTTTTGACAGATAGATACGTAAACGAATTAACACTCGATAAATATGACAACTTTGATCTGGCTGCAAGGAATGTCCCTGACAAAAACTTTAGCAATTACTCCATAGTTAACAACAAACTTGTATTACAGACGCAACATCTTCAATCTATTCTAAATAAAATTAAACAAATAAAATTGTATGAATCTATCATAAGCAAATTGAATGATGTCACGATTTCCAGTGCGCAAAGATCAATCGTCAGTAAGCCAGAAATGTATTGTAACGAATCGGTTTATGGTCGATTTAATTTGATAACTATTTATGGTGGTCTTGTTTGTTAATCAAAAATTTTAATTAACAAGCATATATATCGATCAATTGTCGAAGATGTTTGATAAGGTTATCAAATCCATATTTATAAAATTCGGAATCGTTTAACCTGATTTGGACGGTAATTTGATTATATATATATATGGCACTTTCGTTTGTTTTGAATAGTGCGTCTAATTTTTTGTTCTAGCGTAATCCTCTGAATCCACGTTGAATAAGGACTGAATGAAACATCAACAGTTCATCATAATATGTGCAATTAGGTAAAAAATTTACGATCTCTAACAACGTGCCCATATAAACGTGACTTATCATTATTCTCGCCATTATTTTGTCACAATCAAAATGTCCAGATATTATCTTCATCAGCTCACCAAAATATCTTTTTTCGTGATGTTCCCACGAAGATATCGCAATCTTATACAATGACGTATTATCCTTCGCTAAATCCTGGACGCGCCAAGAATTAAAAACAAAATCTTGGACATCATTGTTTATTTTTTGATTAACGCACAATAAAATCAAATCCATAATTGAATATGTAATTCCAAAACATATGTTTTGGCGACGCAATAATACGCGGATATGATTCCGTGTTAATAGTAGCACCCATATTTATTAATTTTGTTAAACAACTATTGCATGAATCATCATACAATGCTCTATCCGATAACAACTCTGTGAACAATCTATTAATCGTCACCATGTCAAAACCTTTAAAATAATTTATAACAATATCAATCACATCATTCATTATCTCTCGCACATAATCTTCTTTTTTGTCCAAATATAAATTTATCGCAGTTTGTAACATACGATGTTTCGACCAAGTGTTTAATTACTATTATATATTTGGTTTCAAGTAACGAAACAACACTTTTAACTTTATCGTTGATCATGTCACGCTTATTTGTCAATAAATGTGTACGTTCCATATTTGTTAACTAAAAATTTTAATTTACAAATGTACAAATTATTCAATTTTTTAAGATTTTCAATAATATCATAATATCCTTTTTCATAAAATTTAGAATTATCTCTATGGAAATGCGCAAATAATTCGTTACATATATTATCGGCTTCTTGATTCGATTTAACTAAAGTATCTAACGTTGCAATATCTTGTTTAAATTCACCCACAGGATTCACTAGCAATATATGACACCTAACTATTACCAAGTATAACAAAGATATTTCATCTAAATATGTATGTTCCATTATATGTCTCATAAAATCTCTCAAATGCGTCATATCGTGCATATGTATCATCGCACGCATAATAATTTTATCATATTCATCGTGATAATATATTATTTGCAATACGTTTGTAACATATTTACGTTGTCGATGATCCATAGCCCAAATTATGATATATACCAACGACTCCCAATCTTTGACCAAATCTTGCGAACACCAAAGATTGAAAATATGATCCTGAATTTCATAATTACGATCCTCGCTCACAATTGTTGTCATCAAACGGAACGTAATTAACAAATCATATTTTGATATATAATACCAAAAAACAAACGCTGGTAACATAACAATACGAGGATATATATATTCGTCAGTTATCATTGCTCCAAGATCAATTAATTTTATAAAACTATTATTACATGGATCATTTTCATCATAATGCGCATCATCTGTCAGAAATAATGCAAATAATTTATCAATAATAATTTTCTCATTTGCGCAATCAAAATCTCCAAAAATGTTTACTACAATGTTAATTACCTCGTTCAGAAATATTCGAACAAAACATCTTTTGCCCTCATCCAAATACGATTTTAAAGATGACATTAATATCTCTCTGGTGATGAATGGTACTCCAACTAACGTTCTAATAGCTATGATATTTTTAGTAATCAATAGTGATGTCACACTTTTAATTTTATCGGTAATCATTTCATTAGGATCAGGTAATAAATGTCCTATGTCGTTCATATTATTTCTTTAAGTTGACCATGTATTTATATGTTTTGGATACAGATTGTACTTTCCTCCAAAATCATCCAGCCATTTGGCTATCAACCATCCTAACAATGAAAAAATAATATCTCCAAGGGAATTGATAAAGCTATCTGCATAGTTTTTGCCACCTGGCCATATATCTTTCAAATTATTGTTTACGAACGCCATGCCCATTGTTGTATTTTCAATAATCTCAAAAGAAGTATGTATCAGAAACCATCCTTCAAATGATATGCCCCAGAAATATGCAATGACACCAGTAGCAAAGTGTAACAGTGAGTATTGATCAAAAAAATTTATACCCATTTATGATATATCATTTCATAATTAAAATTTTTGATATTTCATCGATCACTATCTCATCAATTCTGCAACCTGTAAATGTTGATCCTTCCCAACTACCAATATTATGCAACAAACTACCTGTCAAATTCGAATCAATAAAATTTGTACTTTGAAAGTCACAATAAATAAATTTACCATTGCCGATATCAGCATTTATGAATTCATTGCGCTCAAAATCACAATCATCGAACATTGAATTCACCAAATTAGCACCATTGAATTTGACATCTTCAAATTTACATTCGATAAAATATGCGCTGGATAGATTCGCGTTCGAGAAATCTACTTTCTTTAAGAAGACTTTGAGAAATGTAACATTTGATAGACTTGCACTGCAAAAAATCGTTTTATCAACATAGACTGTGCAAAAATTCCATTCATGTGGCGGATAATCAAAAAAGTTTCGGGGAGAATTTTTTTCTAGGATTAAATTCGTATGTGATAAATCTACATTTATCATATGCGAATTACACAGCTGAATATTGCGCATATGTTGATTTGATAAATTAACATTTTTGAAAATTTTGAGATAGTCTATCTTGATATGTATTAATTTTATGAAATATGATACAATATCTAACAATTGTTTGTCTGCATCCGATGAAAGATAGATTCCTAATTGGTAGAACTTCCATAGCGCATATTTGAATATATGAATTTTGATAATTGTGGACATTTATTCTTAGATTCGGTTTAATTTTGTATATATGCTGTAACTAAATATCAATAATTAAAAATTATTGATATTAATTCGTCATCATATTGACTCGATTTATTAAATTTTGTATCTCAACATCTGTCTCTTTGATCTCATTCGTCAGTCGTTCCTTTTTGATGTTCAAGACTTCAATTTTCAGGAACAGTTTATCAAAGTCAGATAAATTAGCATGCATATCGATACCTATTCCATATGGATCATCCATCAATCCGTCGATTTGATACCCAAAGGTATCTGCATCGTTCAATTTTGCAATGTTTGTTATCTTTTCTTTCATCTTTTCGCAAATATTTTCTTCAACTGTACCAGAACAATATATAATTCTTTGTCGGACAGCTGTTTTAGTGTTCGCACGATAAATTCTGCCTAGACTCTGTAATACATCCTGAGCACTGTATGATGGCGAAATGATTGAAACTCGAGGATATTGGCCATGTGTATCATGCAACGAAATTCCGATCCCGCCACTTTTAATGTTACAAATGATCAATCTCGATCTGTCGTCGTTAAAGTCATCTATATTTTTATTTCTCTCTTGCATACTTTGTTCACCGAAAATGATACATTTTGTGTCAAATTCATCGGCTAATAATTTCAACGTTTGCGTAAAGTTAACGAATATTGCGACAGAATTACCTTCTTCTATATTTTTTTTTGTTTCCTCGATTATCGTTGGTACTTTCAATTGTTCAATACGCATCCTTGCATATAATATCCTGGACAATGCGCATCCAGAATTATCTTCTTTACTTTTTAATCTCGCTACTTCATCCTCGATTAGTTTGTATTCTTTTTCAATTTCTTTAGAATTATCCATATCATAACAGTTCGCTACAATTTGATTATCTGGAAATAATTTACCTAAATCTCGTATTCTCATTCTAGATGCATATTCTGGATAAATTGCATTATGTATTCCAATGCATAAATCTCCATCATATCTTTTACTTGCATCTGTCATCCAAATGTTTGCAGATCGTAAGTGAGGATACAAACCTAACGCGTATCCAGCTATCGCAAAGTTTTCTGGTTTGTCCGATACGGTCGCACTCAACATCAATATTTTGGCAGTTGTTTTGGCGAGCGTATATAAAAGAAGATGACATTGCGTTTTAGGGTTTTTGCATCGGTGAGCTTCGTCGAATACAATTATCATATCGTCTGGTACGTTCCAAACATATGTAAATTCTCCTTTCTCCGAGCCAATGTCAACAATTCTTTTGATAAATGGACATTTTGCTTTTTTGTTTGATTTATCGTCATAATATTTACAATTTTGTAAACTTTCGTAGTTAGCAACGCCATAATATTCAGCTCCTAATATTTTGAACGTTTTGATCCAACTGGTAATAACTGATTTGGGACAGATAACAAATAGTTTCAATTTCATAGATATCGCAGTCGCAATTGAAGTGTATGTTTTGCCAGTTCCAGTATCAGACGCATCAAGGGCCCGATTATATTTTGTTAGAGAGTAGATTAAATTTTCAACGTGCTTGGGTTGAAAAGGTAATAATTTGGCAGCAACAGACTTATCAATGAAGGCCATATTGACTTATTGCTGATTGAATTTAACCAAAGACATTTTATTTATCATTTTTTTGCCAATTTGAAGGATGATGAAAAAGTAGATGTGTGTTTCCATATCTCTGCCGTGTTCGATTTATTTTTGCCAATTTTGAAGGATGACAAAAAGTGAAAAGAAACTTTCACATCTCTGTCACGTTCAATTCATCTTTACTAAATTTGAAGAGATGATTTGTTAGTGACGAAAAAGTGGATCGACATTTTCACATCTCTGTGCGTTCACTTCATCTCTGCCAAATTTGAAGAGATGATTTGCAACTAACGAAAAGTGACAAATGCGTCCATATCTCTGTCACGTTTCGATTCATCTTTACTAATTTACGAGATGATTTGCGGGTGACTAAAAAGTAGATAATTAGTCATACTCATATTGACTAACAAAGAAGGCAAACTACACTCACTTTATTTTTAAATATATAATCTACAATCAAGAATTATGGCAACAAAACACGCGTTACTCATTGGTATCAATTATTATAAAAATCCAGCCAATCAACTAAATGGATGCATAAACGATGTCACTGAAATGGCAATCTTGTTAGCAGGATTGAATTACAAACGAGAAAACATTGTCATTATGACCGACGATAAAACTGGAACATCTGAACCAACAAAGGCGAACATCCTGGCGCAAATCAAAGCCTTGGTAGGACGAGTCAAATCTGGCGATACAGTTTTTGTACACTACTCTGGTCACGGATCTCAAGTTCGAGATAGAAATGGCGATGAACTGAAAAACTTGTACACACCTGGTATGGATGATTGCATATGTCCCTCCGATTTCGGTAACTACTCCGGATCAAATGGATTTATTTTAGATGATGTGCTCAAAGAGAATTTAGTAAATCAAATTCCAGTTGGTGCCAAACTCCGTGCCTTCTTTGATTGCTGTCATAGTGGTTCTATCTTGGATCTTGAATTCATCTGGAAACTAAATGGTATCTACACCAAAGATGGTGCGCCAGAGAAAAAATCTGATGACATTATCATGATCAGTGGCTGCCGTGATGACCAAACCAGTGCTGATGCATGGAATGATGCTAAACGTCAAGCTGGTGGCGCATTAACAATGGCTCTTGTCCAATCTATCACACCAACGATTACCTGGAAAAATCTCGTCACCGCAACTCGCAAATATATGGCTCAAAATGGTTTTACACAATATCCTCTATTGTCTGTTTCGAATCAAACCCTCGGGGACAAAGTATTCGATATCTAAATTGATAAATATAATCATTATTGTATTTATCAAAAAATTGATTTTTACAAACCCAAATGATAGCATCGATTCGATTACCATCAAAAATGCAGGGTACAACTTGTAATGTGGAAGAATTTACATCCTTATTTGAAAAAATCCAAAATGATATATCCAAACAAGAAGAATATGATGATGCATTAGAAGATGGCACTACCATATTATTTTATCGATCAACCGAAGATGATGATGAGAAGAAATCTTATTTACAAGAAGACAAAAGTAACAAAGATCTTTTTGAAACAGTGCCGATAGATTATGAAAGGGACGATATGATCATGATGGTTGATAATATTATGTATCTTAATGACGTAAATATCGTAATGTTAAATGATCCAAATTTCGCAGATAAGATTTTTAACGCTAACAAGATCGTTTATCCATTTTTTAATATGAATATCACTTTTGATTATCCTTGTATGGATAAATTGACGTTTAAGATTTATGGATCCAAGGATAAAGGTCTTACGATGTATCATTTGATCGTACAAGTTATTCAATATTACCGGTTCATATACAAATCACATTTACATTTTGATTTAAAAACAGGTGAATGGAAAAATGACAAAATTAGCGAAAACGAATTATTACATACTTGTATGGGTACCTATTTGTACGATATTAATATTACCGGAGTTGTCTTTCACAAAAAATCAAACTCATGGATCGTGCAATATAACGAATATTGTTAATAAATCTATCATTGATAAATTTATTAAAATTTGTATGTTTCACTCGCGTCAAACGCCCATTTAAATTTCTCTTGCAATGTTTTTGAAAAAACTTTACCGACGTCAATACCATGCTTCTTCAAAAAAGCAATTGTTATTCGAGGATCTATGTAATTAATCTTACTCGTTCCCAATGAAATATTTTTAAGCTCGATCTTCAACTCCTTCTTTGCCTTTAACTTTTTGATCCGCTGTCGTTCATTCTCAATCTTTGCAGCATTTTTTTTCTCATCTTTCTTCAATTTCTTGATCTTTGTGCGAGTGCTTTTAATTTGTTCATCGATTTTTTTTATTTGTTCCACCGACGATTTGGTTACATTCTTTTGATGATTACATAACATCGCTACTTTTGCATTTGCTTTATTAAATTCATCTAAAAGGATGTTGATTTTGTCCGCTTCGTTGTAAGTATCATATTTCTTGGATATTTTTTTGAGTTCTTTTTGAAATAAATATGATGCATTGTATGTTCTGAATACTTTAGCAGTTAATCCGGTCATGAAACCACTTAAATATTTGTTGATGTCGCCAGAATTTATTTTATCGAATAGTTGGTCAGATAGATCTTTTGATTTTATAAATTCAGATATATTTTTGTAAACGACCGGATCGACAGTCAAAACTCGTTTGTATCTGATCGAATCTTTGCCCAAAAAATCCAATTCTATCTTATCTGAATCTAATAATTTGATATGTTCAACCCGCAACGATGTAACTCCCACCGTATCCGTCTCATCACTCCCTTTTTCATTACCTACTCGCAACGCAAATTTATCAATAAAGTAAAAAGCAGTTGATAGTTGTCGCAAAAATAGATCGTCACTTCTTAAATTTTCAATGTTCTTTTCTTCTATCATCTTAATCTTTTTCTTTAATTTTCGCGCCAGATCGAACTTGGCAGCATCATTTTTTCCCTTTTGATCAGATTGTGCAGCTAACCATACATACTTTGTCTTTCCAGTAATATCATCCTTCCACGCAGCTAACCATTCTACTTCCCGATTATGAACAATCTCACCCCACTTACCATCACTACCAGTGTCCGGGATTGGTTCGCCGGATCCAATGTTGATGGTAATATCTTTTGGATATACTCTTCGTTTAATTCGTCCTAATTTAGGGTTACATCCGCGACCAATGAACAAGCCGGGTGGTTCTACACGAAAATTACCTACAGGTTGTTCAACGCCATCGACAATTGCAGTTTTATATTTTTTCTCTATCTCCTCGTTATCAACTTTGGGCGCTGATTTTTTGAGTTCTTTTTCTTGTATTAAATAGTCATATATCAATTTAAAATCGCAACCATCTAAATTTTTGATTTTATGATCTTTGCCTAAAATTTTAACCCAATCTTTCCAGAAATTTCTCTTGAAGATAGAATTTTTAACATAATCCGTTTCTGAATATTTTGCATATAACGTTGCATATTCTTCCGCTTGTTCATCTAAGATAATTGCTTCTAATTGATATATTATGGGGATGTTATGTTTTTTGTAAGGCGGAGGAAATAGGACACCATTGTGTCTCAACGTTTTCCATTTGTATTTTCCTGCTCCAAATTGTCTATCTAACCAAAATGTTGTAACGTAATTATCATACAACTCTCTCATTATATATCTATAAAACATTTAATTCTATCTATGACTTGATTTTTTGATTGAACGCGTATAAGCTGTGTAATATTTAATGAATTTTTTCCGTTGTGTAGCATGATCAACAATTGGACTAGGATAGTCAACGTTTGGATACAAACTATGATATTTGAACCATTTATGAATATGTTTCGGTTCAACATCTGCCAATTCGGGCAACCATTTCTTGATGTAGTTGCATTTTGAATCATACGTTGCGGATTGAGTCCAAGGATTGAAGATGCGTAGAAAAGGGGAATTATCTAATCCGTAAGACGCGGACCAGTTCCAATTACCAAGATTCTGGGCACGATCGATGTCGACTAATGTTCTACTGAAATAATTCTCGCCAAACTTCCAATCTATCAATAAATCCTTCGTCAAAAATTGCGACACGATTAGTCTGCCGCGATTGTGCATAAAACCTGTTGTATTCATCTCTCGCATTGCAGCATCTACAAAAGGGAATCCGGTTCTGCCATCTTGCCACGCTGATAAATAAGTATTATTATGTTCCCATTTTTGATGCTCGCTATTATGATTAATTCCGACATATTGATATCCATAAAAATCATCGTCAAAGTGGAAGCTAACATAATAATAAAAATCACGCCAATACAATCCTCTTACCAATTCCCCTGATTTCTCTGTTAAAAAAATATAATAGGCTTCTCGAATGCTAACATTTCCGAACTTTAGATGTGCGCTTAATTTAGTCGTTGGATATTCAGGATATTGCTTATCATGTTTATAATTTCGCATCTTATGGACGTTGCCTAAAATTTTAAGAGCATGGGTTCTGCCACCTCGAACTGCCAAGTTTTCGTTTATTTCGTAGTAGTCATTATCCAATAAAAAATTATCCAATTTTTCAATGCTCCACTTTTTTGATTTATTGGGTTCAAAATTATTTAGTCTGTTACGAATAGGCTTTCTGATAGGATATTGTGATGCATTTTTATGGAACATTGTAAACTGATGGTAATAGTTACCGTTTTTAGCAGTGATATCATTTCTATCGATTAATAAAATGTCAGTTGATATATTTAATGCGATGTTGTTTTTATGGCAATAGTTTTTAATTTTAGTGTCGCGTTTGATGGCATAGGGAGTGTAATCTTCATTGATGTAGATAGCGCTGATTGGATGTTTCTTACATAAATTATTGATGACTTCTATTTCGTCGCCATAGATAGTCCATAATTTATCGATTTTTTTATCAAGATCGTATAGGGATTCTACCATGAATTGGATAGAGTTGGAGGATTTGAATTTGTTTTTGTCGGAAATTTGAGTGGGCGTAAAGATGAAGAGAGGTATGACGGATTTTGATTCGGACAGAGCTTTTATTAAACCAGTGTTGTCGGTGATTCGCAAATCGCGTCTGAAAATGAATAAAGAGAGATTGTTCATATTATCACTATATTATTGATAACTAAAATTTTTAATTATCAACAGATGTTATTTTTGATCTTTAATCAACTGAACAAGCCATTCGGTCATTTTATCATAATTTTGCGTATGGGACCGCTCAAGAAATTGCGTATATCCAATTCGATAATTAATTTTCTTGCCGTTATCCTCGGCTGTTTGAGCCAACCATTTTGCAACATCTAAATGTCCTCTCAAACAAGCCCAACGAAAAGCATATTCGTCACCAGAATGAAGATTTATTTTCCAAGTTTTATAAAACCATTGTGCAATTTCTAGATGGCCATTTCCGCAACACCAATGAAATGCATGTTCTAAAAATAAATGTCTAAAAACGTTCTCTGTTCCGGCTAAAACAGGATGTAATTCAATAACTTTATGATTTTGGGATGCGGATACAGCATATACTTTCATGACTGTCTCTCGTTGCGCGTGTGTGATTGCATCGTAAAGAGAATGATTTATATAATCATGATCATATCTATGTTCAATTATCATTCTTATCATATCAATGTCGCTGTTGATGATCCGAGATATTAGTTCAAATTTATCGTCGTCTGCAATATTTAGGTTAATGATTCCGGATTTGATTAGATTTGTAACGAGAGATACTTTGTCAAAATCTTGAGCGATTGTTTTTGCGTCTCGTTGTGGTATGGCAATAATCATTCTACGTGTATGGCAATAATGCCGAGCGATACGCAAAGAACGAAGCAACATTTTGATTAATTGATAAAGATTAGTTGTTGTAAATATTTATTTTTCAATTTTTCTATTAAAATTGAAAAATAAATCACCAGCTAGTTTAAAGTACAAATCATATCAAATGCATCGAGTTTCGCATAAAAACATCCAGTCAACAGAATTGGTCCATATTTTATCTCTATTCAACGTACCTTTTAATGTGTGCGACGAACTTCAAGAACATGATAGGCCTGTATCGAATAAAAACAATCAAAGTTTCGTACATGTTGAAATGCCGCCATTAGTATTAACTGATATCTTAAAGTTAGGAATAGAAAACTTTCCAAAGGTATCTATTGGTAAGTATAAATTCCCGTATATTAACGTTCCCAAGACGAACGATTTTGTTGGTAGAATAATTTGTCCGCAACTTGTTATAAAAGATGATCTCATAATATATTCCGGTTATTATATTATCATAGACTACCATTTAGATGGTTCTTGGACTACTTCGAAAATTAACCCAAGTAGAAATTTTTCGTTTTACTCTTTTCCGTTTGAATATTTTTTAGATGGCAGATGTTGGAAACGTAGCGTAAGAATTTTTGGTTCGGGATATACCGTTTGGGCGCGCATAGGAGTGGACTCTTGCCTCTTTGAATATGGTTATGCATCTATCACTGCGCTCATAAATTCAATATTATGTAATTTTAGTATTACGGAAAATAAATTAGAATTATTTCATATATCAAAATGTAGTGAACTATGTGTTGCCAAATTAATATTGTTAAAATACATGTTCAATGACATGTTGTTAACTATTTTGAGATCTATAGCTAAAAAATTGATAAAATTAATCGGACACGCACCATTTAAACTCAAAAAAGTATCTTAGTACTTAAACATCATCGATTTTTAAATACTACTTGATGATAAAATTATCTAGCACATAAATTGCATCTCGGACACCATCCTTTTGGCAAGATTTGTATATGCATGAATGGAGATGACTAATATTTGGATATATATATTTGAACAAACATTCAACATAACCACCACATCTACACGGTCGCATGTCAACAATCAAATCTGTATTTTGCATTTCTAATATTTTAACATATTTTGTTGTTTTATAATGCCCAAATGAGATGATATTTTCTATACACGTAAAATTGTTATTTATGCCGGTCATTATCGCGCCGCATTTGTCATAAGATATTTTAATTGGCGTGACTTTTATTATATCTATTCTAAAATTGTCCCATATGTTATGATTTGTTACCAGATTGTATCTTGTGTCAAGATAAAAATTGAAACCGCGCTTGTGATATTTTATGTATCTATTCATATTCTTTATCAAATCATATTTTGGTGCAAAATTTGTGTGTCTGGTAAATATTTCGTTTATTTGATAAATTTTAACGTTGTTGTTCACATATGAATTTTTACAAATATTAAAATCAAATTCTCTCTTCATGTATGATTCGATTTTTTCGTTCTGTATATTTATGAATCGAATTTGTTTACCGTTGACATAAGACACACCGATAATTTGTTTATCATATTCTTTGCGCGAGTTTTTACTGAGCTCGTATTTCTCTCTCATATATTCCAAAATATTTATGGTTTCTTGTTTCGTTTGCATGATAAATTCACCATATATTTTTGAGCTTACATATATATTAACATTGTTACTCCATTTCTCACCCAAAATGCATTGAACGATGAACGATCCCGATATCGTTGCATCCGATTCTCGCATCGCCTTTTTAAATGAATCAAAATCATCTTCAAACATTTCGAATAATCGTCGATTTATTTCATTAATGGTAGTTAGTTTGATATGTGACATTTTAATTTTTTGTTGATATATTTTGCACGTTTGCACCAAATTGTATAAATCGATAGGGATCAACATTGGCAATATGTCATCAAATATGTCTCCAAATAATATAATTTCCATTTGTTATGATTAGTCAATTATTGATTAATCATAACATAGTTAAAGATCAATTTTTATTAAGACAACGCAATATCAAAATCGTCTAAAAAAAATATAGCACTTTTTCTATTAATTTTTGCGTGAAAATGATCAACATTAGGATGGATATGGTTAAATAAACATTCAGCCCCAAAATTATCTTTATGACATGGATAAAGATCAATACCATCGATCGTTAATATTTTGTCGCACACGTGTAACAATGGCATTTTTTTTACAAATTGTCTTGCGAACGAATAAACGGTATTCATGTAACACGCAAAATAATATTCTTCGTGATTCCTCATTCGGGCTTTGCAAAAGTCTCTTTTCTCTATCGGAGCAAGTTTGATTATATCAACGTTTAAATGTCCCCATATGTTACTATTTGTTACTCTATTCTCCTTGTTACATGAATAAAATTCAAATCCTCGCTTACTATATTTTAAATAACGTTTAATATTCCTTTCTAAATCATACAATGGTGCGAAATTTGTGTACTTGGTAAATATTTCATTGATTCGATAAATAGATAAATTTGTGGGACCATCAAACATATCATTAAATTTGTATGCATTCTTGCAAATATTAAAATCATACCCAGATATTACGAAATTTTTTTGCAACGATTCGCCAATAAATTGAATTTTAGTTCCATTGATTCTGTAATCAACAATAGTTCCAGGATTACCATGATAATCTTTGTGTATTTTTTCAACACAATAATTTTTGTCGTTCATATATTGCAACATATTTATATGTTCATTTTCATATTCGCTTAATTCTGAATCGAGTGAAGATTCAGTGCTAGATTCTTCATCGCTATCGAGAAAACGAATTTTTTTGTATCTTGATTGATCATAAACTGCGGCGTAGTATTCTGGCATCAGGAATTGCATGAACATTTTCTTGTCAACGTACACATCAACATCACTTCCGCCCCAATGCTCGCCCAAAATACATTGAATGATAAATGATCCCGAAATAGTCGCATCTGCTTCTCGCATTGCATTCTTAAATCCATTTAATTCATCACCAAATGTGATATGTAGTCGTCTATTTATCTCACAAATAGCACTTTTTTTAATATGTGACATACTAATCTTTTTTTGATATTTTTTACACGTTTGCACCAGATTATATAAATCTATTGGAATTAACATTGATATCAAAATGTTATCAAATATATCTCCGAATAATATGACCTCCATTGTTGTAATCAATTACCAATTAATCACAACATGACAGATAAAATATCAATTTTTATTCAAAATAAAAATCATCTAAAACCAATACTGCGTTAGTTAAATTTTTTTGTTCCATATGGGATAAATGTAAATGACAAATATTTGGATAATGATAATCAAACAGACAATCAAAACCATTGTTATGACATCTATAAATGTATGTATCCAATAATTTTGTATCTTGCAATTTAAATATATTTTTGGCATGACACGTATCTTTATACATAATTATGTCTTCGCAGCATGTGAATTCATAATCTTTTGACATTATCGATCTGCATTCACGATATGTTTTGCGAATGGGCGTCATTTTGATGATATTGATATTTATTTGATCCCATATGTTACTGCGTGTAATCATATTGTCTTTATTATAAGAATAAAAGTTGAATCCTCGTCGATGATATTTTAGATAACGTTTGATATTTCTTTCCAGATTAGATTTGGGTGCAAAATTTGTACATCTGCAAAATATATCATTCAATCGATAAATGAATAAATTTGTCTCGCCATCGAAAATATCATCAAATTTGTACGCATTTTTACAAATATCAAAATCATAATTGTTGATTATGTGCATCACTATATTTCGTTCTGGGACGCCGATAAATTGGATTTTAGTTTTATGAACTTTAAAATCTATTATATATGCAGGCAAACCATCATAGTTTAACGCGGTGTGTTCTAAAAAATAATTTTTGCGCGTCATATATTTCAATATATTTGCATCGCTCACTGAATCCTCATGTTCACTCAAGTCCGAATCTTCAGATTTTTTATTTAGAAAGTCATACGTCATATGATTTGGATTATGAAAGTCCTCAAACATTTTGGTGTTCACATAGATATCAATATCACTATCTCGCCAATATTCGCCTAATATACATTGAATGATAAAAGAACCAGAAATAATCGCACCTGATCCTCGCATCGCACTTTTAAAATCATCAAAATCATCGTTAAAGATATTGTATAGTCTTCTATTAATTTCATTGATTACACTTTTTTTGACGTGCGAAATTTTGATTTTTTTCTGGCAACTTTTACACGTTTGCGCTAGATGATAGAGATCTATTGGGATCAAAATCGGAACAATGACGTTAACAAACAAATCCCCGAGTAATACAATATCCATATTTATGATTAGCTAAATAGTTAATCATAAATGTTTTTGTAAAATCAATTTTTATTCGTAGCTTGGAATAAAAATAACAGGAATCTTATATATGTAATCTTCAAAATATCTGCCATGATAGTGATTCGTTTCAGGATATAACGACCTTGTAATACAATCTATTTGAGGATCACATTTATCTATGCTCATATTCGTGGCATCAATTATGTTCTCGTTACCTATTGATGTTGTATCAATATAGAATAGAGGTTGCGAGATTCGACCGTTGCTTAAAAATTTTTCAGCATAAATTACGTTATTATCTATTTTGAATCCATGATTACTCAAATATTTTTCACATGCGTTTTTTGATTTCATTCCTTTTATCCAGATAGGTTTATAAACCAGACAATATGCATCATTGACCGACATCATTTTTTTATCGACATCCGATTTATAAAATCTAAATCGTCTATTACACATTTTGGAAAAAGACTCTGGAGTAGCAATGTATCCTTTGAAATATAAATTTGTATATTTCGCAAAAATTTCATCTATTCGGTGGACGTACAATTCACCAGATCGAGGATTGTAAAAATTTTTGGCATAATTACGATCATAACGATCAAGTATGTAATCTTTAGTACTAATCGGTGATAATTTGTTTTGTAACGATTTCAGAGTAAAAAAAGTTTCGCGGACCTGGAATTTTACGCGATTGTGATGGTCCCAGGGCAGATAACTATCGCGGCATATTGATGCCGTTAAATAATCTTTGTCGATCAAAAATTTCAAAATTTCATCTCCATTCTCTTCTAATCCAAAATTTTGTTGCCTTTCTAAACTCGCTGCAAACATCTTGGCTGGATTTTCAACATGTATGCAAACGTCATCATCTTCCCATGTTTCGCCAAGGATACATTGCGCGATAAATGATCCTACCAAAACTCCATTTACAGATCGTAATGTTTTCATGAACTCAATATAATTTCTGCCAAAAATGACGTTCAATCGCCGATTTATTTCGCTGATGATACTAGTATCAATGTCATTTTTTGTGATGATTTTGTTACATCGTTGACACGTTTGTGATAATCGATAGAGATCGATGGGGGAGAGAAAATATTGGATGTTGGTGAATATATCTTTGAATAAAAAAAAATTCATATTATACTGTAAATAATTAAATATTGCTTAAATGTATTATTTATGAATATTTTGGAATCAAGATAAATTTTTTCTCACGTGCGCAAGTACAATGATAATGTTCAAGCTTAGGATATAATAATTTGGTTATACAATCATGATTTATGCATTTGCTTATTTGCACGTGACATTGTGGCAGCTTACTATCAGTCACGATTGTATAGTACGGTGATTTGGTATCAATATCAAACACAGGATATGGTTTATATCTTTCTCTATTTTCTGTAGGTGTCCAACTATATATGATGCCGTTCTTAATCATAAATTTGCCTCTGTTAACATGACTTTCACATTCTTCGCGTTTTCTTTTTCCTTTTATTTTGATCGTTTTGTATATCAAATTATGAATTGCCTCGTTAGACATCATCATATTGTCTCTGTAAAATCGAAATCCTCGCAGATACATTTTAAAAAACGTTGCAGGATCCATCATATCTCCATTATCCCGATACAAATTTATACGTTTGGTGAAAGTATCGTGTGTGTTATTTATTATTAAACGATTGGTCGCGATGTTGTATATATTTTTAATGTTGATATTATACGTATAATCATCGTGCACTAAAAATAATTTTATTAGAATCCCGTTGATGTTGTACTGCATAAAATGCGTTCCTTTATTTGGATCCATAATTGCTTGAGGATTCATGCGATATTTATGCAAAAAAACCATCGTATTGTCCCAATTTTGTCTGTAAGTTTTTGTCGCACCAACTATTGAAACATTAATTTCGGCCTTTTTGATAACGATATGAATTTGCGTATCCTCCCATGATTCGCCAAGCATACATTGTGTAATAAAAGATCCCATAATCGTTGCGTTTGCATCATTCAACAGTCGCATAAATTCAACGTATTTGTCATCAAAAATCGAATTTAATCGTCGATTGATTTCACAGATGATACTTTTTTTGATATTGTCTTTTGTAATTATTTTATGATATTGTTTGCATGTTAACGATAACATATATAAATTAACAGGAAGTAAAGAACGTTGAATATTAGGAAATGTGTCTCCGAATAGCACGATATTCATATTTATAACTAATTGATATTCAGTTAGTCATAAATATTTAAATAATCAATTTTATTGTTGTCGTTTAAAAATTACACAACGTTACTGCCAAGAATTCTGATCGGCTGGAGATTTGCATATCAATTCGATTGATTGACAAAATTACATGCAAAGTTGCGGCCAAGAATTTTAATTGGCCGGAGATTGCATATCCATTCAATTTTTTATCGTAACACACATCCATTGCTCGTAATATAATATATTATAACAATAATGTCGCAAACAAAATTAAAACTAGTCACACTAGGAGAAATATCATCAGGGAAAACATCTATAATTTGCCGTCTCATAGAAGATATATTTACCATTTCTGAATCCACGATCGGCGCCAGTTTCTTCACATATTATTGCAATGATATTAAATATGAAATATGGGATACAGCAGGAAGTGAACGATTTATGGCACTAGCTCCAATTTATTATCGAAATGCAGATATAATATTATTAGTATTTGACCTATCAACCATTGATTTGATGAGCGAAAATTACATAGGGTTCGAAAAGATAGAGACTTACCTCAAAAAAGTTCGAGAAGACATGTATATTCGAGAATTTAAAGTTATTGTCATTGGCACCAAAATGGATTTGGTGACTTTGGACACGTTAGAAAATATTAAAAAAGTAGTCAGTCTAAGATTTAATAATGTTGACGGATTTGCATATGTCAGTTCTAAAAATGGTGATGGATTTGGCGATTTCAAAGAAAAACTCTTTTTATGTGGTAACGAAATGAAAGAATACAAACATCCTACTGATCATATCATCTTTTTGAATCAAGAACAACCCAATAAAATGTCAAATTGTTTATGTTAATTAATAATTTTCAAGACAATTTTAGTTTTGTGGAACGTAAGCAATTTGTTCTTCATCAGTTTTGCTGCGATAGACAACTTTCTCATGCGAAAAATAAGTAAACGTTTCTGGCAAGACAATGATCTTAGTGTTTGGAAGCAATACAATCGTTTTAAACAAATCTACGGAGATTTCTCGAAGTTTGTCCTTGATCCCTAACAATGTTCCTTTTGGAAATGAAACGTTGTAAGCAATTACAGGCATTTCCGGTTTTGTGTTGCTGCTACTGATCAACATTGTCATTTTTTCATAAAAAGTAACTGCTGTGTTGTTTGGAATTTCGCACAATGTTCTTTCTGGAACTATAAGTGTCCAAATCTTGTTGCTATTCGCGATCATTGCCTTTAATTCAGTTCCTGCTGGTAACACAATTGTCACTGTGTCTTTCGGCAAAGGTACTTCTGGCACGGAGAAGATGATTTGTATTCCAGAAACAGAAGCTCCTTTCTTGTTCATAAGTGTACATACGTCAATAGGAAGAGTAACAATTTCAGTGAATTTGCAAGCACACATTGTTGTTGATTTGGTTGTGATATGATGTAAATATCATGGAACCTCCTGAAAATATATTTTTCAATTTTTTTAAAAAAATTGAAAAAATAAAGGCTTTCGCGTACGTTTTACCCTAATATATTATCAAAAATGCAACGACAAAGTACCAAACCACCAGTATATAATTATGGATCAAGTACCCCTGTTATGTGCAAGTTCGGAACATCGTGTGAGAAACCCAACTGCAAATTTGCACACGGTCAAACTAGTGTAACCTGTAAATTCGGATCAAAATGCAACAAAGAAAATTGCCCTTTTGTACACGAAAGTATTCCTTGCAAATTCGGCGAAAATTGTAATAGACCTGATTGTAAATTTGTACACAACAAAAATACACCCAAAGTCGCTTGCAAATTTGGTACTAAATGTACAAATGACAAATGCACCTTTGCACATCCAACTGACACGCAAAAGATTAAAAAAAGTGACACACAAAAGATTAAAAAAATAGATACTCAAATTAAATGTAAATTTGGCGACAAATGTACTAACGAAAATTGTACATATGCACATGATAAAAAAAGCAAAGAGAGAGTGATCCAATGTAGATTTGGCGAAAATTGCACCAACGAGGATTGTATGTTTGCACATGATAAACCTAAAAAAACTAAAACGATAGTCGCAAAAAAATCGACGATAAGTAAAAAGAAGAAACAAGAATCGAGCGAATCAGATGATGTTCCTAAAAAGAAGGTTATTAGCAAAAAAAATAAAAAAGAATCAAGCGAATCAGAAGAACCAACAGAAGAATCATCTGAAGAATCGATAGAAGAATCAAGCGATTAAGCGCTCGATTGTAACGAAATATTTAATGTTATATATTATATAACGATGAATAATTCAGAATACATATTCTATCCTGCATTAGATTCACACGGTTATGATTCCATGTTTGTCGGTAAAAAAAGTATTGATGACTTGAAACATATATGCGATTCTTCCAATGAATATATGGGCTTTAATACATTAGGATTTATCAAATTCAGCATTAACTGTGAACTGCATCCGAGCAAGTACTTTGGCACTGATGATGGATTGTATGTTAAAAAAAGAACAGATGCAGTAACGTTCAATGATTATGATTTCTTTCCTGGTTTAGATTCTCGTGGCAATGACGTTCAATATGTTAACCCAAACAATATATATCATCTGAAAAATCAAGCCGATAGAACAGGATGCGCAGGATTTAATACGTTAGGATTTCTTAAAAGTAAAATGGCTGATGTGCTACATGCAACGAACGCAGAACATGGATTGTATGTACGAAAGAGACATAATAAATTTAGAGTCAAATTATTATGTAATTGGTGCACAAGTGATGAATTATGTAAAGATTGGAATAGAATGTCGCAGGGTGATTATAAATGGAATGATATTGAGATCACTGCTGGCAACAATGCAGATTTTTTTGTCATTGTTAACAAACCATTATCCGATAATGAATATTACGTTCCTGATAGGACTATCATTATAAGGATGGAACCGTGGTGTTATGATGATAAATGTAATTGGGGTGTGAAAACATGGGGCAAGTGGGCCAGACCTGACGACGCTAAATTTTTGCAAGTTCGCTACCATGAAAGATATTTGAACACAACATTTTGGCAACTGGCAACAACCTATTCGCAGTTCAAAAGTATGGAACACATTAGCAAAAATCAAGTGATATCATCAATATGTAGTTCTAAATATTATGATCCAGGACATATTTTGCGAATCGATTTTTTGAAATTTGTAGAAGCAAAGAATGATGAGGATGTTAAGATACATGTTTACAATCATGATAATCACCACAACTTTAAAAACTACATGGGACCGCATCCGCACAATAACAAAGATGCAGCTATTATGCCTTACAAGTACTATTTTATGATGGAGAATAATGCAGAACATAATTTTGTTACTGAGAAAATATGGGAATCTTTGATTTGCGAATGTTTGTGTTTTTATTGGGGCTGTCCTAATCTTAGCGATTGGATTGACCCTCGATCGTACATACTATTAGATGTTGATGACTTTGAAAAATCCTATCAAATTATGCGCAACGCTATCATCACTGACGAATGGTCCAAACGTTTACCGTATATCAAACGAGAAAAGCAGCGAGTGCTAGATTATTACAACTTTTTCCCAACACTCGAACGCACCCTAAAAAATGAATTCAAATTTACATACAATCCATCAGACCTCGATGTCAAATACAATAAATACTTTCATCAAACAATCAATAAAAAAATAAATAACGGTTGCTTCATCCACACATACGCAGCTGAAATTAACTTATTACTCGAAACAATCGAAAAAATAATCGTAAACAGTCTGATTGATGATTTTGATTATGTATATATCATTAACATCGGCTGCAAGAATTATTCGTTGATGTGCGATGTCATTTGGCAAGACAAGATTGTTATGATTAATTATTCTGAAGATGTTGCGTTGACAGAAATTGCTAGTTTTGATCTTATTCATTTGTTTTGCCAGAAAAATGAAGATTGTAAGGTTATGTTTTTGAATACAAATAAATATTGCGATAATATTATTGATATGTATGATACGTGTTCTAAGTTATTATGTGCCCATAATTTTGTAGGATATGAAAACGCATGGCTTGCTAGATGTGATAATATTAAGATGATCGGATTGAAGGATAGAAATATTTTTACTGTTGATAGTATTGGTTCTTATCTTACTTATGATGAAAAAGTTCGCATCAAATGTGTAAATTTAGTTAGAAGGCCGGACAGAAAAAAGATGGTTATGGAACAGTTGATGAGAGAAGATTTATTAGAGCACACCGATTTTTTCGAAGCAGTTGATGGTCAGAATTTAGAGGCGACTGATGAAATCAAAGAATTGTTCGCAGGGAATGATTTTAAATCACGAAAAGGAGTTATTGGATGCGCTCTGAGTCATTGTAAATTGTGGCGCCAGTTGGTGTCAGATGACACTTACGATCGATATTTGATTTTAGAGGATGACATTGAGATTGCGCAGAACTTTGTCCTAAAAATGAATTTAGTTATCGAAAAAATGAAAGATGTAGAATGGGATATTATATATTTTGGTTATCATGACACTAAACAAATGAATGAAGATAGAGTAATAACTATTAAGGAATATGATACAAATCAAAACATTGGAGGTACATTTGGCTATTTGGTGACTAAGGCTGGAGCGAAAAAATTTTTGAATTTTATAAGTGACAATGGGATAAGACATGGGATAGATTATTTAATGTTTCATTATCATCGAGAAATGAATTTGAAACAGTTCCAAGTTATGCCCCAGTTGATAGTTTCTGAATATGTCGCTAGTAGTAAAGCGGTTGATTCAGATATACAATACGATGCAAGTAGTTTGTTTTGAGATATAAATTGGATTATGTAATTGAATTTATATTTCTGTTAGGATGAATACACCAAGGTTACTATGTAGATGTTTTTGATTTGGAAATAATAACTCGGTGAAACATGAAGAACATTGTCGACAATTTTTGAGAACTAGATTATCCGGTATTTTGACTTTATGTATTTTGTATAATCGAATTATTCCAGAAGATGGGTTGCCATGGTAACAACATATTTCATTTTTGATAATCGTGTACGTATAAACATAATCATATGCTCTTATTTTTCGTGTGGGAAATATCGACTCAGATTTTGTTTGATAATCAATTTTTGTCACATTAATTGGCATGCTGAGACACATGATCTCATGCAAATCTGATGTGGATAGTATTTTCTTTTCCTTATCATCTGCCAAGTAAAAATTAAATCCTCTTACGTAATACTTCTTGAAATGATCGCCATGTAACGGTGCATTTGCGCAAATATTTGTACGTCTGTGCACAATATCGTCAAGATTATAGATTTGTAAATTATTCGTCGATAGATCATTTGAATCTGAATCAATATGTTTGAATTGATAAATGATTTTACATATGTTGTAATGATAATGATATTTTACGTGATCAAGGATATTATTTGTGTCGATGCCCATTAATTTTACTTTAAAACGATTTTTTATAAAAAAAGTTCTCAATTCTTTCAAGCCAATTCTTTCTGTGTCAGGATGATCAAGAGGTGGTGGGATTGTTAAACCGTAACTGTCTTTTGTTTCAGGATAACAAAAAAGTTCGAAATTTTTAGGTAAAAATTTGTTTGCGTTAATGGCGACGCAAATATCAACGTTACTGTCCCAATATTCCCCGAGAACACATTGAGTAATAAAAGAACCTACGATAATCGCCCCTGATCTTTTCAACTTTTGTTTAGTTTCGACATAATTCTTTCCATAAATTTCACGCAATCGCCTGTTTATTTCTTTGATAACTTGAATTTTGAAATCTTGGTAGGTAATATTTTTGGCATAATATTTGCATGTGGCAAACATATTGTACAAACCCATTGGTAACAATAATGGTTTTATAGCATCACGGAATATGCCACTAAAAAGAACGTCGTCCATTGAGTTACTTTTATTCATCATATTAGCGCATCCTAATAATACAATTATCAATTTTTTGAAACGTAAATTCGATTATGTAATCAAACTTATGTTTTTTTGAAAGAATGAATAGATTGTTGCCACTTCGCAAATGATCTAATCCAGGATATAAAAACATACACTACACCAAGTTCTATTTCCATGGCAAACTGAAGGATAAATATTAGTGAGAAACCTGTGACTACAAATTTTATATATCAAATTCCATCCATATGATCTTCTGTCGTATATCTCACTGCCAGCTAATAAATTTTCGTAATTTCATTATTTTGTTATCAAAATTCCTTTTTTGTTATCTTTTTGCTAAAGATTTACATGATAGTATCAAGTTACGTAATTCAATTGGAAGTAAGATCGATTTAATGACAGAATATATGTCGCCGTAAAATGCGATTTCCATAATGATATTTTATCGTTATGGAAATGGTTTTTGTAACGTTTTGATTATCAATTTTATTTGTTTTGACGTTGCATTAGAAGAAAATATATCATTCAAAGCAATGTTGGGAGATTTGCTTCTAATGTGACTTTAATGTCAAGAGACTTATGTTGACAAGATTTGAACTTGGCAACATTGATTTGTTCAATGTGATATCAAGAGATTTGCATTGATGAGACTTTGAACGCGCCAATATTGGTCCGTTCAATATGATGTCAAGAGATTTGCATTGATGAGACTTTGAAATGTGTCGAGATTTGAAAAGATTCACGTTGACAGGACTTTGAACGTGCTAATGTTGGTCTATTCAACATGATGTCAAGAGATTTGCAGAAGTTTATGTTGACGAGATTTTGAATGTGCCAATATTGATCCGTTCAAAGTGATACCAAGAGATTTGTAAAGATTTGCATTGACAAGACTTTAAACGTGCCAATATCGATCTATTAAATGTGGATGTCAAGAGATTTGCATTGACAGGACTTTGAACGTGCCAATATTGATCCGTTCAAAGTGATGTCGTGAGATTTGCGAAGATTGCGTCGACGAGACTTTTAATATGCCAATATTTGTCCATCCAATATGATGTCAATAAATTTGCGTTGAGGAGACTTTGAACGTGCCAATATTTGTCCATTCAAAGTGATGTCAAGAAATTCGCAAAAAATTACATTGACGAGACTTTGAACGTGCCAATATCAGTCCATTCAAAGTGACGTCAAGAGATTTGTAAAGATTTGCATCGACAGGATTTTGAAAGTGCCAATATTGGTCTATTCAATGTGATGTCAAGAGATTTGTAAAGATTTGCATTGACAGGATTTTGAACGTGCCAATATTGGTCCGTTCAATTGTGATGTCAATAGATTTGTGGAAATTTGCATTGATAGGACTTTGAATGTGCCAATATTGGCCATTCAAAGTGATGTCAAGAGAATCGTGGAAGTTTGCATTGACAAGACTTTGAACGTACAAATATTGGTCTATTCAAAGTGATGTCAAGAGATTCGCGAAAATTTATATTGACGAGACTTTAAACATGCCAATATCGGTCTATTCAAAGCGATGTCAAGAGAATTGTAGAAGTTTGCATTGACAAGACTTTGAACGTGCCAATATCAGTCTATTCAAAGTCCTGTCAATGCAAACGTGCAAATATCGGTCTATTCAAAGTCTTGTCAATGCAAATATCGGTCTATTCAACGTGACGTCAAGAGAATTGTGGAAGTTTGCATTGACAAGACCTTGAACGTACAAATATTGGTCTATTCAAAGTGATGTCAAGAGAATTGTGGAAGTTTGCATTGACAAGACTTTGAACGTGCAAATATTTGTCCATTCAATGTGATGTCAAGAGGTTTGCGGAAGTTTGCATTGACAAGACTTTGAACGTGCAAATATTTGTCCATTCAATGTGATGTCAAGAGATTTGTGGAAGTTTGCATTGGCAAGACTTTGAACGTGCAAATATTTGTCCATTCAATGTGATGTCAAGAGATTTGTGGAAGTTTGCATTGGCAAGACTTTGAACGTGTCAAATTTGTCCATTCAAAGTGATGTAAAGAGATTTGCATTGACAGGACTTTGAACGCGCCAATATTTGTCCATTCAAAGTGATGTCAAGAGATTTGCGTTGACAGGACTTCGAACGCGCCAATATTTATCCGTTCAAAGTGATGTCATGAGATTTGCGAAGATTGTATTGACAAGACTTTCAATGTGCCAATATTTGTCCACCCAATGTGATGTCAAGAAATTTGTAAAGATTTACATTGTCAAGACTCTGAATGAGCGAACGCTGGTCCATGCCAATATAATGTTAATAAATTTGCATTGACAAGACTTTGAACGTGCAAATATTGGTCTATTCAAAGTGATGTCAAGAGATTTGTAAAGATTTGCATTGACAGGATTTTGAACGTGCAAATATTGGTCAATTCAATGTGATGTCAAGAGGTTTGCGGAAGTTTGCATTGACAAGACTTTGAACGTGCAAATATTTGTCCATTCAATGTGATGTCAAGAGGTTTGCGGAAGTTTGCATTGACAAGACTTTGAACGTGCAAATATTTGTCCATTCAATGTGATATCAAGAGGTTTGCGGAAGTTTGCATTGACAAGACTTTGAACGTGCAAATATTTGTCCATTCAATGTGATGTCAAGAGGTTTGCGGAAGTTTGCATTGACAAGACTTTGAACGTGCAAATATTTGTCCATTCAATATGATGTCAAGAGGTTTGCGGAAGTTTGCATTGACAAGACTTTGAACGTACAAATATTGGTTCGTTCAAAGTGATGTCAAGAGAATTGTGGAAGTTTGCATTGACAAGACTTTGAACGTGCAAACATTGGTCTATTCAATGTGATGTCAAGAGATTTGTGGAAGTTTGCGTTGACAAGACTTTGAACGTGCAAATATTGGTTCGTTCAAAGTGATGTCAAGAGAATTGTGGAAGTTTCCATCGATAGGACTTTGAATATGCTAATATTGGTCCTTTCAAAGTAATACCGAGAGATTTGTGAAGTTTTGCATCGAGGAGATTTTGAATGTGCCAATATTGGTCCTTTCAAAGTAATACTGAGAGATTTGTGAAGTTTCACATCGAGGAGACTTTGAATGTGCCAATATTGGTCGATTCAAAGTGATGTCAAGAGATTTGCATCGAAAAGACTTTAGGCGTGCAAATATCGGTCCATTCAAAGTGATGTTGATAGATTTGTAGAGATTTGCATTGACGAGACTTTGAATATGCCAATATTGGTCCATTCAAAGTGATGCCAAGAGAATTGTGGAAGTTTGCATTGACAAGACTTTGAACGTGCGAATGCTGGTCCATTCAATGTGATGTCGATAGATTTGTAAAAATTGGTCTATTCAAAGTAATGTCGATAGATTTGTAAAAATTTGTATTGACAAGACTTTGAACGTGCAAATATTTGTCCATTCAAAGTGATGTCAAGAGAGTTATGGAAGTTTGCATTGACGAGACTTTGAACGTGCAAATATTGGTCCATTCAAAGTGATGTCGAGAGATTTGTGGAAGTTTGCATTGACAAGACTTTGAACGTGCCAATATTTGTCTATTCAATGTGATGTCAATAAATTTGCATTGACGAGACTTTGAACGTGCCAATATTGATCCATTCAATGTGATGTCAATAGATTTGTAAAGATTTGTATCGACAGGACTTCGAACGTGCCAATATTGGTCCATTCAATGTGATGCCAAGAGGTTTGCAGAAGTTCGTACTGACAAGACTTTGAACGTGCCAATATTGGTCCATTCAATGCCCGAGATTCGTAAAGTTTGCATCGATAAGACTCCGAACGTGCCAATATTAGTCCATTCAGTGCGATATCAAGAAATTTATGAAGATTTATGTGCTCAAGTCTCCAAACAGCTTATTGTTGTTGCAAAAAGAACAAAATATTAATCAATAATTAATATTTTGATTCATTCAAAATAATCACATCTGTACAGTTGCTATGTAAATGTTTCTGATTAAGGAATAACAATCGTGTTGCACAGATATTACGATCTGTGCAATGATACATGCATATGTTTTTGGGTAGAATTCCATCACGAATTTGATATGCAACCGTATCTCCAAATGTATATGGGATAACTTGAATGCGACTTATTATTTTATCGCCATCAACGATAAAATTGTGCAATGGGAAACTAAATTGATTTTATTTTCTGGCGCAATTGGTGTTATAGATATTGATATCGGCTTGTCCAAAAGATTCTGCAATTCAATGTTCGATAATAATTTTATTGTTTTGTCGTTTGATAAATAAAATCTGAATCCTTGCGTGTAATACTTTTTGAAATATTCTAAATTCTTTTTTATCTCGCGTCGTTCATCGTAGCTTCGAATATCAGTGCATCGATACATAAAATTCTTAAAATTATGAATCTGTAATTTTGGTCCTAATTTATTGTATTGATATATATTTTTATGGATATCATATTCTGAATCGTAATATTTAGTAAGATTAAGACATACCAACCCAATTTTGAAATCACCGGCAGTAAAACAATGTATACCCATAATACCGTGTACCCCAAAATCATATCCGACAAAGTTGTAATGGTGTTCCAAAAAAAACGACAATCCGTTTTTTAAACTGGGTGCATCAACAATTATTTTTATTGTGACGTTCTGCCAACGTTCGCCAAATATACATTGCACAACTAGCGATCCCACAACAATTGCGTCAGATGTTATCAACAACTCTAACAAATTTTCATAATTATCACCAAAACATTCCATCATTCTCCTTTCTACTTCATGATCAACTCGTTTTCTAAAATCACTCTCGCAAATATTCTTCGCATAATACTTGGACACGATGGACATGTTATATAAATCCATCGGTAACAATAACGGTTTTATGACGTTAACAAATACGTCGCCAGGGTAGTAATCCATTTTATTATTAACTTCAATAATGTAGATAACTTCTAAGGATGAGAAAATCAATTTTTTTCTAAATAAAATATCAATCATTGATCAATATTTTATCATTTTTCGTGCAAAAAAATTACCCCAATATTACTATGCAAATGCTTTAGATTCGGAGATAATAATTTTGTTACACAATTAACGTTTGCACGTTCGCAACATTGTAAACACATTTTTTTCGTATAACGATCCATCACAGATCCGATATGCAACTATATCTTCAGTTTCCATTGGAGCAATTTGGACGCGACTGATTAATTCATCTTTTTGAACAATAAATCTATGTGTCATATCATTTGTTTTGATATCACATGATGGCGCAATTTGTGATACTGTTACATTCGTTGGCGAATCAAACATATTTTGCAATTCCGCATTTGATAAGATCTTTTTCGTTTTATCACTAGTCAAATAAAATCTAAATCCTTTGTCATGATACGCTGCAAAATAATCAAAACCATATTCAACGTCGATGTTCATCACTCTATTTACAAGATTTTTAAAGCTGTATATTCGAATATTGTGTCCAAAATTTGTGTATTGATACGCATATTTATTTATATCATATTTTTGAACCTGTAGCTGTTTTTGATAAATATACGATAATCTAACACTAAAAATACCAATCGTGAAACAATAATAAGAGTCCCCTTTTTTCATAACGCTACCAAAAGAACAATTATCAAGAAATCGATATATGATGGCATATCGATCTTCGCCATCTGATATTATATCGACAGAAAAATCATGCCAGTCCTCGTCAAACATCGATTGTACCACAAATAATCCAACAACCATCGCGTTAAACTTGCTCATTAACTTTTTGAACTCAACATAATTCTCCCGAAATACAACCATCAATCTCTTTTCAATTTCTGAATCAACTCGCGCCTTAAAATCATTTTCACCTATTTTTTTGGCATAATGTCGACATACGCAACTCAAATTATACAAATCTATCGGACTTAAAAGTGGAACCACAACGTTAACTAATATATCAGTAAAAGAAACGGTATCCATTATGATCTTTTTAATGATTATATGTTCAATCAATACAAAAATCAATTTTTACGCAGATTATCAAGTATAAAATATATATCGATAATATACTATGACAACAAAACCAAGAGTATGTCTGAATATGATTGTTAAAAACGAATCTCATATTATCAGAGAAACGTTGGAATGCGTATACAAACATATCGATTACTATGTTATTAATGATACTGGATCAACTGATAATACTATTCAAATAATTAACGAATTCTTCGCTGAAAAAAACATACCAGGAGAAGTTGTTGTGCATGAATTTCGAACATGTACGTGCCATAAAGGGTTGTACAAAAAATATTCATTTTTTCACTTTGGCTGGAACAGAACATATGCTTTAGAATTATGCGCTGGGAAATCAGAATACATTTGGGTGATCGACGCGGATGATTTACCTATGGGCGATTTCATAATACCACAAAATCTAACTGCAGACAGCTACATGCTCCGAATCGGTCAAAATTTTACGTATATGCGAAATCAAATATTCAAAAACGATACAGCATTAGCATGGCATTATGTTGGTCCGTTGCATGAATATCCAACAACTAAAAAGGCAAATGCGACATGTGAGGCGATTAAAGGCGATTATTTTATTGATTCGCGAAGAATGGGGGCTCGTAGTGCTAATCCTAATAAATATTTGAATGATGCCAAAGTATTCGAAGAGTTTTTTCCAGATGATCCAAATAAGGATAGGAATATATTTTATTGCGCCCAAAGTTATTTTGATCATGGTGATACCCGTAAAAGTATTGAGATGTATCAACGACGAATCGCAATGGGTAAATGGTATGAGGAAGTTTATTATTCGTATTACCGAATTGCCGAAGGATTAGAAAGATTAGAAGAACCTTGGCACAAAATAGAACAAGCTTATCTCGACGCATATAATTTTTGCAAAGACAGAGCAGAACCGTTATGTCGAATAGCGACACACTATCGCATCCAAAACGATTTTCAAAAATGCTATTCTTACGCTAAAAAGGGAGCTACAATACCCTATCCTGAAAAATGTCTGCTTTTTATCACAAAAGATGTCTATACATACAAATGCAAAGACGAATTAGCGATTGCCGCCCATTATTTAGGCAAATATTTAGAATCCTACTCCATATGTAAACAATTACTAGATAGTAACTCCGTTCCTGATCATGAAATCGAAAGAATAAAAGCAAATATGATCTCCAGTGAAGCAAAATTAAATGACAAAAATAAAAAGATGTGCTGTTTTTATTTAGGTAATGAATTATTATCGCAAGATTATGATATTTATAACATCATCGATCATTGCAAAAAATATTTCAAGGTCATCGTAATTGGTAATAAGATTGATCCGTCTGGATTAGAGAACGTATTATGCTTTACTCCAACAGTTTTTAAAAAATTTATGGGTTGCGAAAAGATCGATCAATTAATCCTTGTCAATTCGCTAAATTATTTTTACGACAACATCAAAATTCAATGCGAAAACATCGTTTTATTGCACAATGATGTCCGTTTGAGCATTCATCTTGATAGTGATATGTTAATAGAAATGTGTAACAGAACTTATCTCAACGAATTATTTAAAAACGTCAAGAAAATAGTTTGCTTCAAAGAAAACATCAAAGAATTTTCCGCATTTTATAAATTCGATAACGACATCAAATGCATCAACACAGCTGATGATTATTATCTGATCTATGATGATGATAAATATAATTACATATTTACAGCGACGTTAGAGAATGAAACAAATGGTCTCATATATGTTAATCCGCCGCATATAGTGCACTTACTAAACAACTTGGATATGTTCCAAAATTCAAAATTGATAGTGACTGAACATTACAGAGAAGTTCTTACGCGTTTCCCATCATATCGCGAAAGTCACTATCTCATGGCAGCATTGGAAGACAAAATGAAAAATTATGCATCAGCGATTACTCACATTGATAATGGTCTTAAAATTTCCAAAAAAATTGTTTCTTACGACGACGTATTATTGATTAAGAAAGCAGAATTATTGAATAAACAGGATAGATATGAAGATTCATATAATTGCGCTAATACCGTTTTGTGTCGTGATAATTTACCAATTTCTTTACGCGATTGGGCCGAAAAAATAAGAGATGTCAATGTAGACATGATAAAAGATAAGTTTTTGTCATATCCGAAAAAGAAAATAATGACAATTGCAAACAAGACCGATAGAAAGATCATGTTTTCTATTACCACATGCAAACGATATGATTTATTTGAGAAGACGATGAATTCATTTATCAATACGTGTCTTGACCTAGATATGATAGATCATTGGCTATGTGTCGATGATAATTCGACAGCAGAAGACCGAGCTAAAATGAAAAAATCATATCCGTTTTTTGAGTTTGTGTTAAAAGGGGCTGATAAAAAGGGGCATCCGGTGAGTATGAATATTATTCATATCAAAACAAGCGATTATAAGTGCCAGTACAATTTGCATATGGAAGATGATTTTCATTTTATTCAAAAAAGGAATTATATTTCTGAATCATTGAAAATTATGCAGGAAAACAAAATGATTGGGCAAGTTTTGTTTAACAAAAATTATGCAGAAGTTGAATTGTATAAACGGGGTATTCGTGGAGGTATATTAAATAAAACGAAAGATGGAATGCGATATGTTGTCCATGAATATTATGAGAAAGATACGCAAGAATATGCAAAATTCATAGAAAGACACGAGGGTCACGGTACTTGCGGATATTGGCCACATTTCTCTTTTCGCCCATCACTTTTGAGAGTATCAATGTTGCAAGATGTCGGAATTTTTTACAATACAAACCATTTTGAGATGCAATATGCTTATGAATATGTTTCTAAAAATTATGTCTCTGCTTTCTTAGATACATTTTCATGCATCCACATTGGCAAGAAAACATGGGAAACTAATGTCAGCAATTCGTACAGCCTAAATGATCTTGGACAATTTGATCTTAAAAATAAATTCATTTCAATCAGTATCCTTAGCGATGCCAAAAACGTTAGCCAATGGAAAAAGTTCAAAGATAATGCCCACAATAAATTACCTCATTATACCCGAAAGATATTCAAAACTGCCACAACTCTCAATGACTATGAGAAAAAACTATTTTTGAACAACGAGTTTAACTACTCACGACAAATAATCGCCAATATAATGGATCATGTAAATATATTGAATGATGAATGCGAATACAAGTTGGTATTGCGAGATAAGTTAACTTTAGCAGAAAATTTTGAAAGTTTATTTTCGGAAACAATGAAAACGATGGCCGAACATGGATATGATTTTTTGCTACTCGATCATCCTGACACTATGGATGATAAGATTGCTGCTTCAAAATTTGATTGTCCTAAATTGATCTTAGAAAAAATGGATGGTTATATTATTTCTAAGGCCGGTGCAAAAAAGATTCTGGATCATATTAATGAACATGGAATCAAAAAAACAGAGTATTTGAACAAAAATCTAATTGATGTGTACGTATTGAATAAACAATTATATAAGGTTACTGGCGTTGGGAAGAAGATTGGTGGTTGCAATTTTGTGAATATTCCTGGTTATAAATTTTATAGTCAGATGGATTCGTTTGGTGGGGATGATTGTTTTCATTCTGGAAAAACTCCTGGCGAACTGAGACAACTTTGTGATAGTTTAGAATGTAAGGCATTCAATACGTTAGGATACATCAAAAAGACAGTTGTTGCTGAAAGTGATTTTATATACTTGCCCCAAAGTCAATTCTCGCATGAAGGATTGTACGTTAAAAAAAATTGACAATTTTATTAATAAACTTGTCAATTAGTATTGTTAGGTTCAAAAAAGATGGAGTCAGAAATCCAACGTAAAACTATTGCTCAAATAATTAGTTTTACAGGATACGCTGATGTAGTTTGCGTTTGTATTGGGGCCAAAACAGACGATCAACAGTTTTGGCCGATTATTCAAAAAATTTCCAAAAGGTATCGATTGGTAATCAAAATAGTACTAATTAATTCCAATGTAAGCAAATTATCCAGTATTATGATGTCAAATTCATACAATATGAGTGAGATATTTGTGTTAACTTGTAAATACACGATTTTTTACCATAATTTTTCATTTGGCTTTAGTTCTGAAAGTTCTGATAAATTGTTTCTATCTCTCTTGTTTCAATTAAAACGCAAAAAAGAAATACATCCCTACAAAACTAATTTGTTATTCATTCAAGACTTTACGGGCTACGAGCTCGAAACTTTACGAAAATGTATCATCGCAGAAGGCGAATTCAAAAAAATATTGAAAAACATTGTCATTGGATTTTACGATGATATGCCATTGGAGAGTTATCCATTATTATACATCAATGAATCACGATTAGAGATTTTTTTACCAGAAATCGTTAGTGACGCAGAGTTAGCTTACTATTTTATGAGCGCAGACAACAATACACAACTCCAATATCATATGTTAGACCAAGTACAAAAAAGGATCGTGGTTACCCACCAGTATTTAATACCAGAATGGTTAGATGCCTTTGTTTTTTTATCGAAATTAACTAAAGATAAACCATCTGCCCAAAATTTTTTTATGTTGGTGTGTGATATTGATTTGCAAATGATAGGCAATGATATTTATCGTCATCGCATGATGAGATATGTCACTGCATCGTTGATTATGGAGATAAGAAAGAAATTAAAATTCTTGAGCTCTTTAGGATTTTTGGAGGCAGCGATGAAAGATTTCTATGAATTTTGTAAGAGTACTGTTATTTATCTGCAATTGTGTTATGAAGTGCAGAATAAAATGATAGTATGTTGTAATAATATTGTTAGGAAATTGTGGCGAACAAATCTTAATGTACAACTTGTCGAGGTGACTTTTCCGATTGTAATTCAAAAGATTTTGAGTGAGTTTGCATGGATTTACTAAAATTTTTTCCCATCGCAAATGAACTATTATATTCATTATTAGTATATAATGTCGAAAACTTATGATTTTGAGAAATATATATTCGAAAATATGTTTGATTTTGATTTCATACCGGATGAAAAATTGAGAGGGGATTATATTAAAGAATTCAAAACCTGGATATCATTTATTAGTAAATTACTCATTAATGTGGAAGGGATACGGATTTATGTCAAAGGTGGTACGCCACTCGGGATAGATGTGTTAAAAAGGTATTTTGAGAAATGCAAAAATAAAAATGTTACCGTCATGGATGCGCTAGAGTTAAAATTGATCAAAGATTGGGATTTCATGACGATTATTAGTAGCAAAGAAAAATTTAACGTTTGTATCAGAAGTTATGATTTGATGCGACCATTTTTAAAAAATAAGGATGTGACAGGTTTTATGAACAATAATCCGGATGTGACGGCGACAAGTTCGGAAATGGCACCGTGTGTTACTTTGCATGAGATAATAAACATTGCGCAAACACATAATATTCGGAAAGAAGGATCCAAGATGATAATCATTCGCAAAGCAGAGACCGTTAAAATAGGTGATGATGTGTTTTTTGAGATGATGATTAAAACGGAAGACACACTTGCAGAGGTTGAATTACCAATGACGACGACAAAGGTATTATTAACGAAACGTAACTACAAACAAATATTTTTTTTGAGTAAAATCGTATTTATGGTGACACAATATGGAGTTGACATCAATAAATATTATGACGTTTTGAAATATATTCTCGATCAAACTAAAATAATTATCTATCCGCATGACAAAGATGGTTTCCTGCAGGCTAATAAAAATACATACGACACTGCAGATTTATCAAGTGTCATCACCGGGATACTTAATAAGGTCTTTACTGATTGCAATGATAAACAATTTATCGCGTCACAAATGTCTCATCCTGATTCTATCTTCTATCGTCTTTTCAGTAAAAACATACCAAAATGTGATAAGATAAGAACATTTGCTGAAAATTGCAAAATGAAATATCCAACTTATCTTATTAATGAAACAAGAGCCAAACGAGTGGTCAAAAAATTTCTTAACGAATTGGCCAGAACGATGCAAGGTATTGCCAAAAAACATAATCTCAAAGCAGCTGAATCAGCTATTAAATTGTATTACGATGCAAAAAATGATTTGATATCAGACAAGATTCAAATTGTGAGTGATGCGGATATTGAAGACTTTATTGAAAAATTTGATGCAGACAAGGAAGGAAAATTAGGGGAGAAATTGAGATTATATTTAGACAAACAACAAAAATCGATAGTTAGTCTTAGTAAGAAAACAGTTGACGTTGTAGAATTTGTATGTATGGAAAAAATCAAAAAATTCCAAGATATCATTTTAGAGATGGTGAAAGAATATGATGCGTTATTTGTGGGTGTGAACATTGGGCGACTAAATGCACAATTTGAAACGTTTGTTGAAGATGAAAAGGCAAGAATTCTATTATCCAAAATATCTGTTCGTTTTAGCGCTAACGTAGCAGATAGAATTAAAGTAATGAAAGGAGTCTGTAGTAATCATATACTATATAAATTGTCTACGTTAGAATATGATTCAGAAGCATACAATAAATTACTAAAATATTAATTTATTGTGTGATTTATAAATTTTAGATAAAATGCATTCTTTTGGCAAAACAAATATATCAAATTTTTTAAGACGCATATATATGTGCATCTCAAAATTAGTCAAAATTTTTTGTTCGGAGAGTTTCTATTGATTTCAAAATCAATAACCTATGGCCTAAAATTGAAACGCCCAAATCGTTTTTCAAATGATTTTCGGTTAGTTCCAACAAAACTTGGCCATAAATTTCTTCTCGAACAAATGCCTCCATATACGCTTCCATGCCTAACAATTTTAACCATATTTTGACGTGCTTTTCTGTCCACAACGTCACCTGTTTACTATTTGCCATATCTTTTTCAAATTCGTTTATTTTGATTTCGCCAATTGAAGATGGAGACAATGATCTACGTCTAAATATTCTTTTCTTGAATTTAACCGAGTTTTTATCATCAGATGCATAATTATCTGATATATATTCTAAAAATGCGTCATCATTAGTGGAGTGTACATTTATCTTGACAGACTTCTCATCGTTTGGTGTTCTTGGGGATTCTGTGACAATGATCCGAGGAGAATCGCCATCGTTCGAACGTTCAAGAAGCGATGTCATGTCTATAGGAGGCATTGGGGATGATGAAACTTTTTTGTGCGATTTCGTTCGTTGAAGATGGACATTTCTATTTTCGTCATGTGAAAACGTTCTGCGATGTTCTGCGAATTTGGTAGGCGATGCGTGTTCTGAGTCGGATCCGTCTGATAGGCTGTGTTTGTGTATGATATTCCCAATGTTTAGTTTATTTTTTGTTTTAATGGGAGATCCTGCGTCGGAGTGTGGTGAAAGATCTGTTTTTTTTCTCTCATTAATAATCTCCATTGCAATATCATATAACTTATCGTCATCATCACATACAACAAACGATGAAAACCAATCACATATCCGATCATTATTTTTGATTTTATCATCAATATTGATATCTTTAAAATTATTTATTGTGTCGATTATTTTATGACAAACATTCCAATTAAAATCCTGGTTGTCGATGTCATATAATTCTTTCTCTAAGGTATGTTTCATATCAAATAAAACAGTTCCAAAATACTGCACATAGTTATTTTTGATCAATTTTTTGATAGTAGTACGATATTTTCCAAAATTTTCTAGTGGACTAATAAAATCGCACAATTCGTTGAATGTTTCATAATGTGTTGTCCCCGGTTTCCAAAGTTGGGTCATCTTTTGCACGGCTAAATTATTTAATCCAGCAACTATTGCGAATAACGAATTATAATTATGCAAATGTTTCAGTTCTGAACAAATTTTGAGTAAATATTTGATCGTTTTTAATCGTGATATATTGGTATTATCCTTTAACAAAATCATTGTTGGAACCATATAACTAAGTTTATGAAAATCATCAATTATTTTAAGACCATGTTGTGGATCATTTTCATTAAATTTGAGATTATCGTGATGTGATATGTATATTAGTTCGTGATATGACATATTTTTGATTAACATAATCGTTCTCGCTGTTAGTTCGACTGCAATCTCGTGAGGTGTAAAATTTCGCATATCATATGTTATATTTTCTTTATTTTTTTTATTGATCATGTTGATTAATTGATTCTTCTCGATGCCTCTTGTAGAGCGACCATTTATAACATTAGTTTTAATGCGCTTAATATATGTTTCTTCCTCTCCTGCATCATGCATTACCTTAACTAATTCAAATATATCGCGTGTCTTGTACTCTATCAAATTATGATATAATGCAAGAGTGATAAAATTAATAATTTTATCCCGATTAGCATTTATTTTTTTGGCCCCCATATATATGTCGTTCCATGCTTCAAAGATATTCAAATTTTCTTTGAAGATAGGATAGATTTTTAAAAATAATAGTTGTTCTTTGTCATTGCCGTTGATGATATTATCGGTCAATTTTTTGATAAATATCTGTGTCTTTTCCATCTTGTTAAAATTTATCTAGATATTTGTAAGTGTGATGGATGCAAGATACTTGTAAAATGTAGATAAAATATGTAATAGTTTATCTATATTTTTTAATGAAACTCATCAATGTTTGATTATTTGTTTGGTACAAGAATCCAAGTAAAACAAAACCAGCTAGCGAAGTTAGTGACAATCCTAGTTTAGTATATGTCATCCATGGTTCGTTTTCATATTTATCTACTAGAGCGTATATCATACTTACTACACCACCAATAATAAGACTAAATGTTAACAGCTGATATTCATTACCATCTTTGTAATACATACCTAATCCAACACCACCGACGATCGCGAGAGATGCCATTACCATCATTACAATGAAGCGCGTCTGTAACGCAGCCTTCGTTTCTTCGCGTAAATCATTTTTTTCCTGATCATTGATTTTGCTTATTGAATTATAAATCTGTACAAACGACATCATTGAGGATAAAGCAATTCCTATGACAATAGCATATTGTGCACCGTCGAGTTTAAAATAACTATCTTTCTCGATGAGATTAGGATCGATTGTTTTGATAACGGTTTTAGGAACATCATCAATGATTACGGTTTTTGGAACTTCTTTGGCAATAATCGATTTGGGCGGATCTTTGACATCTAATTTTGCTACGAATGTTTTGCCTTTATCTGACATTTATATTGTCACGGTAGATTTTTTTTATAATTAAAAATTGATTTCTAATGACTTAAAATTAGAGTGATATACATTAATAATTATTACTATGTCTCATTTTTTATTGACATCCAATCAAGTTGACGAATATGATAAAAAATTTATGCGAACGATCAAGAAAGTGTCTGACGAGGTTTGTAACATCGACAATATTGGTAAATTGATGACACAAAATCCGTATGAAAAAATAGTCCCTTTTAATATGTGGTTTGATTGTGCATCCCCATGTTATGTAAAAGACATTTGCGAAAATAATCAACATATACGAACTCGGAATTATAAAAACGCGATGTTGACTCCGTTGTTAACAAAAAGTAACAAAAAATTTACCCAGTTGAAATCATCTTTACCGAATATGTCGTTATATCAACCTTTCTATCCAGAAACATTTTATGGTATGTGGGAATTTTTATCTCTCGATCATTTGAAGGTAGATACTAAAAACATAATACATATTGGATTCGAGAACAGGTTAGGATCAATCGAATCCATTATATTATATTTAGAAAAAAACCAACAAACGTATCAATATAATACTTATCATTGTTGGTTGATAGAAAACGATCAATATGATATCTTCACCGGCGATTACACATTAGAAAAAATTCCAATCGATTATTTAGGACAATCGTACAAGTTGGAATATCTACAAAATACAAATCAATTATTGCCGGTATATGATTTTATTAGCATCGACGTGAATCATCAATTTAAATCTCCGTTGAATTGGACTACTGCTGAATGTGATTTACAAGCGACCTTGTTTTATATTATCACCGCTATGAAACATCTCAGAAACAGAGGAGCAATGTTTATCAGGTTCAATTTGATGGTTCCGAACAATTGGATTATTTTGTTCGAAATTTTAGAAGATTTTTTTGAGGAACATACATTTTTTAGGGCATCTATCTGTAATTCATTTAATCCTGAGATTTATTTATATGTCAAAGGGTTCAAAAAAAATTTACCGTTGGATACTCCTTATTACAACATATTACGAGCATTATATAGACGACAAACGTTTCAATATCTTACGATTGAAACGCCAAAAACGAAAACGGAAAATAATATGTTCGAAAAATACAAAAAGTTGGCAGATGATTGGGCAAAGAATATGAAGAATAAATCCGTACATCCGACACTTGGAATTCCCCCTTCATCACAGTGGCACGCAACGAATAGTTTTCCTACTATTGATTATTTGCTGAATAAGTCATATCTGAAAGGTGAAGATGCTCCTTTTAATTTTTTTCGATCGATAAAACGTGTCCTTGAAACGTCTGCTAAAAAATTCACTATCAAACCGACAACACCTTTTGCGCTGTACGATATTCCTTTTTATCAAAAAATAATTAAAAAACGGGCTGAGTTGAATTTTTGCAAAAGGATTATGGACACAAGACCGAGTAAAAATTTTTGTTCCAAATTCCGCAAACCAAATAAATTGAACGAATTAATAACATGGGAACAATTAACTAACAGTGTTGATCCCCATAAAGCAATCAGATCAATTCTTGCTACAAATTATGAACCTGAAATGTTAACGGGAGCCTGGATTAAAATGTTTGAAATTTTAAACAATAATATTGACATTATCGGTAAACAAAAAAATATCAAAACATTCCATATTTGTGAAGCTCCTGGCGCATTTATTTCTGCTACAAATCACTACATTGATACATACAACATTAATAATCCTGATAAGAAAATTGAATGGGATTGGCACGCTCAAACATTACTTCATCAAAATAATGGTGTCGGTAGGTTTGCGTTGGGTGATCGATATGGATTGATTAAAAAATATCCAGATAGATGGATATTTGGCGACGAAACAGATAGATCTGGCGACATAACCCATAGCTATATCATTAAATATTATGCACAGCACGCAAAATTGCAAGATATTGATTTTATGACGTCTGATGCAGGATTAAAATGCCATCCTCGAGAATTGAACGAACAAGAAGCTTATTTGGCAAAAATAAGTATGGGACAAATAGTATGCATATTGGCATGTTTATCTGTTGGAAAATCTGCGATCTTCAAAACATTTTTGCCGTTAACTGAACCTTTAGATATTTCGATGATATATTTAGTTACGCATTTATTTGAATCAGTGGATATGATCAAACCAATGACCAGTCATAGTTATAATTCTGAAATATATTTCGTGCTAAAAAAATACAAAGGAATAAATCCGGCGACATTAAATATTTTGTATGATATGTTGGACGATCAGAACATAACTTCAAAATCATTATTATTTGCAGAAATAGATAAAACATTTTTTAGATCTTATTTGACGAACATGGTAACATTTGTTGATCAACAAACACTGGCGTTATTACAAATGTATTATTACTATTTCGCAAATGATAAAATTTCGCTTGTTACACACGATGATTATGTTGCTACATGGAAAAAAATGAATCCTATTGCGAAACTTTGCAACAAAATATTATAAGTCATATGATTAATAATTTATTAATCATATATCTTTGCTTTTGCATATGTTATTAATATATGTGATATAATCCAATAATTGAATGTATTCATTAGAACTCATTTTCATTCTGTAAAGAATTTTGCTCGAATACTTTATGATGACTGCTTTTTTGAGATCAGATATTTTGTCGTGGGATAAAATTAATGAAGTCATTTGTGATAAAACGTTATCGATTGGATATCCCAACGCCATAATATTCTTTCCTATTTTGACTAATTCACATACACTTTTCGCAATCATAATTCTAGTAATTATTTTACCAGCATGTTCTTTATCAATATATGCAAACAAATTATAAACTTCCTTCTCTGTAATATCTTCAGTATCGAATTTATCCGATCGATATAGGGTATCAATATTTTTAAGTTCTTTGATCGACAAGTTACAAATCGAACTGGATGATTTTTTTTTAAGATAATAAAAATACTTCAAATTCTGCAACATCATGATAGCCTTTCTCATATCGCCGTTTGAAATTTCCACAATATAATCATATATATTTGATTGTAATAATATGTTTTCTTTCTTCGCTATTAGATTTAACTTTTCAATAATGCACGGAATCTCCAATTTCTTAAAATATACTGAATAACATCGAGACTTGATTGCATCTGTTATTTTACATATATAATTGCAAATAAAACAAAATCTAGTTACCGAACTGAATTTTTCGATTATGACTCGCAATGCATCTTGTGCTTCATCCGTCATGGCATCTGCTTCGTCTAAAATGATAACTTTATATGCCGGGATCATAGTACCATCTGAACATATTGAATTCGACACCATCTTTTTGGCTTCATTGGATATTTTGTCTCTTACAGCATTGATTCCTCTATCGTCAGATGCATTGAATTCAATAACCCTGCTAGAATAATATTCTTTGAAAATTTCACGGCAAATTGCTAGTATCGCGGACGTCTTACCTGTTCCTGGTGGGCCGTAAAACAAAAGATGTGACATATTTCCAGTAGTAATGTAATCAGTAAATATATCAATCAATTTTGGATCTTGAACCAAATCCTGCAAATTTTTAGGTCTATATTTTTCAATCCATGGTAAATGATCATTTTTTGACATTGTGATGATATTATGTTGATAGAATTAATATATGATATTTTTATGTATCAATTTTTTCTCATAACAAATCACGATAATTCTCTTGCCAATAATGATCAATATTTGCCCGTTCAAATCTCTTGGCGGTAACATTGAATGATCAAATATTGGCGCATTCAAATTTCTCGGCAATTTTCTTGCCAGCCACTCTGGACAATAAAATATTGACATATTCAAATCTCTCGGCGATTCTCTTGCCAGTCATTTTGAACGATCGAATATTGGCGCATTCAAATCCCGACAATTCTCTTACCGGTCACTTTGAATGATCAAATATTGGCACACTCAAATTTCTCGCCAATATTTGAACGATCAAATATTGGCGCATTCAAATCTCTCGACAATTCTCTTACCGGTCACTTTGAATGATCAAATATTGGCGCATTCAAATCTCTCGGCAATTCTCTTGCCAGTAACATTCAAATCTCTCGGCAATTCTCTTGCCAGTAACATTGAATGATCAAATATTGACATATTCAAATTTCGGCAATTCTCTTGCCAGCAACATTGAATGATCAAATATTGACACATTCAAATCTCTCGGCAATTCTCCTGCCAGTCCCTTTGAATGATCAAATATTTGCGCATTCAAATCTCTCGGCAATTCTCTTGCCAGTAACATTGAATGATCAAATATTTGTGCATTCAAATCTCTCGGCAATTCTCTTGCCAGTAACATTGAATGATCAAATATTGACACATTCAAATCTCTCGGCAATTCTCTTGCCAGTAACATTGAATGATCAAATATTGACACATTCAAATCTCTCGGCAATTCTCTTGCCAGTAACATTAAATGATCAAATATTTACGTATTCAAATCTCTCGCCAATTCTCCTGCCAGTCCCTTTGAATGATCAAATATTTGCGCATTCAAATCTCAAGGCAATTCTCTTGCCAGTAACATTGAATGATCAAATATTGACACATTCAATGTTACTGGCAAGAGAATTGCCGAGAGATTTAAATGATCAAATATTTACACATTCAAATTTCGGCAATTCTCTTGCCAGCAACATTGAATGATCAAATATTGACACATTCAAATCTCTCGGCAATTCTCTTGCCAGTAACATTGAATGATCAAATATTGACACATTCAAATCTCTCGGCAATTCTCTTGCCAGCAACATTGAACATTCAAATCTCGCGGCAATTCTCTTGCCGATAACGTTGAATGATCAAATATTTGCGCGTTCAAATCCATTACCAGTGATATTGAACGATCAAATATTTGCATGTCAAAACAATTTAGCACTAATGCATACAAATCTGGGTCACATAGTCTACCATATCGTCTATTTATTTATCAATAATTAGTAAACACATGAATCAGCAAATAAATCAGGATATTGTCTTCTCAACTATCAACGATAAAATTATTTACAACAGAGGAAAATCCATGTCATCCATAAAATTAGAGAGTGAATTAGCGAATTGTTATGAATGTGTACATTGCCGAATAACCAATTCTGGTTTGTCGGCAATCAGCATATTGATGAACGCACTATATATCAAACATGTTAACGATAATATCAACATCATATACGCTAACGAACTATACCCATTAACACCAGCAGTTCTATCTGCACCCACAAAATATGGTAACAAAAATGTAAACGTTGATGAATTTGACGTGACAAATGCATCGGAATTGATAAATCTATTTACGCAAAAATATTTTAATGGTATTAATATCCTATTTGCAGAGAGTGCGAGTAATCCACATTCATATATGTTTGATTTCGAAATCATACCACTATTACGAAAATTATCCAAAATATTATACGTTATAATTGATAATACTTGGCTGACCGAACTGATTTTGAATCCATTTGATTATGACGTTGATTTTGTCATTTTATCGTTGACAAAATATTATTCAGCTGGAAATGCTATAGGTGGGGCCATATTAGCAGATTATAACATTGAACATGTTGATATTTGGATGGAATTGACAGGACAGCACACGAGCCCTGTCAATTGCGAAATTATTTATGATAATATAGCGTCAATGGCGCAACGGATTGAGCGTTGTAGTGATTTGACTACTCGAATAATAGATTGGATCCAAATAAATACAACCGTTAAAACTATTCATCCATATAACAAAAATAATTCATTGTGGGACAAATATGCAGAATCATTTTATCCATGTGTCATCGTACTTGTTGTCGATGAAACTGTTATACAAAAATTCAAAAATCAAACATCAATCGATATCAAAGTGTCGTTCGGTTCTAAAATGTCCCGTATCAATCCATTGTCCATACTTGAGACGCAAAAGGATGGATTTTATCATATTAGGTTGGCTATCGGCTACGATGATACATATCAACGAATAACAAACATTCTTGGATCAATTTTGTGTTAATAATAAATTTATCATTAACGCATTAGAATATCATATATTTTTAATAATTTTATAATCGCAATAATTATCGTTTTAATAGTTGATTCTGTCACAAAATAGATCATTTCCATTATCAATTCTATTATTTTACTGGCTTTGCTTTCGACAACCATTTTTTTGGGATAATCAGCAATTTGAGGCACGGGTTCAGTCTCATCGAAATTACATATCAATTTAGGATCGCCATTGTAGTCAATAATTGCTGTTGCGTATTTTTCCTTCATTTCTTCTCTGGACATTGGATCATCTTTTATGACTTTAAATGCAATATCATATTCTTCTTTTGATAACTGTTTAGGGAAAATACATTCTTCTTCAAGAGTAGCTAAAATATCCACATACACATATTTATTATTATGATGTAGATGATACTCTTCATTTGTCATGATTGATTTATGATCAAATAGAATAGAAATTTCTGGAGTTACTATTAGTTTTATGAGGGATTTTATGACGTTTTCGCTGTCAGGAATTGAACCATAATTTTTCGTCGCTCCACCGTTTCCTTGAGTGATATAGTCACAATCACGATATTGCGGCCCCAATAATCCATCTTCGGTAGGATGATATGTCCTGAAATATAATCTATCGGTTATCTTATCCTCCAAACTATTTATTGATCGCAAAATGTTCCGAAAATATGCTGTGAAATTATATTTCATTAAGTTTGGGTTCGTCATATTAGAAATTAATGCATGAATATATTTTTCCCTATCCGATAAATATTGATTTATTAAGAATGTGGGATCTTCTACATCATAATGATAATTTTTACAGATCGAAACAAAACCTGGCGGACGAAATGATTGAGGAAGAATTTTTGACGCACAAAAGCCGCCACTAATGGAATTATAAAAAAAAGGTTTAATAATATCGGAATCATCTGGCACAATAATTGCGGCTGGTGGAGTACGTCCGATGCTCAATGAATCATTTTGCGATTTCGTTAAAATTTGCGTATTGTTCTGTACATCTTGATGTGTTATGTATAAAAAATTATCAACGAACATTATGTTTTCCGATAATGCATCAAACACAATGTCATCATATCGATACACACCTCCATCCTTATCAAAATATCTTGATAAATATATTGTCTTGCATTTTTGTAACCCCTTCAAAACATCGCCACAATATTTTTGATTTTCGCATAAATCATATATCAACAACGAATCTGTAAGATCCAAAACCTCGCAATTTAGATTCAATAAAGAATGTGGATCCATAAAATAACAACCCGTTAGTTTTAAATATTTCCATACTTTTTTGGTTTCAATAAATTCGCCAGTGACATTGACACAGTACGAAATATCAAGATTCTCACATGACTTTAATTTTTTGATGAATGCATCTGTGATGAGGTAACAGTGATGTAGAATGAGAGTGTTGCATTTTAATAATTGTATTGGAAATTGATCAGATATCATAGTGTTACTCAGATCTAATTTACAAAATTTCCAGTCAGATAGAACTCGTTCGATGATTGGACATCGTAAATGATTTAATCGAACTAATCGATCAAATGCAATATGATAGGCAAATATTTTGTAACACTCTGTCCTAGTCAAGGCAAACGATCGTACGTCATCCAAGTTCAAAAAATTTAGTATATGACTAGTGATATCTTGAGGAAATGATAGCATTATAATATAAATTATAAAATAATCAACGTGTTTTTATTTCAATTATATATTTCAATGGTTGAAATATGTAATTAATTTGAATCAATCGGCGAAAATGAAACCTTCATCGTTCCCAAATTCGGAATATCGAATAATAAAACGAGTGGAAAATCTTTATCCATAATGATTTCAGTTTCTTTTTCTTTTTTTATATAATCAATAAATGACAAGATTTTGCTGACATCAAATTCTCCGTCTACATTGACTGTGTTTTTGCCCATATACGTAACGTCCATACTTTTTTCAATGACGCCTATTTCTTTACTTGTTACATTAAAAGTCATTGTATCATTAGTAGCCGTTATCATCACTTTATCCGATATTCCGTTAAGTTCGGAGCAAATCGAACGGAATTCGTTTCTATTTATTTTAAATCTACATCGTCCGTCTAACGACATTTTAGGTATTTGTTGATCGTCAATTTTGATCAAAATAAAATCTATTTTAACAGGTCTGTCTTCAACAGAGCGGACGTACAAAGTATCCGTTGAATTATGGCGCATGTACATATTGACAGGTACATTGTCTTTGATCAAATTTAACACCGTAAAAAAATTTTTGAAATCGATTCCTATTCGCATTTGTTTATCTGTACACGTAAATGGGTCAAAATATTTTGATTCTAGGCGCATATCGACGTATATATTTTTGTCTTCCGACATTTGTTGCAAAACGATACCACCTTTTTCATTATTACTATCTGGTTTTACAAAAATTAAATATCCTTCGCGAACGACTGGATATATTTTTTTGATTATTTTGGTCAAATCACCGACTTCCGCAATTTGTACTTCCAAAAATTTTTTCGAACGGCCACTCATTATATATATACTACTGGGTTAACTTTTAATATATATATAATTTATATCATCAATTTTTTTCTTTGTTCGTTTCTTCTTCAATGGGGGTCAAAAAAACATACATTTTACCTAAAGTAGCAATCGCTATCACTAATACTAATGGAAAATCGTTTTTTAAATATATGTCAATAGTGTTACATAATTTATTGCATTTGCTAAAAGATAATAGATTTTTTAGTTCATATCTACCTTGAACGACAACATTTTTGCTAGGATTTTTCGCACCATGTATATCTTTATAGGTTTTTGTGATATGACCTGCATCGCTTATTCCTTTGAACGATATTTGATCATTTATGGATATAATTTCAACGATGCGGGTATTATTATTAAAATGTTTACAATCTGTGTGAAACTTATCTGACGCAATTGTAATAATATTTTGAAACTCTGTTTGCGGAATTTGTAACTCAGGATTACTAATATCCATCAAAAACAATTCAATGTCTGTTTCTTCGCTACCATCGTTATTTTTGGCTACACTATTGATATATAACCTATTCATATTATCCTTGTTCATGTAAAAGATAATCGGTTCATCATCGTTAATCATTTTAAGCATAGCGTGTAACTGATTAATATCAACACCAATCTTGATTTTTGGTTCAGTGCACATAAAGTAATCAAATTTATCTGAATCTAATGCTAATTTAATCAGAACGCTTTTGTCTTCCGTTAATCTGAGAATGCGAATTCCTCCGCCACATGCTTTCTTTGCAGTGTTTTTTTCAACAAGATTTTTTTTCCTTTTTTTCCTCTCATTGGTCGGATTTGCATCAATTTTTTCATAATAATCGTCATCTTGCGATTGATCGAATGTCTTATCTGGAGGTATAAAAACAATACAACAATCAGAAATGACAGTACTTATTCTTTCGAACACTTGTTTAAGCACACCAGTTTGGGAAGTTCTAACTTCTAGAATCCGTTGTGGTTTGTGATTTTTTTGTATATTTTTACTCATTCCTTAACAAATATAGTATTTAATTCTTTAAATGCGTTCGATTTGCGCGCGAAAAATTATTAATCGTGATTTATAAAAACATATAATTAACATTGGATGTCATGGATATTAAAATTTATATGTTTGAATAAAAATTCTAGTCCTTATCGAAGATATTTACGCAAAAAATATTTTCTATTAATATAGAAATATTATGAGTGTTAAAAATAGTTACCGTTTAATCAATCCTTATGTTGAAGGGTCTATCGACACTATAGTGAGCGCTAAAAATGCTAGGAGCGCCGGCAAACATTTGTATAACGCCGTTTCTAAGTACTTTACCAATCATGTTGAAGATTTTAATTTTGCCATCCAAAATATAAAATCAAAAGATATCACTCACTTCAAAATTAATGAAAAACGAGACGGTACGAATACTAATACAGTTGATTATAATATGATACAATTGCCAGATGAAGTTTTGTCAGCTAAACTAAACGAAAAATTAATGGACAAAGTAGATGAACTAGAAAAGCAAACAGGAGGTAAAGGACATTTTGACGATGATTCATCTATTTCAGATTCATCATCTTCGGATGATTATTTACGTCGTAGAGATAATATATATGTTCATCCAATAACACGGTTCACGTATTTCAATTTGCCATATTTGTACAATACGACTACAAAATTTATCGGATTAAACGCAAATGATTACAAGAGCTTATTTATGCCAGTATTTAGTTGGCCAATCAGTCCAGTTGTAGAAATACGTATGGATTTGTACAAATCATAGATGTCAACATTATAAAAAATTTTAATGTTAACATATATTAATGTCGTCAAAAAAAAGAAGCAAAAAACAGCAAATGTCTGAAGAAATATCTGAAGAAATATCTGAAGAAGTCGAAAGTCCAGTCAAAAAACCAAAAAAAAAGCCGGCTAAAAAACAGCCAGTCAAGAAGGCTGTCAAAAAGGCCAAAAAAGTTGTCAAAGAAGAAGATAGCATTTCCGAAAGCGAAACTGTTATCCGCGAGACAGCTCCTCCAAACGAAAAAGTTGGTAATTTAGCACATGCCCAGCTAAAACAGAACATATTATCCTGGTTAAATGATGATGACAAAATCAAAGAACTAAATGCTGAAACGAAGAAATACAAAGTTGCTAAAAAAGCAAAGGAAGATAATATCATTAAAATGATCAATAAACTTGGTTTGGAAGAAACACCGCTCGTTATCAAAGACGACGATAATAAATTACGAGGACACGTGCGACGTAATAAATCAGTCACTTCTGGTGCAATAAAACATGATATTATCAAGAAAACGCTGATGGAGGTGATCAAAAATGAAAGTCAAGTTGATCAACTTGTCCTCAAAATAGAAAATAATCGTCCTAAAGTTACCAGATACTATCTTAAACGCACCAAAGGAATCAACGAAGAAAAAAAATCTACCAAAAAATAATCATATAAGTATAAAACGTATACATATATAATTATTAAAAAAACATTGCACATGTACAGTACGTTCAAAGATATCAATGATATGTCGGCAGCAGACATACAAGAAAAATTAAATAGCGGCTCATACATGTCATCAAATACTCGAAAAACGTTGACAGATCGATTAAATATGTTATCGGAAAACGGATCCTATACAAAAAAGAAAGAGGCTGGTGCACAAAAACCTCAATCTAAAAGTATTAACGACGCAATGTTCCCAACATTTATAACTGTCGAGAGTAAATCAATGAACAGTTTAGATTTCGCAAAATTCGCCAAAAATGAAAGCAGTCACTCACAAGAATTACTAAACAAAGATATCAACATCAATTATGACGAAATCTCAAAAATTTATGATGACTTTGCTTTTCTGCGCCTTAAATTGTATCATAACGAATTATATAACAAAACTCGAATTCTATGTGCCATCAAATTAGTGAAACATTATGGTGCAAAACAATTCCATGATCATTTTGAATATGATAAACTGAAACAACGCGAAGAAATGACAAGGGAGCGCATCTTAGTGTGCGAAAAGTTGATTTTTTTATGCGAATATATCAAACAAATAGAAAAATTATACACATCATTCAATCAAGAAATGTTCAAATTTGTTATCGAAAATAAAGCCTTTATTTTTCAAATTAAATATTCGTTGGGTAATCATGAATCAATGGAATTTATTGAAGAAACGTTGAATATTCTGATTCAAAGACTAATAGAGCGCAATTTTGATGCTTATTCCCAAGATCTGATACAAAAAATTTTGATAGACAGTCAACGTATCTTAAAAAATATTGTTACACAGTATGATCCTCATCTGGAATGCGAATATTACGTTTCATTAAATAGCACAATTACAAATTATGTCATTTCACCCATAGGAATAAGCACTAACTACTATGTTGACACTGACAATAATTTTGCCCACTATCAGTTAGATATTAGCGATAGGCGGTTACAAGAAATTACGATTTCCCAATTAGAAGCGATATTTAATGAGAAGTATGATTCCCAATGTGATGACTTTTTTGTTATTTATGATGGTAGCAAAAAAATTCGCATGAACTGTGTGATAAGTGGCAGGGATTTCATAAAAGCTGGGACCTTTAATATTTCTAATATGCCTCCACATGTGCGCACTTTTTCGTCGATTATATCAAATAGAAATGGAGAACCATCATTCTTACCACAAAATACTAAAAAATGTGTTTCAAACTGGTATCGTAAAGAAAATAATCTAGGATGCACTAATCAACAATTTGTTGACGCAGTTTTTGACGAATTATTGGAGTTAGATAAACATGGAATTCTAAGAGCAAATATGAAAAAACCATTCAGAGTTTTAGCCAGCAAAACATCGAGAGCAATTTAAAGTTTCATTATTGTTAAATTAATAATAATGAATTACGATTCTATCATAACCGACGAAATGTACGATTGGATTGATAATTTAGATGCGGATTGTAAATATATTGATGCTGTCCGTAATTTGTATCAAGAGCTAATGATGATGGTGAATGACGTCGACAGTCCCATGTTCAATCCGGATATGTTTGCTCATTTGACAGCTGATCAATTTGTAGATTGGGTAGTAAATGTTAATAATCAATAATTATTAACATTATATTGAGTTACAAATTCCTTTGATATTAGTATCAGGTTCGATTGAAGATTGCATCCATGGTCCGACATTGAGTTTTGGATTAACAATATCACCTCTAATATCATTAGGAGGATCGCGCAATGAAGAAGCGACTGTTTTAACTGTCATAGGAATTTTAGGATGAATCAAATGCGTTTCTTTGATTTTCTTGGTGGATTTGATTGGTTCCGCGTCAAACCAATCATGATCATTCGGCATGTCAACATCGAACGGTTCTTCTTGTGTTCTTTGTGTAAATTTGTTCTTTTTGTATTCAAAATTCTGAGAATCATCTTGCTCTTTGTCTGACTGTTTATTTTCCATCTAATTACTAATGTTAATAATTTATAATAATTATTAACATTATGTCGCATTACAAATTCTTTAAGGTTCAACGGTGGATTGCATCCATGGACAGATAATAAATTTTGGATAAACAATATCAACTCGAATGTCGTGAGTTACGTTACGCATTGGAGCACCGATTGTATTAATTCCAACACAACATTTAGAATAACGATAAAAATCATTTACAAGCCTGTTACGTTTGCGCATAGAATATTAATATTAACAATTTATAATAATTATTAACATTATATCGCGTTACAAATTCCTTTGATATTAGTATCAGGTTCAATTGTAGATTGCATCCATGGACCAGTATTAAGTTTTGGATTAACAATATCACCTCGAATATCATGAGTTGCGTTACGTAATGAATTAGCAACTGTGTTAACTCCCATGTGAGTTTTAGGATGGATTAGATGTGTTCCTTTGATCTTCTTAGTAGATTCTAATGGTGTTACGTCGAACCAATCTTGTCGTTCTTGCGGTAACATTTTGTCAACATCAAACAGATCATCAATATCTTTTTGTGTTCTTTGTGTAAATTTATTTTTTTTGTACATGAAATCACGAGGATCATTTTCAACATATCGATCATCTTCTTCTCTATCTAACGGTGATTTTTTTAGCATTCTCTTTTCCATATATGACGGTTGGCGATGGTCGTACACGTCTGATGAGTATGGTTCTTCCATTTTTCGCATATTCAACTGTCTTTTTCTACCATAGTTATCAAATGGCGCATGAGTTTCCGACATTGGATCTGCAGGAGAAAAATCACCAGAGCCTCCGTCCAATGTTCTATCTTCGACAGAGTATTGCGTGATCAAATCATCAATCAAATCTCCTGGAATATCATCGTCAGATCGATTACTCAATACTGGAGGCTGGATAACAGGTCTATTTCGATCTGCACTACGCGGTTCTCCGCCTAATGGTCCGCGTCTTTCCCTGATTAAAGTTTCATCCATGCTGTATGTTTGCATATCATCATCTAAAACTCCATCATTTTGAAATGGTTCAGAATCTAATCGGTTGAAATAATAAATTATAGCAATTACTACGACTATAACCAATAATCCTAATAATAAATTGGAGTCCATTTTCATATTTAATTATATACTAATTTGAGATATTAATATTTTTTAATCTTATATCCTGGCATTTTGAGAAAGATCTTAACTCATATCATTTAAGACACGTTTTTTTGCCTCCAAAAGTTCAGCGCGTTTGGACTAAACTATCTCCATCATCCAAAATTTACTAATTAATAATTCTGTATAAAAAATCTAGCTTAACTATATAATTTTAAATATGTCGACGAATGAGAAAATATTACAATCGTACAACGAAAGTAATTACAAAGAAATATTGGACCGTTTAGACACGGTTATTGATGATATGGGAAATACTATCATTCATCACATCGCATCTAAATTGGATAAAGACTCAATTGAATCATTGAAAAAATTAGACAAAAAATGTATTACGTACACATTGATGAATAAAGCAAACAAAAATGGGGATCTTCCAATTCATTTGGCGTTAAAAACATTGATCGAAAAAGATGCAGATTCGCATGATTTTATTGATTATCTTATCAACGAATGTCACGCCAATCCAAATATTCCTAATAACGAAGATATGGTGATTACACAAAAGAAAGAACCAGTTCATATTCCACAATCGTCCGCACCTCAGACTGACCATTTTGATTTTATCTCAAAATTGATTCAATATTACATAAATTCATTTAATCAGCCAACTGCACAAATCAAAGGAGGATATTCAAGCAAACGCATCATCCGATCCAAAGTATCTGATTTCACAGACAGCGACGTTTTACCCGATTCTGGAGTCAATGACACATTCAGACTAACTAAAAATAAACGTATACATCATAAAATTAATAATGTAGATTCACAAGATGGAGGAAAGCGAGATCCTAAAATTACTGATACATACAATCAGATTCTTAAAAAAATAATAAAAGTACTCAATGTTGACGAGGCGACTGCAAAATTGTATAGGATGGCTTTAAAGAAGAAAGTCATTGATGACGATCCAGATTTAAGAAAAGGGTCTAATGATGCCAAAAAAATGGAGGCGATTGAAAAATTATTGGGGGATGATAAAAATGCCAAAAAAGTACTAAACAAAATTTCACCAGACACAATTGATGGGTTGCGAACTTGGTTATCCGAGCAAGATGCAAAACGTTCAGAGAATTCTGAATCAATCAAAAAAAAAGATGACAAACCCAAAGAAAAAAAAGCTAAAAAAGTAACCAAGAAAGCACATGAATCTGAAAAAGGATATTTACATTCTGACGAAATATTGTTCTCGCCAGATTATTTTTAAATTTGTGTTCCGAAAAAATTTTTCTAATCTCAATTCATATAGCCACTGATGAATCCAAACGAATTTAAGTCGGGTATGGGGCCAATGACAGATAGATTGTTAAATGGGATATTAGATGTCATATCCAAAGAAAATTTTTCACAACGATTTACACAAATAGTAAATGATAGAGTGCAACCTTATGTACATATTGGTATGTTTATGTATGCGGTAGTAATTGTCCTACTCCTTGTAATAATTTATTTATTGTATGATAAGAAAAAAATAATATGATAATATCATTTTTTTCTCATAAAAGTTGCACATTTTTTGGCAACTGATCGAAACTGTCTAAACTAAACGGGGATTTTTGAATTTTTAACATACATGGCATAACAGATGAAGTGACCGATGCGGCCATATATCCCTGCTTATTTCGAGCATGAATCTTTGTTCTTATCCTGATGAACGATTCGCATTCAAAATATGGAACGCCAAATCCGCAAACATCCTGATACGTATGATATAATCCATGACTGCCAACTTGGATGTACTGACAGCCTTTCGCATGATACATCTTAGAAATAAGATTATTGGAGCACGGAAATCGAACATCAGAAAAATCTGGCGAACTTTTCTTTATCCGCAACCATTCATCATGCGTTATTTTCTCATTCATAAATTTTGGTATCTTACCATTGAATATTTTCATGTCACCTATATTTTTCTCAAACAATATCTTAGCATCTTCTGGTATCTTATTTTTCCCTCCTGATTTCCATGATCCACTTGTTCTGTCAAATTGCAGCGTCATCTGCATCCCTTCCACAAACTTTTTTTTGCATTCTATTCCGATCTCATTGACACCATGTTTAATAATGACATCCACTCCTGCTGATGATCCAGCAGTATTTTTTTTTGTTGTCAATGGACTTGAAGATCCCTTAAACTTGATCTTGTGACACACATCGAGCGTGTCCCTTTCATATGCCTTGCCGCTCGCTGCAGCTTTCCCTGAATATTTTTTATGAATAGTGATAAGTGTATTTTCGAATTCATCTAAATTAAATCTAGGAACTGTTTTGATATCTTTCCTCTTACATGACGTTGGTCGTATCTTTTTTGGAGCTCCCGGAGTTACTAATTGCGCTACGAATAATAAAATTTCAAGATCAAATTTGGGGATTCTCGTTATTAATTTCTTACGGCTAATACTAAAAACTCTTTTTTTAGGGGCAAAACAACGTTGCATGTTGAATATATAATAGGGATATAGGATGGATCAGTGCAGAATTAAAGATTTCAATTTTTTTCGTAGAATAGGCAAATAATTTTATCAATTAATTATAGATAAAATGATATCGTTGGAAAATATAATCACTTATTTAGGTGCCGCAGGGATAATTTATTGTTTGATTAAGGCTTTTAGCGATGATGCGATAGATGATGTCAAAATAGGAATCATCATTGCGATTGTGATGATAATAATCATTTTTCTAACGAACAAAAATAAATTGACGGAAGGATACAGAATTGTAGAACCTCCAGTGCAAGATGCTTTATTTGCATCAACCGATGGAACTGTCAGTGGTGTTTTCAAGCCCGGCGTAGAAATTCCTTCAAACGTTGTTGGTCTTCCGAGACCTGAAGTGAATGTCCCCGTAAATATTCCCCCGGCACTCATCGCAGACACAACAGAACCGCAAATAACTCTAGAACCTAAAAGAAGAGTTTTTGACTATCGAACATCAGATCAAGATATGATCGATTTTATGAATTTATCTGGCGTAGATAAACAAAAATTTGAGGAGATGATGTTCATTGAAGACGCTGCCAAAGAAGGTATCAAAGAAAGATATCAGAACGAAATGGTTTATACGAGTAGCAATCCATTCAATACCGTTCCATTAGGACGTAATTTGAATCCATATACATATCTTCCCGAGTTTGCATGGTATAGAGGATATGAACAACCACCAGTATGTATTCCATCTCCAAATGATTGTCCAGTATGTCCCCTCGCTCCATCCGGTACAACGGATTTGATGCATTTTAACAATGTAGATAATGTTAGGGAACGAGCACCTCAAGGAATAAATCTCAAATATACCAAACGCGTACTAAACGGTGATAGATCTTAAGGTCTATATAGTTCAAAAATTGCAAATAATTCTACGACTCAAATATATAGCATATTCAATGATCGAAAGCAAACATATGATTATCGTTGGTGTAATTATATGCGCATTAATGGCGTATTATTTTTATAGCGAATTGACTAAAATGAAAAAAATAGTAGATCCTATTCATCACAAATCCCTTTCTATGGAATTAAGACTCGGTGAATTAGAAAAAAAGATTAATACAAATGTGTCAAAAAGAAAAATAAATACACATTCTCCACCGTTATCGATCACATATAATTCTTCTGATATCGGGAGAAATCAATTGAGTGTGATATATGATGAAAATATTCGAGAATCAGAAGCGAATAGGCTTTTAAAGAACATAGAGAATAAAAATAAGCGGCAAACGGTGGCTCAAAATATGCATTCATGTCCGGCAAAAGAATACAACGATTTGTTAGTAGATTTGAGTGAATCAGATAAACAGTCTTTGAAACAACAAATTGATGCAGCAAAACAAGACGATTTATTTGGGGGTGACACGGCTAGATCGGCAAGTAACTCAGGATATGATTCTGATATCATGAGATATGTATCAGAATCATTGTATTACGCCGACTTACCATCCGACGGTTCACAATTATCTGACATTCCAAAACCGCTAAAACGGTCAGGGTTAGGATCAAATGTGATGTCAAAAATAACGTTAAAACATAAAAATGAATTAAAAAAATAAATTATGTATAAAATCTCATTTAACATTAGACATGGATAATTCAAGAAAAAAAAGATTAGGAGGAAATAATGTGTACTACCCGGATGGTTGTCCAGCGATAATGGATGACGGCAGATTTATTACTTATTTTGGTTCCACAAACGAACTTACTGAAACTATGCAAAAAATGAACGGATTTCGTAGTTCCAATCAATTTCGAACGTTTATGCAAAAAAACGGGCAACGATTTATGGACGCTGAACGAGAATATCAAAACAGAACCAATACATGTTCGCCAAGAACAGCATGCAGTGAAGGATGGTATGATTTATGGACCATTAAAGATGGTTATTGGGGTAACGATTATTCATCCGAAATAACTCTCAATCGTTAATATAATGTATTATATTAACAATTGTCTATTTTTGATTTCTATTTTTTTAACATGCGGTATTTCACCTTTTCTATGTTCAGAACCCTTGTCTAATATTACATGTGTGACAGATTTAGGTATATTACCGCACAACTGGCAAGAAAATTTTGCACCAAATGTTATTTTTTGTACACCTAACGGAATCGCCTTTTTTATAGTTTTATTGAATGCGTTGCCAAATTTTATTTCAATAACTGAATCTGGAATGCAACCGACAATAGACGAATTAAAACGAGTGCCAAATTCTAAATGCGTGACACCATATGGTATAGAGCCAGGACTTATTCCACATTCTAAAATGAATAACATTCTCACTGAATTGGGAATCATCCCCTGTGATATTACCCCATATTCAAATTTAAGTTTCAAAGTGGTCACTGTCGAAGGTATGGATAATGATATTCTAACAGCATGTCCACGAATAGACAGTACTTTAACAGGTGGTATTATTGAATTTTTTACCAAATAAAGACTCCTCAACGATAACCTCTCGACACTCTTGGGAAAACCTTTTTCTAAACTCTGATTAAATGAATCCCCGAATTTAAGAGTGATAACACTATCAGGAATTCCAAATACTGGATTTTTTGAATCAGAATCGTCAATAATCGGTTTATTAAATTCATATCCAAATTTTAAATCGGTTACACCATATGGAATACTGTTGATTATGTTTTGGTTAAATATCATACCAAATTCCAATCTGCGAACACTTTTAGGTATCATACCATCTATTTGTTCATTAAAAAATTCTCCAAAAAATAATTCTGTTACGCTGTTTGGAATATGTATTTTATAATTGGTACGTATTGCTTTGACATTTTTTGGCAAAATACACAATGGAATTTCATGACCACAATAATAATTAACCCCCATGAATTTTGGCAAAATACGTGATAGAATTTCATGACCAGAGTAATAATTAACCCCTATGAATTTTGGCGGACTTTCGATTATGATTCGCGTAAAATTATGATACAACTTGTTATGAATTATTTCGTCTATATACATAGGTTCGTCGTAACAAATTATCACTCGTTTCGGATACATTTTTTTATTAGTTGATGTCAAACATATCTTGTCTTTCGAACTCAATGTTAAACAAATACTAATAAAAGAATCATCAATAATGTCTTCCATTTTATGATAATATATGACTAATACATTATCATGAACTAAATAATTTTCAATTTTTTTAACAGAGCAACAAAGTACCCACTAACCCATTCGTTTCATTATTTGGACCTGACGCAAAGTATATATTACGACCATATGCCAATCCCCAAAGTCCATCAATGATAACATCCACGCCACATCTATCCCTCAACCTACCAACGAACACACCGCGACTGGTGTAAACACCGATCGTACCATCACCAAAATTACCTATCAAAAATATACCGCATCCTGTACAAGTCTGAGCATATGTATCTTCTCTCAAGCGAAGAATGCTCCAGGGTGAATTAAGATATCCACCACTCAAAAATCTGCCTAAAAATACTCCCTGAACGCTAAACATACTTATAAATCCATTTCCAAGACCAGATACATCATCTTCAGCGTTACTATCTTGTTTTGCATATGACACATATAATTTCCCACAAATGTATGTTATGTTAAACGGTGCGTAACCGATTGGCAATGCTGGATCAATAAATGGATATCCAGCCAGTAAATTAAAATTATCATCAAAAACATCAATACGATTATTATGAAAATCTGCTACATACAAATTATTATTAGCTATTGCGAGTCCTTTGTAAATTGCGTTCACACTTGATCGATCAACAACGATGATAGTACTTGTTGCGTTGACAGTTGCGTTATATCCAGAAACAGTTCCGTCCTCTGTGCATGTTATCAATGTTGCCGGTCCACTTACCATCCCGTTCGTAACAACAAAATTTGTCCCCGTATTAACAACTAATCCGGTAGGTGACCCAGTTCCTGTCGACGCTGGTGGTACCGTTATTATAGTTAGTAATGGTACTCCATTAAGATTATATGTGGTGATCAAACCAGTGCCATTGTCTGCTACCCATAACCGTCCTGAATAATTTACGATACCCCATGGATTTACTAAATTTACATCTTGATTTGGTGCAACATTGGGTTGATTCGAAACTAGATTTGTAATGATAAAATTTTCATCCACAATGCATTTCTTTTCTTGGCGACAACAATCATCGCTCGATGAAGATGAAGAACTTGATGAACAATATTTTCTGCATTTGTATCTGCACGACATTTCTTATATGTATATTACTTATAAAAAATATAGCAAGCACGGTGATTACATTAGTCTGTTTGATATTGTGACCAATTGATAAGTATGTAACAAATATCTCTCATAACCAAAAACTGTCATATTTATAGTGTTAATGAAATTTTGATAGGTGTTCAAAATAAATGGGGCCAAATAGTTATTAAAATTTTCAACAAAAATATGATTGTCATCGATAATAATCATCTTAACACTTTTGATGATATTTAAAATTGGTATTAGCAAGTCTTTATCATTCGTTATTTTCTGTTCCGGATCGTTGCTATTATCATATATTTTGGTATAAAATTTGATGGCTCTTTTGGGTAGGATGTTATTCAAATACATATCCAATGTTGTATTATTAAATCTCGTTTGCAGAATTTCGCCAAGTACATTATTTGAAAAGTCATCATTTTTGATCAGGATATTTGTGGCATCCGATTTTTGAATAGAATTATATATCTGGCGCAAAATGATATTTTTGATAGCTGGAGTGATGATTAAGTTGATAAGATAGATAAGTTGGTCTCGTTGTTCTGCTAAAATTGGATTATCATCTAAGGATCGTGGCAAATTGTTGCGAAGTTCGATATAATCTTTAACAATAGCCATGTAATCTGCAATGACGGTAATATTTTCTTTGTTGTTTCGGGGATCAGTTTGGAGATATCGTTCTAATACGTAACCTATTCTAAAAAAGATCAGTGACGGGGTATTCAAAATATCTTTACTAAAATAATTTTCCCAGATACTGATATTCATTTCAACCATACTATCATCATACACTCTATTTGTACCTTTACTTATCTTATCAAACGAATTTTCGTAAAAATTGGTCAAAGTGAACGATGATTCTCTACTCTCAACTGTATCAACGATATTTTGTACCGCGCGCATGTAAAATGATTTAAACAAGTCATTTTCCATATCATCATCTTGTGGCAAGACTATTTCTATGTTTTTGATCTTATTTGAAATCAATCCTTTACGTACGTTTAATGCGGCAATAGCAGAATCAATGACAGGAATTTGCAGAGGTTTAGAGTCCTTCTCTTTCGTCAAACCATCAATTTGATTTTGGATGATCTCTATTTCCTTCTGAAACTTTGATATTTTTCGCTGATTAACATCTTTAAGATCACTTGCAGCCATCTTCTCCAAATTATCACCAAAACTGGTACTGATAATTTTATTTAACCCGGGATCATTTGGGCCGACTTGATACAAATCAACTGGATAGATGTTATTTTTGTCAGAAACATTGCTAATAATTCTTTTAATTTTGTCTTTCAATTCTGATGTGATATTATATCGATAATTTTCGGTATAAATGTAGAACATATGATTATACATTGCAATTTGTATTGGAACTCCTAGTGTGATATTTTTAATGATGTTGTTATTGAATTTTTCATTTCGCAATCTTGAAATCAATACATCATTAAATGGTTTCGAAAATTTCTCCAATGCATTTTTGATGGGATTTTCATTTAAGAAATTTAAATGACGAGACAGATCTTGTATGATTGTATCAAGTGGGGTCTTACCTTCGTTGTTTTTGATTGCAACTGCGCCATTATCGACTAAAAGTTTTACTAGTTGGGGATGACCCATCTCGACTGCCAGATGCAATGGAGTTTCGCCATCGGAATTTTTACTATTGATTGTATCAGATGTTATTGATTGTTTCACGACTGCAGGATTGATATTGTAGCATTTCTTGGCGTTAGTATTTGAAGAATTCTCTGAAAAGTAGTCAATATCATACAGATAATGAATAAATGGATCATCTTTTGTGGCATAATCGAGTTGTGTAGGTTGTTGTTCTACATGTGACATTTGAAATTCCAAATTTGCATAGGTTTTATTTTGAGTCAATATATTTTCTAGCGCCTTTTTTTCTACAGAATTTAATACCATTTGCAAATAATCATTCTGTTTAAAAAATGGAATTTCCGGAATGTTGTATTTGAAGTTATTGACTTTATTATAAACCCAATCGATGACCGATTTTTTGACCGCAAAATCGATGATATCGATGATGATTTTGTCAGTCACTTGTCCAATAACTATTAATGTAGGGATGTCCGATAATTTTGTATATTGCGCGTCACCCAATGCGATGTTTTTGAGTTTAGGATAGAATCCTATTTGGTTTGCAGGTTGGTTGTAGTAAGTGATCGTTCGTTCGAGTATCTCTTGTTTTACTAATTTTATGTGGTCATCGAGTAAAGATTTGATGGATAAGGGCATTCCGGTTGCCCAGATGGCGTCAATATCAAAATCGTTCTCTAAAAAAGCAATGAATGCATCTTTGTATCTAATGGTTTCTGGTCCGGCTCCAGGAATTCCAGGTCCAGCAGCAGGTACATAATCTAAAAATTCTCCAGCGATACTGTTTTGTACCTCTATATAATTTGGTCCAGGAATAACATTTAGTTGGTTATTATCTCCAGCAGCAGGAACATTAGAAATGATTCCTGTTCTTGTAAGTAACATATCACGATATTTATCGTTAGCAAAATCGAATGATGATAACGGAAGAATATTGCCGATTGGTATATGTGCTCCAGCGTAAAAGTTAATCGCATTGATCGTATATTTCTGCAATGTCGCAGTTATTTTGTCGTTGGCCAAGTTTTCTGATAAACTTGTGGGTACATTGATCATTGGCAAATTATTATCGAACACATTTGTTCCTTTCTTAGATAATAACGCATATGAGTTATTTCGGTTAATAAAATCAACAACTTTGTTATGATATTCGGTAATTCTTGCTACAAATTGCGTGCTATTTTTGATAAGCATATTCACGTTTTGCGTTAATTTTTTTTGTCCAGCAACTAATGACGAGGATGTGGGATCCGTTATGTCGACAAATGCGTCATATTCAACTGTGCCAACCTTACTCATATTCTGTTCGAAATCATTCACATCTTTGACCATATAAAATAACTCAGCAATTAGGGTCGGTAAATAGATTTGCGGAATGTAATAATAAAAATTCTTAGAGATAGACCAATTAATATCAGACATTATCTCATTTACTTTTCTAATTCGAACGTTGATGGTATTAATATTTCTGATCACAAGCCTATAATTTGCTCCGATACGTTCTGTGATAAAAAATGATGCGGGTATTTCGTCTCTGCGGACGGCATCGAGTAAATCAGAATTGTTAATTAATTGAATTTGATCGATTATTGATTGATAATTTTTTCGGACGTTGTTAGTACCTAAAAATTTATTGACCTGTTCGTCAAATTCTTTGTTTTGTATCACTTTCAAGAATTCGTTAAATACCGGATTCATTGCTTCGGCGATATCTAGTCGAAGATTATGAGTTCGCCCTAACTTAAAATCATCCGGTTCTAGCAGGACATTTACGGGAAATATTTTTAATAATCGGGCATGTACATTATTAATAACGGATGGATCGACGTTTCCTTGTTCTATAAAAGTTTTAAACCATGAAACAAGAGGATTATTAATATCCCATTTTACCGTTTCATATTTTTGAAGCAGGTCGATATTATTTGGATTCATCATATCTAATCCATCAGGTATTATCAAACTGTAAAGAAGAGAATTGTCTATCTTAGGTAATCGTTTTTTATTGTCGCGGGTATATCCAAATATTTTTTTAATAGATTGATTTATTGCTTTTCTGTTTCGATATTTCCGAAGATTTTGAGAAATTTGTTGACATAATGATGCTATCATGACTTCGATATTATTTTCAAAGAATTTGTAAAAAATTTTCATAGTGACGATCAACAGTGGAAACTCTTTTCTAAAACTTTCAGTGAATACTTCGTCAACGTGCTTCCATAAATCCTTGAACGGACGATCGAAAGCTGTGATGTATGTAAACATACTATAAAAACCGTCATGATTTATGTTATTCGCAACTTGGCGGATGGCATCAAAAATACGGAAGATATCTATATATGTCAGACGTTTTCTTAACGGACTAATAATGTATCCAGATATTGCTGACTCTGGAACGCCTGATAAAAACAAGGGATATCCCTGTGCCAAGACTGGATTATTGGCAGTTCCAGCTGGCGGATTGAATATAGCGAACCATTTATTCGCGTTGGGGCTACCTGCGCTTGTCATATCCCTATTTATTGGTTTTTTTGATAAACCATAATCAATAATCGATCTACTAAAAAAAAGGTCGTCATTTCCGCCTGCACTTACGAATTCCTTCCGAAACATTTGCAAATAAGGATAACGTGCAAATATATTCCTGAATTCAGTATTGGTTAATCCTTGTATATCAGACGGCCGAATAGGGGCACTTAGATTTCCCGGAATGTCATAAGTTATCATCGCTGTCATGTTATTGTTCAAAAAATTTGTCAGTGTTAAGTTACCGTTCAATATATCTATCTCTTCTATGGTCTTTTGTAGATATTCAAAAAGTATTGGTCGGTAACTTTTTTTTAAAAATTTATTTATCAGAACCGGATCTTTAAATAATAAATATGCATCATCAACATTATCTGCTTTAATTTTATCCGGTATTCCAGCTAATCCGGGTTGATTCATCATATTTTGCGCAGGATTATATTGTCTCCGTTGTGTGTATATATTGTATGCCTCTGCTGACATGAACTTCATCTTACTCATAATCGTATCTACCATAACAGTACATGGATTTTCCGTGAACTCCTTATTTGCGATTAACAACGATAATATTTTGCTGTACAATATATCTTTTCCATCTTCAAACGTCATTTTAATCTGTTCCGTTTTAAGATTATTCAAATCAGCGGCGATGTCGATCATCATCTTATTGATGCTACTATCTGTAGGATCCAGAATCTCTGCTTCCTTCTTTTTCAAATTTTCGCCTATTTTTTGAATAGATTGATCAGTTTCGTTAGGCATAATTTTTTCGTATGCAGTTAATCCTGGTCCCCATCCCGTATTATTTGATCTAAACGTAATCGGATTGGTTGCAGTTCTTAATAAATCCTTTTTAACGTCATCTGTCATGTTATCAATTATTAACTCTAATCCATTTTGTTGTTCTTTCAAATCACCAGTATAATTTGGATCCTCAGCCACGTCCGTAAAAATCTTCGTTATTTTATCCTCTAAATCTCGCTCAGTAGAACTGTTTTCATACATATCAGCAACCTTGTCAATGGTATTGATCAAATGGACAAGATCATTTTTAGTATTAGGATCAGTGTTAAGTATCTTCATAATTTCACTTTCGGCTTCTATTAATGCTTCAGAGAGCAGTCTATCATCTATTTTTTGCGATGGAACTAGATCTCCGGGTTTGACGTCGTTGGGACATTCAACTCGGCTTCCACTGATGGCATAATGCAATGGGGTATTATTTGAACTATCTTTCCTTACCATAACAGTTTTTTTATCAACAAAGAACTTAATAATATCTTCATTTTGTAATTGTGCTGCTAAATGGATAGGCCAAACATTACTTGCATCTGGTAGATCATATGGTGCCCCCATTGAATCTAAATACCTAATTAATTCTAACTTTGCGGCGTCATTGGCTATTTTGTCATTCAATTCAAGCACAACATGAAACGGGGTCTTTCGAGTACCACCTTCGATCAAATTTAACCTATTTTTGTGTTCAATAACAAATGATCTTATTTTGTTAATATCTCCACTTTTAAGTTCTGTAAAAAAGTTTTCGGATATTGTATCAGGTATCACTTTTTCTGGATTTTGATCTAGTATTGGATATTGTTGTCTTTTCATCATACCTAATTATACTTACGAACGATAAAAAATGGCAATTTTCAACAAAAAAAATTGAAAAAATAGTTTTCAGGCAGTTACATCAGTATTAGTAGTATTAATACATCCCATGAATAAGCAGACATCACAATCTAAAAAGATAGCTCCTGGTCCATTGGATTGTCCCATTGATTTGCAACGTGTTCGTGCAGCGCTGTTGACAAGAAAACACGAATTAGAAAAAGAATTGGAAGATGCGGGAATTTCAATCAAAACGCCAGACAACGGCACAAAACCCCCAAAGACCCCAATTTGCAAGTTTCACAATTTGGAAGGAGGATGTACCAGAAAGGGTTGTACTTTTGGACATCCTGCTAAGGACGACAAAAAGACCAAAAATACCATCTGTAAATTTCATCTTAAAGGAGGTTGCACCAAAGAAGAATGTCCCTTTGAGCACCCTAAACGTGGAATCTGCAATTATAATTCTAAGGAAGGAGGTTGCACCAAAAAAGGATGTTCTTTTGAGCATCCTAAACGTATAATCTGTAATTATGATTCTAAGGAAGGAGGATGCACCAAAAAAGGATGTCCTTTTGAGCATCCTAAACGTACTGCGACAGTCCTTCAATCGGAAAATGCTTTTATGGACATCTTGAAGAAATTTAAGGATGATTTGGGAGCTTTGTCATTGACAGAATCAGATCCCCTTGAAATTCAAAAATCTTGTTTGAGAGAAATAGAATCGTTTGAAAAAGTTATGCTAACATTTGCGACAAAATAGATTCATGGAACTAAATTTAATAAATTTAATTTCATAAAAAATTGAAATTTTTTTTTACAGGGCATTCCATTATTAATCTAATCATCAACAACCAAATGTCTACAGCAAACGTACCAAAACCACAGAACAAAAAACCTTTTGTTGCAAAACAAAATCATCGACCTGCAAAAATTACGCAAGATAACGAAAAGGAAGATTTCGAACTATTTTTGAAGATGAAATCTTTAGGAATTGATCAATCTGATTTTGACTTGTTCACGAATTATGCAAAGATGGCAGGAAACACTCCCATCACTGTGGAGGGCTTTAAAGAATTCAAAATCAGATACGATGCGTTCCAAGAATTTAAGTTGATGCAACAAAACAAACAAAAGGAAGCATCCGGCCCTAAAAAAGCTGCTCCACAGAAACAAGTTGAAAAAGTTGTTGCTCAGAAACAAGTTGAAAACTATGTCCCGCAAAAACAAGTTGAAAAAGTTGTTGCTCAGAAACAAGTTGAAAAAGTTGTTGCTCGGAAACCAGTGGAACCTCTTTCTGAAAAAGAAAAATTGAGGAAACTGATGCAGGACAACATTGATTCGTTAGAAAAATCGTTAGGTGATCCAAATGCAGAGGATCATGCTACGAAAGAATCGCTTATTAAATTTTTACGACTAAAAATGATTGCGTTGCAATAGAAATGTTCTTTTTTAGATAAATATTTTATTAAAAAAAAAATGAAAAAATGACTTACAGGCAGTTCTATATATGTTCTATGTGCAATAACTCTGCATACAGCTATGTATCATTTTAAAGGAAGATTTGGCGACCTACGTGACCTTGATGAAAGTGCGTTGTATGCAGAGCCCAAACAAGAACACCAATATTCTTCTCATGAGCAAATCGATAAATTGCACGGTGACATTCGTGACCTAGAATTATTGAAAGAACAGGCCGAAAAATCAATGTGTAGATATGAAAACACTCCAGGAGGATGCGCACGGGATAATTGTCCATGGCAACATAAACAACCGAGAATGAACGCATCAATCGATAAATTGAATGCTCAGATTCATTTTCTAGAAGGATTGAAAAAACGGGCAGCGACCAAGATGTGCAAATATGAAAATGATCCAAAATATCCAAAAGGATGCACGAGGGACGATTGTACATGGCAACACGAAAAACCGAAAAAGATGGTGCCTCCACATTTAACTTTTGCTGAAAAGTCACGCACTCAGTGCAAGTGGGAACTCAAAGACGTAACAAATGAAAAAACAGGCGAAATTATAAGAAAAGGATTTTGTACCAAATGGACTTGTCCGTTTTATCATCAACGCAAACAACAACCTCATTTTGACACTGACGATCAACCAGATGTCTCTGATAATTATGTTCTTTTTCCTGACGTTCATCATTCGCAATCTGAATCGATGATGGATAAAATACATCCTGAAAATTTCGGAGTTTCTGAAAAATTCGATATGCCCGTTAAAAAACAAGGAAAGATTGTATTGAATGACGACGACGCAACGTTCTCCAGTTTTAATAACAGCTTGATAGAACTTGAAAAGGAACTCGACGAATTTAAGGCAACCGATGGAATTTTGTTAGATATTCGTGCTAGGAGTCTTGAGTTAATTCGTGGCGCTCTTAATGATGAAGACGAAGACGACTGCAAAGTTGATCATAGTTTACTTACGCCACAAACACATTGCCCCAATTGTGATTTATTTGTTTGCAAAGGTAACTCAACATTGTCGCTCACAGATGCTATAAATTTATGTGCTGGACCTCCAAAAGATATTTCTCCTCCAAAACTTGAACCCGACGAGATGTGGGTTAGAGCTAAAAATATGGATTGGGGTAGATCCGAAGACGAAGATGAAAATTAATTCATATCAAAATGTATCAGAACCTGGCGCATTTTGATAAAAAAATTGAAATAATATTATTTAGGATAATCCTTTTAAATAATTGGGATAACAAACATGTCTTTTCAAGGATCTAAACAAGTTCGAACCGATACCAAGAGCGTTGAAATGTATCAACGATTGGTGGATATGGGGATGAAAAAGGTGACTCCAGTAGATTTAGATGCGTTAATGAGGATGGTTGGCTCGGGTAGAACAGATATAACTCTTCAAACGTTTGAAGATTTTAAAAAAATCCCTCCGTCGAATTTGGACATATTGGTACAGACGAATGATTCAAAAAAAATGATTCCATCTGATTCGGATTTGGACACATTGGCACAGATGAGTGATTTGGGAATAACAGATATAAATCCCCAAACGTTTGAAGATTTTAAAAGTTTCAAATCTATGGCAGAATCCAAAAACCAAGTTGTATTGGGAAGTGAACAGATCCCCATGCTCGAAAAAAAACAACCTTTTGCGACAAAGAAGAAACGACCTACTGTACCAAAAAAGAAAAGACATCATCCGTTTAAGGAGGAAACAGTTCAAATTGCGAAAGAAGAACCAGTTCAAATTGCAAAAGAAGAACCTGTTCAAATTGCAAAAGAAGAACCTGTTCAAATTGCGAAGATCGCGAAAGAAGAACCTGTTCAAAAACAGGCTGTAAACGAAATGAAGAATATGATTTCTACAAAAATAGCTTTGTGGGAAAGGATGACATTGAGAATCGACGATTGTGAAAAAGAATTAGCTATTCAACTGATGATTGCTAATTTTCGGCAAATTTTAGATGAACTAAATAAATTGTAGATCCTGATCTCCATAAATTATATAGATCAGGATAAAAGTTTTTTAATTAGCTCATCTACTAAAATGGAGTAGATTATGATTATCAATTCTTTTGGTAACGGAGTCTTATTTTCTTCGGCCATATTGCAAGATAGTAATCTGATCATATTTTTTACATATGGATTGATAGCAGGAAGAGATAAATAATATGCTGTTATGTTGCGTCTGAAGGATAAATACGCAATTTTGAAAGCACGATTGTTAGATGCGGTGATATTAAAACATATTTTTTGTTGTACTATCTTTTTGATCAAATCTAGGTTACCATTTTGACTACATAATCCGACGATCCGATGATCGGATGGTAGTCGAAGATCTGAATTAGGGGCAGTCATCAGATAATGATGATGGAATTGATCGTATAGATGGTTATTATTGGCGCTAATTATGAAGGACAACATCTCTGAATTCATATATTTCATCATTTCGTGCACTGTATAATATTCGCCAATATTTATCTTGCCTTTCTTTATTATTTTGTGTAATATTGGATAAAATAACGTGCGTTGGCTGACTTTTTTAATTAAAAATCCATATATTTTTTTGTCTTCATCCGAAAGCTTTCTTACAAAATTATGTATCATAACATGAACCGTTTTAACAATAGTGTTGTCACAATATTCGTTATCTACCCCATCGCATTTTTGTGTTAACAAATTTACCAATTGATAATTTCCTTTTGTGACAGAAATAAAAAGAGGATGATCTTCTAGTTTATAATTATGTATGTTGAATGCTTGTTCGCCAAATTGCATAGTTTTGCAAGCATAATTTGTATGGATTTCTTTCTTTTTGAGTAAAGTATCTAAATGTCACATTTTCTTGTTTACATATGAAATTTATTGCAGTCATATCCCATTTAAATGATGAAATGAAATGATCATACAATTCTATGATTCGTTTGCTGTTATCGTCGTTCGATAAATTTTCGATCATCTCAATGTCTCCGTTAAGATACGCGACATTTAATACATTATAAAATATCCTGTTGTGGTTTCTTTTGATTGTCGTGGCAAAAACACTTATCCCTTCGTTAAATGCGTTGATATATACATTTAACAACTTCAAATTTTGAATATTATGCAATTGTTTTATGATTCCCGATAGTAATGGATCCTGAAGTAGTTGCAAATATTTTTTTGCGGTACATAAATCGATCAAATTTATATGGCTTAGATATTCAAATTCTGATATTTTACCGTTAGCTAATAACATTTCAAGGAGTTTGTTTCGATCTTTTTTTGACAAAAATTGTATTATCGTATTGGTACGACCAAATAATTGTATTGTTTCCTTATCATTGGCAAGTTCCTTGATAATAACTGTCGCATCTTCGAATTTTGATGTAAATTTTTGATGATAATAGTCATCGAATAGTAATGTTTCGGCCATTAGTTGATAATTGAGTAATATAAATACCTATTTTGTAGTGCAAATATCAATTTTTTTTGAATATTATGATTTATATATTCATATGAATCATAATACTTTAATGTCTTCTGCAACCACATTTACATTTGCGTTTCTTTTTACAACATTCAACGATGACGTATTCGACGCGCGGTGGTTCGCAACATGGTTTAGCACATGGGTTGCAACATGGTTTTGGGTCGCAGCATGGTTCGCAACATATGATAGGAACGTTACAGCATTTTAATGGAACTTCTTTACAGCATTTCTTTGGACACGGATCACAGCATTTCTTTGGACAGGGATCGCAGCATTTCTTTTTTTCGCACTTGTCACAGCATTTTCTGCCATGGTTGTGATCATCGTTATGGTGATGGGACATTATATAAGTAATATACAAAAAAATATATTTATCAACAGACTTTACCCACCATAATAATTATATATTTTGAACTCATTATTTCAAAAGCAAATGTTTGAACGCATTAAATATGTTAAATGATCGATATTTGCATAAATAAGATATTGGATGTACCAATATTTATCTACTCACGTGCTACCAAGAAATTTACATCGACAAGACATCAAATGATCGAACACTTACACGTTCAAATCTCTTGCCAGAAACTTTGAACGATCAAATATTGGTGGATCCAAATCTCGCGGCAATTCTCTTGCCAGTAACATTGAATAATCAAATATTAGCACGTTCAAATCTCTCGGCAATTCTCTTGCCAGAAACTTTGAACGATCAAATATTGGTGCATTCAAATCTCTCGGCAATTCTCTTGCCAGTAACATTGAATAATCAAATAATAGCACGTTTAAATCTCTCGGCAATTCTCTTGCCAGTAACATTGAATAATCAATATTAGCACGTTCAAATCTCTCGGCAATTCTCTTGCCAGTAACATTGAACAATCAAATATTAGTGCATTCGAATCTCTCGGCAATTTTCTTGCCAGTAACATTGAATAATCAAATAATAGCACGTTCAAAGCTCTCGGCAATTCTCTTGCCAGTAACATTGAATAATCAATAATAGCACGTTCAAATCTCTCGGCAATTCTCTTGCCAGTAACATTGAATAATCAAATATTGGCACGTTCAAATCTCTCGGCAATTCTCTTGCCAGTAACATTGAACAATCAAATATTGGTGCATTCAAATCTCTCGGCAATTCTCTTGCCAGTAACATTGAATAATCAAATAATAGCACGTTCAAAGCTATCGGCAATTCTCTTGCCAGTAACATTGAATAATCAAATATTGGCACGTTCAAATCTCTCGGCAATTCTCTTGCCAGTAACATTGAACAATCAAATATTGGTGCATTCAAATCTCTCGGCAATTCTCTTGCCAGTAACATTGAACGATCAAACATTGATGCATTCAAATCTCTCGGCAAGAGAATTGCCAGAAACTTTGAACGATCAAATATTGATGCATTCAAAGCTCCCGGCAATTCTCTTGCCAGCAATATTGAGCGGTCAAATCTTCTGGCAAATTTTTGTTAGTAATATCGAACGAGCAATTCTCTCGCCAGAAACTTTGAATGTACCGATATTAGTCTGTTCAAAGTGACATCAAGAAATTTGCATTGACGATATTTTGAAGGTGCCAATGTTGGTCCATTCAACACGATATCAATAAATTTGTATCGATGAGACTTTGAACGTGCCAATATCAATCCATTCTACGCATTATTAATAAAATCACAATAATAAGATAAAAAAAGTGAAAATTAGATTCTCAGGATGGCCCATCAATCTGTTTTAGTCACAAACACCCATATGAATCCTAAAATTGTGCCCCAGGAAGAAATTTTGGCAATAAGCGACTTTCTCAGCCAAAATGATGTTCCGGCCAAATCCCGTATTACGTATACGGTCGAATCACATGGGTGTAACATAAAGTTCGATAACAAAGTTGTTCAGGTCACTTACTTTAATAACAAAATCAATTGTGTTTGGGAAGACGGCATCATTGTTCAAGAAAAGTTTGAAAATCTCCTCATGATCCTCATTGAAATTATTACAAAGGGTACATTGATCAATCATTGTTTAGAAACGTGTCAAAACTATTATTGCACATCAATTCATCCACCAACACGACAACAAATATGTAAGAATCTGCAGTGCGCTGAAGACAAATGTTTTAAAATTCATGCAGATGGAAGAGAACGTTGTATGAGAGGGTGGGATTGTTTATTTAAAGGATGTCATCTGTTTCATCCAGTTGAACGAAAGATTGATTTTCCTGGTGATAATATTTCCACAAATCCTTTCTTATCAGCTGTTCCATCGATATCTAACAATCCATTCTTGTCAGTTCCAGTTGCAGCACCTAACAATCCATTTTTTGCATCACCGCAAAATCCATTTTTAGTACCAAGAACACCATCTCCGCCAATGTACGCGCCCGTTCCTCAGCGAACGATTTTGGCGGATGATCTCAAACATGAAACTCCACTTGTACCTATTCGAAATTCGTCGACAAATGTACCTATTCAGAAACCAGTAGAAACAGTTGTATTTCCCGTTAATCAGAAACCAGTAGAAACAGTTTCGATAAAAGTCCCCACGGAAAAAATTGTTGCACCTAACGAGAATGCACAACTTTGCAAGTGTAAAGATGAGAAATGCATCCAGAAACACATGCCATGGTGTAAATACGATGTCAGTTGTCGCGGATACAACGGTTCATGCAAATTTAGACATCACGAAAAGGTAATCTGCAGATGTGATGATGAATCGTGCGTCAAAGTTCACGTGCCGTGGTGCAGATATGGAGACAAATGTAAAAATCCAAGTTGTACTTACAGACACACAATAGCAAAATAATTTGATTAATTTATTATAAATAAATTAATCAAACCACTCACAATGAATTTTAAAATATTGATTAATCACATTGGAAGAAAACATGATAAGTACAATTTTAGGCTACCTATTTGAAATATTTTTTGGCCACATAATTGCTGACTTCATAATCGGAGTTTACCATTGGATTAAAGATACATATTTTGATCCACATACGCCAGTATTAGGAGGAATATTCATTTGGAGCAGTAGATTACATCATATTCGACCGCAATATGTCACTACCTTTTGTGATTATGATTTATTTGTAAGTTCGGCTAAATGGACATTACTATGGATGGCACCTGTTTTTTATTACATAGAATTTTCATCATTTACCGTTACAATGTTTTTGACAATTTCATTGAATGATGTTGTTCATAAATATGCACATATGTCCGATGCGGAAAGACCAGAATGGGCAACTTTTCTGCAAAACATAAATGTCTTTCAATCAGCCGAAGAGCATCATCTACATCATACACATCCACATATTACCCACTACTGTCCAATAACTCCATTTGTCAACGAAACGCTCGAAAATTATAACTTTTGGAGGAAATTAGAAGATCTTATCGAAGCTAAATTTAATATCAAACCTAGAGAAAAAGAAAATCATTTCGTAGAAGACAAACGATATCCTGCTGGGATCAAATTTCTACATAAAAAATAACAGATCAAACTAGTCTGACGTATAAAAAATTTATAATGTTACAATAAATGTTATCGTACTTCTCAATTTTATTTATAGGTGCCCTAATATATCTAGTAGTCACCTCTAAATCACCAGATACAATAGTTAACGAAATGCGACAGCCATCGCCACGAGCATCAGATGATGAAATAATCGTCACATACAAATGTAAAAAATACAATCTTACCGAATTTGCATTGAGTCATCCAGGAGGAAAGGATGTATTGTTAGAAAACAATGGCAAGAACATCGAAGAGTTAATGGACGACGTAGGACATAGCAAGAGTGCTTACAAGATGCTCGAAAAATATTTAATCAAATAAAAATATATTTTCGAAAATATATTTTTATTTAGAAGGATACGAATTTCGCTGGAGAATTCGATATCTTGTAGAACTATTTTAATCGAGATTTTGTAATTGGACGAAAACGTGTTGGAATTATATTTTCGAAAATATAATTTTATTTAGAAGGATACGAATTTCGCTAGAGAATTCGATATCTTGTAGAACTATTTTAATCGAGATTTTGTAATTGGACGAAAACGTGTTGGAATAATACTCTGATTACGAATGGGTCAGAAGAACTGCGCTCGAGAATTCTATACTTGACGCCAGTGATTGATGTATTGTCCGCTGGAATTGCAATTCCAGCAGAATTACTTTGACATAATCCGCCAACAACACAATTTCCATCATCACGTACATAAATTTTTCCAAGTAACCCGACCGGGATCCATTTTGGATCTTGTGATCGAGGTACATATGGTTCAGATCCGCGTGGACGATGTCTATGAGCTGGTACAACAACGTTGACTGCTTGTACACCTTCTAATTTTCCTTTTAATGTGTTTGTAAAGGTCTGAACAATACTATCATTTGAATGAGGAACTATGTCTTGCTTCTTGATTCCATATTGCACTAAAATTGCTTCAATGCTTTGAGTTGGTAATTTTAAGTCATTTTGATTGATAGATTTTGATTTGTTGAGTGGTAAGTTTAATTTAGATACTAAATTGTTGATCGGCAAAGTAGGCAAGTTACCTGCTACATTGTTAACTGGCAAGTCTCCAGTTGGCAAATTACCTAGCACATCCGCAACAGATAGATCTTTAATTAATCCAGACGCTGCCAAATTTCCTACTAAACCAGCTACAGGAGAATTTCCTAACAATCCTGCTACAGGTAATTCAGAAACAGGAATACCAGATACAGGTAAAGCTGCTAACAAACCAGATACAGGTAAATTACCCAACAATCCTGCTGTTGGTGAACCTCCTAGCAAATTAGATACAGGTAAGTTACCTAACAAACCAGACACCGGTGAATTACCCAATAATCCTTTTGCTCCTAAAGTAGGGGCAAGTAAGCTTTCTAACAAAGTAGATGCGGGTAAATTAGCTAAATTTGCAAGGTTAGATACTGGTAAATTTGCCAAACCAGTTAACATATTTGTAAGAGTTACTTGTAATCTTGATGCTAAATTATCAATTGATATGTTTGTCAAATTTAATTTAGGAATTATATCCACGACTGGTAAGTTCAATCCTCTAGATAGATTGACGACAGGGACGTTTCCTAAGTTAAGTAAATCGGCTACTGGTAAATTTCCTAATTGTTCGACAGTTAAACCTAATGTTCCAGCTAAATCAGGGATTGGTAGATGAGTATCTATTAAAGTATCTACTAAGTTAGCAATTGGCATATTGATTTTGTTAGCTAATTCAGCAACAGTTATGTCACCAATGTATGTATTGAGAGCTAAATTAGCAATTTGTTCGCCGGTCAAGCCCAATACAAGAGCAAGAGGCAAGTTCAATAAAAATAACAATTGAGCTAAAGGTATTCCTGATTGTTGAGCCAAATCATGAACTGATACAGGTGTTGATGGATACACAATTGGCAATTGATTGATCAATGGTACTTCAGTTGGAATTATTGCGCCTAATCTGTTTACCAAATCAGAAACTGGCAAATTTCCCAAATAATTGTTTAAATTAACAGCTTTGACATTTGATGCTTTAACTTGTTTTGCGTTTAACAATGATAACAAATCTGTTAATGGTAAGTTGGCAGGATTTATTTTTGCAGCTGCTAATATTTGTTTTAATTGCGATACGACTAATGTTAGTGGATCGACATGTGCAGCTTTCAATTTTGATGATAAATCTTGGATGGAGTTGGCTGGCAATAGTCCTAATTGCGCAATCAAATTTGCAACTGGTAAGCTTGATAAGATGCTACCCACTGGTAAGCTTGACAACACACCGCCTAAATTGAGAGGCTTTTGTTGGATTAAATTTTTATTTTTTACAATTTGTGATTTGACAGCAGCTTGTGGTTTAACAATTGCTTGAGGTTTGGCAACTTGAGGCTTGGCAACTTGAGGCTTGGCAGAGGATAATTTAGACAGTAAGTCTTCAATTGCTTTATTTGTAGCAGCATTGATCATTTCGTTTTTGTCGGTGAACGTTTCAGTTAACGTAGTACCATATTGAGCTAATACTGCGTTTGCGCCGACAGTGAAGCTTGATTGAGTAATTGGACGTCCAAATGGATCTCGTTCGATGAGGTTAGGATCTCCTAATTCAGCTGCATCTGCGTTGACACATGCAGTACGGGAAGTAATCCCAATTACTTTGTCTTGTGATGTTGCATATTGAATTTTGTTGCCGTTAACTAATTCGACAAAATAACCAACTCTATCTTCATTATTAGGATTTCCATCATTCCATTCAAAATATTCAGCATAATCTGCATTACCTGTCGTGAAAACGTTAGTAATCATTTCGCCAGATGGTTGTGGTGTACCGAAGAGAGTAGTTCGAATGATAGCGCTAATTCCTTCTCCTGGAGTGCCAGTTGGAGTTGTACCTCCTGCTAATTGCCATGAAAATGGATCCAATCTTGAGCTACCAAAAGATCCCATGATGTGAGTTCCGACATCGTTGGTTTGGGTGAATAAACCTTCAGCGTGAGAGATTGGCGCATCCGCAGCAGTAAAAATACCTTCAGTGTGAGTAGCTGGTTCCAATGCAAAGGTAAAGATACCTTCAGTGTGAGTAGCTGGATCAATAGAAAAGGTAAAGATACCTTCTGAATGTGATGCGTCGTCTGTGGCAAATGTGAAAATTCCTTCAGCGTGAGATCCAGCTCCTGATGATTCAGTGTTTATTCCTTCAGCGTGTGCAGCATCATCTGTGGCGACTGTGGAGATACCTTCAGCAAAGGATGCAAATCCTAATGCGGTGTTGCTAAAACCAAATGCAGCAGAATTATTACCAACGTTTGCATTATCCCATTCATTATCAACAACTTCGCCAGCACGAAATGCGCCTCTATTTTTATCAAAAGTCAATCTACTTCCTGCTCCAAGATCAGGAATGTCACTCGCAAGAGCGGCGACCAAGTTTTTATTTATATCAGATCTGACTACCAAACCGGTAGGGATGATTTGATCGCAAACGGTTGCAAGAGGAGTGCCGTTTGGTGGCGCAGATATGGTGCAAATATTTAACTGTTTTTTCTCGTGTGAATGGCAACACTTTGACGACATATTTATGATGTTTCTTTATAAATTAATTATTACGATGGGAGACGATGTCCCTCCCCACCCATTTTTATCACCCATAAAATTGATAAAATTATGCCAAACAAGAAATGATTATGATCCATAAAACAAATTCAGAATATTGCGTACGCAAACATTGGTTCGTTCAAGGTGTTATTTCCTTTTTGAATATATTATTATTAGTCGCAACATCACAATTGTAGACCACTGTATTTGCATCACTATTAGATATAACATAAAATAATGAGAACTAAATATTCCTGATGCCAGTTAGATTTATGTGCTGCAAAAAATGGCTATATACGTCGGGGAAAAAATGGTCGGGCCATAATGTCAGGCAAAAATAGCCCAGCTCGTCGGGGAAAAAATGGTCGGGCCATACACATGGAAAATGATCCGGCTATACACCGGGTACATATCAAGGAAAATTTGTCAGTTGTGCACAAGAAAAGGAATACTCCGGTTATATATGGTCACTGTCGGGAACTGTTTCGATCCAGAATGATATCTTTATTAATGTTGAAAAATAATATCAAAAAACCGAAACGGCACTCCCAATGACGATCATATCTGATAAAATAGCTAGGATATATGAATACAGGTTCTGTATTGATTAAATCGATTATGTAATAGTATTATTAAAAAGTAAGATCAATTTAATAATAATAATATTGTTTTTGCGGTAATATTCTGTGCCGAGAATTATTATTTTTGGTATCATTTTATAAATATAATTATATTATGAAATGATATGTTGCATTAATCAACCATAATGTGATTCAGACGTTTATCAAATATATTTTTGATATCTTTTATCAATTTTTGTTCAGTATAATCGCCAGATAGATTAAAATCGTTTCCATTAGCAATAATTTTTTTGTTTTTTCTATTTGCGATTTCGTTACGTATATTTTTCCACAACACTATCGAGTTTGGAACGTATTTAATTTCCATAACAATTGTTAATTTTTTAAATATTTTTTGTTGTTTTACTATCGCAATATTTCTGTTTTCTTTGTTTGTCCGTGCAACATAATAATCATAGTACACGTACTCTGTTTTTCTCTTAGGTTGTTCATTTTTTTTCATAATAATTAATATATTATCATCTTTTTGATTTTCTGTTCGAACAACAACATGGCGGCATTTTACATCTAATTCATCAACAAGGATATCTACATTTTGTCGAGAATGATCTGCTATTATGCGCAATTCACATAATTCCTTATCTTGTTTCTTATTTAATTTGAGCAGTTTATTTAATTTAATGTTCCCTTTTTCCATTTTTTTATCTTGTTCTTTATTTATTTTGAGTAATTCATTCATATCTGATGATAATTTGATAATTCTATCATTTTTCCCTCTCAACAATGAATCATTTTTTTCTCTTTCTTTGGTTGAAAAATATTCGTTGACTATTTGGGATATTTCAACTGCAAATTCAGGTGATGCCCATGAAGCTATGTGTGTGATCAAAAGATTATGCACATATGTACCTCTAGTTTCATTGCCACCTGAATTTATGATAAAAGATAAATTTTTGATATCAATACAAGTATATGATGAGACTGATTTTACTATTTTTTTAGAATTTTTATTTTGAAACCATTTTTTTAATTCTTTTGTTGATCCCAGTTCCCTGCCGATTTCTTGACATAATTTTGTAGCATTAATGTAACCGTTTTTTTTCATAATAGTTACCGTAAATTTATTATATTTTCCGAGACTATAGTGTTCATTTATGTCCCTAAAGCATATTTCACGGATATCCTTGCCATCCTTTTTCATATCAATTTTAACGACTTTTTGTAATTGTTGTTTTTTTGATTCAACAAGAATATGTTTTCTCTTTTTTTCTAAGAAGATATTTTCATCATCATCAAAATTTTGGCTCGCATCCTCGGACGTTTCTGTTTCGCATTCTGATTGATTCGTATCCTCGGAGGTTTCTGTTCTGTATTCTGGTTGACTTGCGCTCTCAGACATTTCTGTATCGCATTTTGATTGACTATCATCATCGATTGTTTCTGTATAGCATTCCGATTGGTAATAATCCTCTGACGTTTCTGCGACATCCTCGCTATCAGATCGACTAACATGTTCGTTTGATTCTGACAAACTCGATTCATATATTTTCTTGCTTTTCTTATTCATTTGTTTCTTTGGCATTTAGCTAATCCTATATATGTAGGTCACGCTCGCGATAACAATTATTATTTCAATTTTTTAATCAAATAATCAACAATTATTTGATTAAAATAATTTATGGATTTACATCAATGAGATTTGCGTTGATAAGATTCTAAATATATCAACATTGGTGTGCTCAAAATATTGTCTCAAAAGAAATTCACATTGACAAGACAATGAATATGCGAATATTAGTCAAAATCAATACTGTTTAGGATTTGTTAAGATTTGCGTCGACGGAAGATTGAATGTGATAATATTGATCTATACCACATGACATAGAGATTTGTAAAGGTTTGCGTTGGCAAGGTTTTGTTTGTCAAGAAATTTTAAAGGTTAGCATAGATAGGACTCAAGGTTGCTGATTATTGGCTTATCCAAATGCCTCTCGAGAGATTTGCTTTGGCGTGACATTAATATACTAACGTTTGTCCGTTCGAACGATTGTTTTTTGGGAGAGTTTTATAAAGATCCATATTGGCGAAACTTTGAACGCGACGATATTTATCGACCCAAAATACTGTTAAGAGATTTGTAGAGATTGACATTGACTGAATTTTGAGGGTGTTTGGTGACGTCGGGTTTACCCAAAGTGTATGTCCTTCAAGAAATTATAAGAATTTACAACAAGTTGCGTTCAACTTTCAACGATCCAATGAATGTGACGTGCAATTTTTTAGCAACACGATGCGTTGCATTCGACTTTCAATGATCTATTGAATATGATATGCAAACCTCCAGCAAACATAATTCTTTGCGGCAACGTTGCGTTTAACTTTCAACAATCCGTCGAATATTACGCGCAATTCCACCACAAACATAATTCGTTGCAGCAATATTGCATTCAACTTTCAATAATCTATTAAATATGACATGCAATTCTTTTGCAATTATAATTCTTTGCAGTGACATTGCACTCAACTTTCGGCGATCTATTGAATATGGCATGCAATTCTCCAACAAACATAGTTCTTTGCGTTAGACTTTCAATGATCTATTGAATATGACATGCAATTCTCCAGCAAACATAATTCTTCACAGCAACATTGCATTCAACTTTCGGTGATCTATTGAATATGACATGCAATTCTCCAGCAAATATAATTCTTTGCAGCAACATTGCGTTCAACGTTCGACGATCTATTGAATATGATATGTAATTCTTCAGCAAACGTAATTCTTTGTAGCAATATTGCATGTAACTTTCAACGATCCATCAAATGCGAAATGGAACTCTTTGCGGCAACATTGCATGTAACTTTCAACGATTCATCGAATATGGCGCAATTCTTTACAGCAACGTTGCATCCAACTTTCAACGATCAATTGAATATGACGCGTAATTCTTCAGCAAATACAATTCTTCACAGCAACATTATGTTCAATAATCTATCGAACATCAAATTTTGATAAAAAATATTCATATTCCTTATCAAAATCAATTCAAAATACTCAAACGATAAATAATATACATAATCAAAAGTAATCCGCAAACAAACAAAACGTTATGAATCATCATCGTATCATCATTGTTTATCGAAAATGTCTCGATGACGGGTTTGGTGATAAAATCAATAACAATTTTTTCTTCGTCTGGTGTTAATAGTGCATCTGGTACTATATTTATTATCCCATCGTTTGCCGTCACCAAGCGCGGTATAGCTTTAATTGGCATGTAAATGTTGACATACTGATCATTTGTATCAACAATTTGCATAAAATCAGGATCCATCTCTTGCTGCCCTTCAACCATCGTATCTCTAACTAATTCCAAGAATAACTTCCATGGCACAAAATATCGTGATATATTATTCATCATTTCACTTTGCAATCCCCTTTCAGCAACAAAATCCCCAACTTCTTTCTCGTGCAACTCCGCACTATCAATAACTTTTAATTCATTATCCACATCTTGATAAAATTTGATCGACATCTAATATATATTATACTGCTATATTATATATTTGCAAGAATCCATTGTAAAATAATAATAATATACCTAACACTCATTTTAAACATACAATACAATATTGCTCGTCTATTATAAGGTTGCGCATTTAGCAAATGTATTTTATCGATATATGCATCTCGAAAGAAAATATTGATATCATCGTCATCATTGATTGACATAGTATACGTAGGTGTCAAAAATGTAATAGCATCATCTTGGTATTCTATATTTATCATTTCTGGTCCATTGAATTTTTTGTCCGATATTTCAAGATAAATCTTTCGTTCGCCAACATTATCCAAATTTATGTAATAGAACTGCTCGTTAGAACTTATCATTTTGATGAAATCTTTACCACTCATACTGTATTTATTTATCGTAGTATGTTGTGTTAGTCCATTATCAAATATATATTGCGCAATATCTTTCTTGGTTAATGTTCGGAGTGGGGTGGATTTGTTTGATGTTCGATATGTTGAAATTGACATTAATTATACGCATCATTAAAAAGTTTCGATAGTCTATCTCTAATTTCAAAAACCTTTGCTAGCCTATTTTTTTTTAATCAAATAAGATCGCAATCTATTCTTGAATTGATGTATTTTGTTTTTGCCAACCAGACTTTTAAACGATCCCTTCTTAATTTGATATTCTGACTTCATTGGAACATGTGCTATTAAACCCGCTTCGTACAAATATGAATTCACATCCAACGTATAACTGATATTATAAAATGGATTCACTTCAATCGAGGAATACAATATCTCCATCTTTGTTTCCATCAAATTTATAAATTGCGGATGATTTTCGATGATGTAGATATACAAATCTTTGACATTGGACGTGTTCGAATCCTGTGCAATTTGATAAATCTCATCTCGATCTTCTTGCTTTACAACTTCATCAACATTAGATCCCGCCAAAATATCTAATCGCCCATAATCAAAATTTGCCCTAACATTAATATTACCATCAAAAAATTTTTTACCATGCTTCAAATATTGATAAATATTATCCGAAAATGTGTATCTCGTTTTATTTTGTTTTGTTTCAATAGTATCTGTCGACTTATTAGGAAACAACGTGTAATTTGAATGAATGATCACAGATTCACTGCCAATATAATACGCAAATAAGCTTAACCATTCTATCCATTCTGTATTGGACAGATTTAATTGTTGCGATGAATCTGTCACGCTATATCTAAAATAATAATTAACATGTATTTCAACGCCTATTTCCATCATAATATTAATATTACCATAAGTCGGGTTCGATGAATAACAAACTAATCCCGTCGCTGTTGAATAATAAAAAAATTCCTTGTAAACTGACGTCGAATTGTAAGATTCTATCACAAACGTGAATTCATTTTTACCGATGGTTGTATTGAATTGATTGTTGTCGTTGAGATAATTTTTTGTAAAGTTGTTAAGACGGTCAGAGATAGATATGTATCCGATATCATCTCTCATTATCAATTGTCTAAAATTAACGTTAACGTTAGTCGGCATAATTGCGTTAGGTATTTCTAACGTAATAGTATCGCTGTCTATGTATTTATTATCTAGCAATGTAAATTCATATTTTTTTTGCACACGCTTGTTAAGTTTGATCACATTATGATAATCTTCTGTTTTTTCGATGATGTCATCTAATTTGTAGCGAGACGATGGCGGTAAAATTATTTCTTGTTCTTCTGGAAAGTTAGAATAAGCTTCTATGCATAACCCGATTCCCTTGATATTACCAGGAATTTTAATCTTGATTAATATGTAGCCGAAAGAGTAATTGTCTTGATAATGGACTGGGTCACGAGTGGTACTTAGGAAACTAGGATCGATGTATATGTCTCCTTTTTTGAGATGTCGCAGGTACAAATCATCATCAATAAAACGGTAGAGAGTGTAGGATTTATCGAACGCAGGGGCATTTTTGATCAGTTTTATCATCAGTTCAATTTGATTTTCGAGCGTAGGATTGCTGATTGCGATTCTATCTTCTTGTTGTGGGGCATCTTCCATCATGCAACATCGATATGTGCGCAGATAATTATTGATAAAATAAGAACCAAAAAGAGAATAGTGTTTTACTAATCCAATTGCCCGATTATCAAATATATACATTTGATGATCCAACAAAATTCTTCCTGGGATATCATATGGTACTATTTTGGAGCATAATTCTCGCATTTCTTCAGGTTGTAACGTTACTTTGTCAGTCAAGTTCCAATCATATGCTAAATAATACAATTCTGCAGACGAATAATATGGTTTTATATGGTCCATCTTTGACTGAAAGCTCGGTCGCTTGCACTGGGTAATATATGAATCTAGAATGAAGCTTTCATAAAATATTTTCAAGTATGTTTGATATAGTGCATCCATATTATAAAGTGATAAGATGCGCAAGTTATTTTTGTCGTTTTCGGTTGGCTGTTGCAATTTAGTTAAATCATCATAGAAATTTTGACTTGCAAATCGATAGTCATTACGAAAGATCCTTGTAAAGATGTTATTTTTATGAATTAGATAAATTCGATTTGTGCGTATGTCATATAACGGAACTCGTTCATCGTATTGACTAACTTTAATTCGAAGATCATTTAGATAATTTGAAGGTAAATTTAGTTTTTTCCGTTGTTCGTCATCGATAAGAGTAATTTTGTTATCGAAGAACATGGCAACGAAATCATCTATTTTATTAGTTGATTCTATGACATGTTTGTCAATTAGTGGCACATAGTGGTACAACATATAATGTATATCTATAAATTATATGTTAGTCAAAATCATGTAATGTATCTCCTGTTTTTAGTCCCAAATCTTGCATAGTTTCATCATCCTTACATACATGATCTCCAAATTTCAATCTCATATTATGGCATAAATTGATATCATATTTGTCAATGAATAAATTGATCAATATTGAAATCGTCGTTTTAGGATATACGCGCATGAATCCAGTTTTGTTTTGATGTTTAACTTTGATGTCAATGCTTCCTCGTTTCGCATCGAAAGCAAAGATAACATCCTCATTATCCATTGCCAGTGTTTTTGGTGTATCAAAAATTGTAATTTCGTTTGAATCTATTGTTAGTGTTACATTTTGAATCAGACCAAATTTATCTTTGTAGGAATCGATTACCCATCGCATCGATGTACAAGTTTTAATTCTAAATTGCACACGGTTATCTGACTGACCAATCACTACAAAGTTAATTTGGTTTGCCATTTTAATGTAATCTAAAATAAGATACAGATTCATATCACTTCATAATTCAATTTTTTTCTAAATTTATAATCAAATCCGATCTCTCCACTAATTCATCGTAGGCGCAAAAATGTTGGATGTCATTGTTCGAGAGATCTAGGATTTTAAGATTTGTTAGATTGCCAATATTAGGTACGACTTTGATTTCATTGTGTGCTAGATTTAATATTTCTAATTTTGTTAGTGATAATATTTCATTAGGAAAGGAGGAGATGAGATTACATGATAAATTTAGTGTGCGCAAATTTACTAATGCTGATATATCTGGCGGGATTTTTTTGATGCGACCGAAATTTAATCCTAACGTTTCAAGATTTACTAATTTACATAATATGGATGGGAAGAAACATTTTTTTTCTAAAGTGATGCTATTATAATCTGTATCATTTATTTTTTTGAGATCTTTTATTTTGTTGAAGATAAAGTATATTTGTCTATTTGATAAATTGGGAATAGTATGTGTACTAAATTCTGTGCGCATTTTTGCAGAATAAAACGATTCGCATGTTTGATAGTAAGATTTATTGATTAGCGCATAGTTATTTACGTCATGATTTAATTTTTGAATTATCTCTAGCAATATATCTTGATTCATTGCTATAGGTAATATTATTTAGTTACAGTTGATAACTAAATAATATTATTTTGGAATTTTCCTATGCCTTAGGAACCTCAAATTTAACACTTACTACTGTTGAAGGAATATGTTTTGGATTGAACATATCATAATTTTTGCTGAATATTATATGTGTAACTGAAGATGGTATGGAATTTTTCATTGATTGATTAAAATAATATCCAAACTTTAGATGTGTAACTGATTGTGGTATGTGACCTTTTATAGGATGGTTAAAACATTCACCAAATTTTAAATGCGTGACTGATGGAGGAATATGACCTTCGATTGGGTTGTTAAACAAATATCCAAATTTTAAATGCGTTACTGATGTCGGGATAGTGTTTTTAATATGTTGATTGAAACCTACGCTGAATTTCAAATGTGTCACCGATGATGATATGCAATTTTCAAGAAACATATTGAAACCACCGATGAAAGTTAGATGAGTAACTGATCCCGGAATACCATCCGCCATTATGTGACTACAAATATTACCTAAAGTTAAATGGGTAACTGAATTAGGGAGATCTTTTTTGAGAGACCAACCAAAAGAGTAACTATCCAATGTCAAATGCGTGACAGTATTTGGAATATTTATTTTTTGAAAAAAGTTTCTCCCAAATATTAAATGCGTGATAGGTAATTTGACTAAGCAATCTACATTTTGATTAAATTCATGTCCAAATGTTAAATGAGTTAGATATTGCGGCAAAATATTATCGATATTTTGATTGAAACAGTCTCCGAATGTTATATGTGTAATCGACAAAGGTAATTGGTTACATATTTTTTGATCAAAACAAGCTCCAAAAACTAGTTCAATCACTGACTCAGGTATACAGTCGTCAACAGACCAATCAAAACTTTCACCAAATCGCAAATATTTCACTGTTGGTGGAATGCAATTTTTTATCGGCATATTAAAATCATCAACAAATGTTAAATGCGTAATTCCATATGGGATCTTAGTTGTATGTGCTAAAAAATGAACCGAAATTGCATTTTTTGGATACATACTTTTTTTATTTGATATTCGCACATGCTTGAAATTATCAAAATATGGTAGCTGATAGATTCTCGCAACGTCAATAATTTCATCATATTTGAAAATATATTTTAATTGATCCATGGTTCTTGAAGTTGACAATAACCTTATCTTTTCCTTATCAGTCATATGTTCACTAATTTTCAAAATGAGATCTTTGCATATTATCAACATTTTTAATGAATCTTATATTTGAAACTGCCGCTTGAATGTTTAAATATCAATTTTTTAATCGATATTCTGACATTTTATTTGATACCTTCGTTAAATTTGACACTTACTACTGTCGATGGAATATGATTTTTATTGAACATAACGTATTTTTTATCAAATGTTATATGTGTGACTGACGGAGGTATTGAATTCTTCATTGATTGATTAAAACGTTCACCAAATGTCAAGTGAGTAACTGATGATGGAATACTATTTTCTATTTTTTGATTAAAGCAATGACCGAATGTTAAATGAGTGATCGGCAATTTAGCTAAGCAGTCTATATTTTGATTGAATCCGTATCCAAACGTCAAATGAGTTAAAAATTGTGGTAGAATATGATCAATATTTTGATCAAAACAATATCCGAATTCTAAATGCGTAATTGATGAAGGTAATCGACTATTTATTTTTCTCCGAAAATTATTCCCAAAAACTAGTTTAACGACTGAATTAGGTATGCAATCATCAACTGACTGATTAAAATATTCAATAAATTGTAAATATTTCACTGTAGTTGGGATGCATTTTTTTAGCGATTCATAAAAGTAATCAAAGAACGATAAATGTGTGACTCCATATGGAATCTTGGTCGTATGTGCCCAAAAATGAATTGAAATCACATTTTTCGGGCACATATTTTTCTTATTTGATATCCGAACATGCTTAAAATTATCAAAATATGGTAATTGATAAATTTTCGCGACATCGACAATTTCATTATAATCGAACACATATTTCAATCGATCTGTCGCTCTCGAAGTTGACGATAGCCTTATCTTTCCTCTGTCAGTCATATATTCTCCAATCTTAAAAACAATATCTACTGGCCACATTTTCGATGATTTGTATGTTTGAAATTGTTGTTTAGATATTTGAATATCAATTTTTTAATCGATATTCAAATATATTATTTTTTTTCAACAATATTTTTGAGAGAGATCACGTTTTTAATTTCGTCATCATATATTATCTCGCTCGGCCGATATGAACCAATATTATCTATTATGATTTTGTATAAACGATTTGCCTCAGCATTTGCACTTATCGCGCCAAGCAATTCGTCCAACTCCGGATCGTTTGCTTCAAAATCACTTCTTCGTCGATATCTCATTGTTCGTGACACTTTTTGTAAGAATTCTATCTCGCCAAAAAAATCATATTTTTCAAAATATGTTGGTATTCCTCTGTTGATATTATGGTTTGTCAAGCAAAATGCTAATTCTTTTGAAACATTATTTGAATGCGCAATTGATATCAAACTATTTATGACATTTTCGTGCGCTTCATAATTTTGTCCAAAGATAATACGGAGCACTTCATAAATATCATCAATATGTAATGTTTGTTGTATCCATAAATTGTATAAGTAATCATATATATTTTTATCCACGAAAGTGCGGTACTCAATCATAAGAACCTCTTCGTAGGGAGTTATTTTTCCATCTGAGTAAAATATCGGCTTGATATTTTGTGTATTAACGACGAATCCATGTTTTGAGACATAATTAAAAAAGTCATCTTTCGATAAAAATATCAAACCATCGTGAATTAATTTATAATTTTTGTGCGTTTCTGTGGTTGTTATATGTGCACCCAAATTTATTAATTTTGTTATAGCGGGACTATTATTTATTTGCGATGGTAAACTGTATTTATCTGTTTTGATTAACGATTCAAACATCCAGTTCAAAATTTTTGGATCAAACTCAATGTTATCCAAAAGCCATTCGGTCATATTTGTGTCGTTGTAGAATCTCTGTTTGTCAATCATCTCGTTCAAAATGACGATGATCGATTCTTTTGTTTTGTCTGACTCATAAAAATATAATTTTTTTATGATCGCAACGTTCGATGTCGATAATAATGATTTGATTCCTTCAATATCGTCCATTTTTAATAAATAATCAAGAAGAAAGGTATCCTATCTATTTTTATTTCAATTTTTGTACATATTGTAATTACATCGTAATTATAATATCAACGTCGCAAAAAACCAGTTCTGTAACTGTTGGTGGGACAGAATCTTTAATCTAGACGTTCGATCATTTTAGTTTTGAATTATAAATTTTTTTGATAATTTAATACCGAATAATTTTTGATGCCAAGTGATCTTTAATCGGATGATTATACGTTTTAGATAATTTGATCACCAAAACGGATGACGGAACACGATTGACAGATCTGCTAAAATATCTACCAAATGTTAGATGTGTTACGGATTTAGGGATACTATTTTTAATCTTTTGGTTATATCTCTCACCAAATGTTAAATGTGTCACAGAATCAGGGATCCAATTTTTGACGTCGTAGTTAAAATTTGGGCCAAAGACAAGATGCGTAACAGATCGAGGTATTGTAAATTTTGTAAATCTAAGCCAACAATCATACGTTAAATGGGTAATTGATAATGGAATGGTGCCAAAAATATCGCCCCTTATCGATAAATCAAATATAGTTGTCGGAATATATTCAACATATGCGTCCCATTTTTCCAGCGTTAGTTTGATCACAGACGGTGGAATGTAATCATCGATATATATATATCGATCAAACGACCAACCAAAAACTAATTCGGTTACAGAATTTGGAATATATCCTTTGATGTGTCTGTTAAATCTGTCACCAAAAACTAGTTTGGTTACTGAATTTGGAATGCATCCGTCAATAGGTTGATCAAAGATATTCCCAAATGTTACCTCAGTCACCGAATTTGGAATGCAACCTTTGATCGGCTGATTAAATTCATCATCAAAATATAAATGTGTAACGTACGATGGAATATCACTAGTTTTTGCAAAAAAAGAAACATATTCTGCAAATTTAGGACAATGATTTGGAACGTATGGCAAACCAATGCTCATAAAATTATCAAAATAAGGTAATTGTTCTATCTTCTCTGTCAAGATAACATAATTCCGAAACATAAATTTATGTTTCAACCCATCTAATAATTTCGACGTTGCAGATAACCTTATTTTTTCCCAGTTGTCTAAATATTCAGCAACTGTGATCATGATATCTTCGCATACGAATATTAACATTTTTGGTATTCCATCCAGAAACTAAGCTCTTTGACTAAAATTATCAATTTTTTATTCGTCATATCATTCTTCCATAATTTCATATATATAATTACACATGAATAACACCTTCGAACAAGACAATACTATTCATTTTATTTTTGAAAAAAATTTTGACCAAAGAACATCTGATGGTCAAGATTTATTTGATATCCCATTCAAGCAGATACTGGAAAAAACAATAAACGATCCTAACATCCATGCGCTGATAAATAAGATGACATATCGGCCACTATCTGCTATTACTGATTATTTATCCAACATTGCATTTCTCAATAAATTTCTTTTCAAAAAACTTAAAAAAAAGATATATGTACAGATACTTTTGAATAATCAGGATGAATTTGCAAAACTGATAGCCAGCGGCAGAGAGATGGATAAGACGGCATTGCGATTGATGATTATTAACGGTCGATATTGGCATGAGTATTTTTTGCAAGATCTATGTTCTAATGATATGTTGATGTACGCTGCTGAATTCGCAAAAGATGATATTTATTTTTATCTCAAAAATCAAAGAAATTTGGTACCAAACGATCAAATCTTTTATAGAGCAGTCGTTGGCGGATCGATGCCCATCATCAAAGATATCAGCGAAACAATCAGTATTTCCGATAAAATATTAGAAACCGCTTTCCAAACAAACAATTCGGAGGTCATAATTCATCTCGTCAACGATGCTCTAACGAACGAACTGCGCGTTTCACAAAATTTGATAAGTTACCCAATAATCAACGGAAATATTGATTTATTACACGAATTGGACAAGTTAATGACATTTAATTATCATACTGAACTATATTTTTCAGCATTACTATCAGGATCAATGAAAATGGTAATGTATATAGAAGGGAAATTTCATAATATTCATGAAAATTATGTTCTTGATACTACAAAGTCTAAAAGAGAGAAGGGATTCTCATCTATTTTATCGGACGAAATGGTGTATACTAAAAATGGTAACAATTATTTTTCGCACACGTTGAACTATGCAATACAATCAAAATCGCTCACAGTCATAAGATATATCATTTCGCTAGGTTACGGAGTATCGTCGTCGAATGTCATTACAGCGATTAAAACGGGGGATGTTGAAATCGTATGGTTAATTGTTGAATACTATGGCAAGAAGTTAGAAAAATATTTCGTGTATTATTTTTCAATGAATTCGTACATTCACAACAAATTTGCGGTTGCGAAATTTTTATTAGATAACGACCACATCGATTTATCTGTTAAAAAGATGAACATTACGGGATACCGCCGTGAGACAACGCATTTGAATTTGATAACTCAATCAACACAATTGATGACAGATGATAATTATGATTCTGATTATTTACTGAAATACAAATTATTCTTTCCGCCCTTTAAAGGATTTAATCTGAATCATTTGTTATTGGTCAAGATGCGACTTTATTTAGAACTTGGAAGGGATCAAGAGATACAAAATATGATGAATCAAAAATGGAATGTGATGGAGTCGCAACATATTATTGATAGCATTTACATGTTTGGCGATTTGAATAAAATTAAAAAGTTTTCTGCTTTTGTGCCAAGTGCAAAAATAATAATGGAGACACTATGTTATAATCAAATCGGAAAATTTTGTTTTTTATTGCAAAAGGGAACTATCGATCGTTATTTGGAGAATATATATCCAATGATTACATTGTTGCAAAATCCAATTTTGAATGGCGTAATGAATAAAAAGAACATTGTTATGCCATGTGATTTGAAGTTTTGGGTCTTGTCAGGTAATTATCAAAATATCCCTACGTGTGCAGTAGATAAAGATAATATCAGAGAATTGATAGCGACAGAGGATATTGAATTTATTAAAAAGTTTGATTTAACAGAACTTGTTAATGAAGATGTTATTAATTGGGCTATTGAAGCAGATTTATTAGAGATTGTTCCATATTTAAAATCTTTGATAATATAATATGGACCGGTTCAAATATGATGTTGAAGAACAAAATGAGCAAAAAATATTTAGAATAACATGGATCAATCAACCGATACCTGTCAGAGCTTATACCAAAATTAAACATTTAATAATGCGATCTAATGATTATTCATCCGTAAGCGACGAGGAAAGAGATGTCATGAAAGTTATTCTGGATAAAATAAATTCGCAATATGATGCAAATATAACTGTTGAACAATACGTATCAATTCGCAGTATTATCATTAAGCAAAAAATTATCCAAAATTATCATATCTTGAAATCTAAAATTACGAAAGTTGTCGATGAATATAATGCAGATGTAGATATTATGGATTTATCTAAGAAATATGATTTTCCCCCAACTAATTTGTTAAAAAATATATTGCTGAAGAATGGATTAGATGATAAGAAAGTGACGGCAATGTTCAAAAACAAATATGATCCAAATTTGTTGTTATCTGACAAAGATCTTAAACAATATCAATGTGCAGAAAAGAATGATGCTAATAGCGTTAGTAATCAAAAAAATAGTGCAAAGATTGCGATGGATAATGAAATGTTAGTTGTTAGATTTTTTAAAGATCTTGGTATTAAATGCATGACACAAGATGATTTGGCTGCGGAACAATTGAAAGAATACGGAAAGATCATTATTACGCCGGATATTTTGTTCATTGATCCAGTTTATATTAATGGAAGTAGGATTTATTGGATGGATTATAAAAATTATGTTGGGACGGATGTGAAATTTATTTATGCGAGTAACTATGAGCAGGCTATGCGATATAATAAGAAATACGGTGGAGGAGCGCTATGTTATCATAATTCGTTTGTGGATAATTTGATGGTTCCTGGAACGATGATTTTGAACGCAGATGTTTTAGATGTGGCATATTATTGAATAATATTGAATAATATGTTTATCCGATTCTATATTTTTGGTTCGTCCAATTATATTTTTCACTTTCGCTTGTTGTTCCGGGCAAGTTCCAATATGCGTAATGTGTAACTTGTTTCATTTTTTGTCCCTTGTCAATGACACTATCGACCAATTCTTTTAATTCGGGATAATTTATGATGATGCGTTCATACAGAAAACTATGAGACCAAAGCTCAAACGAAGCTAACATTCTGCCATGAGCTCCTAAATTATATATTTCGTAATAATACGTGCAGTTGTTATACAATTCTAAAATTTTTTTAATCATATTTCCGTCCTTTATGATTGTAGCGATCGTAAACCATGGATATTCTATAATACCACTACCATGGTATTGTTTTGTAAATTTTTCATAGATTTCAGAGTTATTGTGTTCACTAAATAATTTAGCGATAGATTGTTGTGTAACATCGCTTTGATAATCGCACGCGAACAAATAAAAATAAACATAACTAAGATCCCCATTAATTATCGATGTATATAATTTTTCAAGTTCGCAGTTGCCATCAGAATAATACTTTATAACGTCATATTTGGTTTCGCTATAAATAAAATCATACACAAATACAATTTTGTACTTGTATATGCAAGAAATTAATTTATCATTTTTTCGAAACTTGGTAAAAAATTGTTGATCGCGAAAAAATTCGTTTTGAAACATGGTTTTGATTTTATGATGTTTGGTTAAATCAGGAATTTTTTTGGTGACCCGGTTCAAAATCAGAATCGTTTCCAGTGAAAAATAGTCCATCAAAAGAGTAGAAGTATCATGGGATAGAATTTTTACGAGATTCATGTTTTGCGAGATGGATTAGAAGTATGATTTCTTATCTTTTCGATTTTCAATTTTTATTCGGAACGTTGATGTATGAATCTTCTTGACAGCAACATTGGACGAGCAAATATTTGTGCATTTTGATAGTAACATAAATCGAACAAATATTTGAACATTCAAATCTCTAGTCAATCTTCTTGACAGCAACATTGAATTGACAAATATTTGTACGTTCGAATCTCTAGTCGATCTTCTTGACAGCAACATTGAATAAGCAAATATTTGGACATTCAAATCTCTAGTCAATCTTCTCGACAGCAACATTGAATAAGCAAATATTTGGACATTCAAATCTCTAGTCAATCTTCTCGACAGCAACATTGAATAAGCAAATATTTGGACATTCAAATCTCTAGTCAATCTTCTTGACAACAACATTGAATGGGTAAATATTTGTGCATTCAGATCTCTGGTTAAGATTGACAGCAACATTGAATTGACAAATATTTGTACCTTCAAATCTCTGGTCGATCTTCTTGACAGCAACATTGAATAGTCAAATATTTGGACATTCAAATTTCTTGTCAATCTTCTTGACAGCAACATTGAATGGGTAAATATTTGTGCATTCAAATTTCTTGTCAATCTTCTTGACAGCAATATTGAATGGGTAAATATTTGTGTATTCAAATCTCCGGTCAATCTTCTTGACAGCAACATTGAACGAGCAAATATTTGCATATTCAAATCTCCAGTCAATCTTCTTGACAGCAACATTGAATAGACAATATTTGTACATTCAAATCTCTTGTCAATCTTCTTGACAGCAACATTGAACATTCAAATCTCTAGTCAATCTTCTTGACAGCAACATTGAATTGACAAATATTTGAACATTCAAATCTCTAGTCAATCTTCTTGAAAGCAACATTGAATTGACAAATATTCGGACATTTAAATCTCTGGTCAATTTTCTTGACAGCAACATTAAACGAGCAAATATTTGAACATTCAAATCTCCAGTCAATCTTCTCGACAGCAACGTTGAATGTACAATATTTGTACATTCAAATCTCCAGTCAAGAAGATTGACAGCAATATTGAATGGGGAAATGTTTGTATATTCGAATCTCCAGTCAAGAAGATTGACGGCAACATTCAAATCTCCGGTCAAGAAGAATGACGACAACATTGAACTGATAAACGTGGCCTTCAAATAAAAAATTGAAAAAAATAATACATAGGGTATCCAAAGTAATATTATAAACAAAAATGGAAGACACAACCATCTCTGAAATGACAAGCAAGGAACCAATTGATCCCCCACAAATTGCAATGGATACACCCACCGAAAATAACGTTCCACAAATTGCAATCGATGTAACCAGCGAAAGCAAGTGTACTCGCTGTGGTCGCTCAAATCATGCGCTGCCAAAATGTTATGCGAAAACAGATGTGTTAGGCAACAAACTAGACACTGCGACGGCGACGACCACTAACAACAAAAAGAAACTAGATATCACTGAAAAAAAATACATACGATTTCAAAAAAATGGGAAATGGATTACTATTCCTAATAAAAAATATATTGGTTCAAAAACCAAAACGGACACATCATCAGACAATTATGGGTTGGTGAGTTATATTAGTACTTGTGCAATTTTATAATGTCTTGTTATTGTCATAAAAAGATATTATCATATTGCGTAAAATTTTTGGTGACCTATTGAGTTGACGTGCAAATCTCCAACCAATTACAAGTCTTGGCGGCAACTTTGCACGTAACTTCGATGATCGATTGAATTGATATGCGGATCTCTTACCAATTACAAATCTTGGCAATAACTTTACATGTAACTTCAATGATCTATTAAATTGATATGCAAATCTCTGGCCGATTACAATTCTTGGCAGTAACTTTGCACGTAACTTCAATAGTCTATTGAATTGACACGCAAATCTCTAGCCAATTACAATTCTTAGCGGTAATATTGCATGTAACTTCAATGATCTATTGAATCGACTTGCAACTCTTGACAGCAACTTTGCACTTCAATGGTCTATTGAATTGACATGCAAATCTCCGGCCAATCACAAATCTTAGCAGCAACATTGCATGTAACTTCAATGATCTATTGAATCGACATGCAAATCTCCGGCCAATCACAAATCTTGGCAGCAACATTGCACGTAACTTCAATGATCTATTGAATTGACATGCAAATCTCCGGCCAATCACAAATCTTGGCAGCAATATTGCACGTAACTTCAATGATCTATTGAATTGACATGCAAATCTCCGGCCAATCACAAATCTTGGCAGCAACATTGCACGTAACTTCAATGATCTATTGAATTGACATGCAAATCTCCGGCCAATCACAAATCTTGGCAGCAACATTGCACGTAACTTCAATGATCTATTGAATTGACATGCAAATCTCTAGCCAATTACAAATCTTGGCAGCAATTTTGCATGTAACTTCAATGATCTATTGAATTGACATGCAAATCTCTAGCCAATTACAAATCTTGGCAGCAATTTTGCATGTAACTTCAATGATCTATTGAATTGACATGCAAATCTCTAGCCAATTACAAATCTTAGCAGCAACATTGCATATACCTTCAATGATCTATCGAATCGACTTGCAAATCTTCAGCCAATCACAAATCTTGGCAGCAACATTGCATATAACTTCAATGATCTATTGAATTGACTTGCAAATCTTCAGCCGATTACATTCAAGATCAATCGAATCGATATGCAAATCTCCAGCTAAATACAATTCTTTTGTGGCAATTTTGCGCGTGCCTTCAATTGTCTGTTGAATTGATATGCAAATCTTCAGCCAATTACGATTCTTGGCAGCAACATTGCATATACCTTCAATGATCTATTGAATGGACTTGCAAATCTTCAGCCAATTACGATTCTTGGCAGCAACATTGCATATATCTTCAATGATCTATTGAATGGACTTGCAAATCTCCGACCAATCACAAATCTTGCCAATAACTTCGATGATCTATTGAATTGACATGCAAATCTCCAGCCAATCACAAATCTTGGCAATAACTTTGCACGTAACTTCAATGACCTATTGAATTGACATGCAAATCTCCAGCCAATTACAGATCGACATATGATTTGATGAGTTACATCAGTACTTGTGCAAATTTATAATGTCTTTTTATCATCATAAAAAGATATTATCGCATCGTAGCTTTGATTTCTAAGAATCAAAACGTCCAAGATCTTTGCACTTTCCGTCGGATACGTCTACATATATCCCTTTTATAATCAATCGGAACAACTATCGATCGCACGGTTGATGATAAACTATTTAGAGATTGATCAAAGTTATATCCAAAATTTATGTGGGTCACTGACGATGGAATATTATTTTCGATCGATTGGTCAAACATGTCGCCAAATATAATATGAGTAACTGATGATGGTATGGCATTCTTTATCGATCTGTTAAAATTCTTCCCAAACGTCAAATAAGCAACAGATTTTGGAATTCCACCTTGAATAGATCTATTAAATACATCACCGAATGTAAGATGAGTAACCGATGATGGAATGTTACCTTTAATTTTTTGATCAAAATTAAAATCAAATGTTAAATGAGTAACCGATGAAGGAATCCCATCTTCAATTGATTGGTCGAAATTGTAACCAAAAGTTAAATGAGTAACAGATCGTGGTATCGCATTTGCAATAGGTTGATTAAATGTGGTGCCAAACGTTAGGTGCGTAACCGATGGCGGAATATTTCCTTTTATTGATCTGTTGAAATTATAACCAAATGTTAAATGTGTGACGTTTGGTGGAATTGCTTTTGTGATTGGTTGATCAAATTGCGTGCCAAATGTTAAGTGAGTAACTGATTGCGGGATATTATCTTTGATTGGCTGATTAAATTCACCACCAAATGTCAAATGAGTGACGGATCCCGGGATGCTATTTTTGATAGAAGTATCAAAATCATTGCCGAATGACAAGAATTTTACAGATGAAGGTATACTGTCTTCAATAGATTGATCAAAACAGTTGCCAAATTTTAAACGTATGACTGACGTTGGAATATTACCCTTGATTAGTTGATTAAAATTGTCACCAAATGTCAAACGAGTTACAGAAGGTGGGATATTATTCTTGATAGATTGATTAAATCTCCGACCGAATTTTAAATGAACAACGGATTGTGGAATTGATCCTTCTATGGGCTGGTTAAATTTCCAACCAAACTTTAGATGTGTGACGGATGCTGGAATATTATCATCAATTGGTCGGTTAAATTTATAACCAAATGTTAAATGAGTCACTGAAAATGGGATGTTATTTTTGATCGATCGGTTAAAATGGTGGTCAAAAGTCAAATGCGTAACAGATTTCGGTATGCCATTTTTAATAGATCGGTTGAAATCAAATCCAAAATCTAAGTGAGTTACAGAAGATGGAATATTATTTTTGATCGATCGGTTGAATCCCATTCCAAAATACAAGTGAGTCACTGATGGAGGGATACTATCTTTAATTGATCTATTAAAATCGACGCCAAATGATAAATGCGTAACCGAATAAGGTATGTTACCGCGTATTGATCGATCAAAACTATCACCAAACGACAAATAAATGACAGACGAAGGGATAGCGTTCTTTATGGTTCTCCTGAAATCTTCTCCGAACGATAAATGCGTTACTGATGGCGGAATATGATTTTTGATATATCGATTAAATGTTCTTCCAAATGCTAGATGAGTGACAGATGGTGGAATACCATTTTTTATTGATCTGCAAAAATATCTTCCGAATGTTAAGTGAGTTACAGATGATGGGATATTTCTCTTAATAGATCTACTGAAATCGTTGCCGAACGTTAAATGAGTGACCGAATCCGGAATAGCATTATAATTTATTGGTTTACAAAAATCATAACCAAACGTTAGATGTGTCACTGAATTTGGAATACTATCTCTGATTGATCTATTAAACAAAAACCCAAAATGCAAATGAGTAACAGAATCAGGTATGAATGATTCTATTGATTTATTGAAATCTTCATCAAACGTTAAATGAGTCACAAACTGTGGCATTTTATTATATGCTGAAAAGTGCACATACTTTGCGCACTTGGGTATTATATCATCTGCATTTTGTATTTTCACGTTCTCGAAATTGTTAAAATATGACAGCCGTTTGATCAGATCAATATCGATTTTGTTTTGATACGTAAACCTGTGTTTGATTTTATCGGTTGATTTAGATATCATTGTTAGTTGTATTTTTTCATAATCAGATAAATATTTTCCTATCTTGATAATAATATCCTGATAGACCGTTAACATTTTTTGCATATTTAGTTGATTATCACCATATTTGTTTTATTATTATCAATTTTTTTTGATTTATGTTATCTTTGTTAGAGTTATTGATTGGCAGAAATGTTACGTGTAATTTCAATGACCCACCGAATCGATAATACAAATTTTTAGTCAGTTACAAATTTTGGCGGCAATATTTGTAACTTCGATGATCGATTAAATTGATATGCAAATCTTGGCAGCAACATTGCATGCAACTTCAATGATCTATTGAATTGACACGCAAATCTCCAGCCAATTATAATCCTTGGCAGCAACATTGCATGTAACTTCAATGATCTATTAAATTGATATGCAAATCTCCAGCAAATTACAAATCTTGGCAGTAATATTGCACGCAACTTCAATGATTTATTGAATTAACATGCAAATCTCCAGCCAATTGCAAATCTTGGCAGTAATATTGCATGTAACTTCAATGATTTATTGAAGTAACATGCAAATCTCCAGCCAATTACAAATCTTGGCAGTAATATTACATGTAACTTCAATGATTTATTGAATTGACATGCAAATCTCCAGCCAATTACAAATCTTGGCAGTAATATTGCACGTAACTTCAATGGTTTATTGAGTTGATATGCAAATCTCCAGCCAATTACAAATCTTGGCAGCAACATTGCACGTAACTTTAATGATCTATTGAATTGACATACAAATCTTGGCAGCAACATTGCACGTAACTTCAATGATTTATTGAATTGACATGCAAATCTCCAGCCAATTACAAATCTTGGCAGCAACATTGCACGTAACTTCAATGATTTATTGAATTGACATGCAAATCTCCAGCCAATTACAAATCTTGGCAGCAACATTGCACGTAACTTCAATGATTTATTGAATCGACATGCAAATCTCCTGCCAATTACAAATCTCCTGCCAATTACAAATCTTGGCAGCTACATTGCATGTAACTTCAATAATCTATTGAATTGACATACAAACCTCCAGCCAAATTGCAAATCTCCAGCCAATTACAAATCTTGGCAGCAACATTGCACGTAACTTCAATGATTTATTGAATTGACATGTAAATCTCCAGCCAATTACAAATCTTGGCAGCAACATTGCACGTAACTTCAATGATTTATTGAATTGACATGTAAATCTCCAGCCAATTACAAATCTTGGCAGCAACATTGCACGTAACTTCAATGATTTATTGAATTGACATGCAAATCTCCAGCCAATTACAAATCTTGGCAGCAACATTGCACGTAACTTCAATGATTTATTGAATTGACGCGCAAACATGTAATCCTCGTTAGTGCGATTTTCGCCAAATCCACTTTGGATCTCTCTTTGCTTTTTTTATCATGTGCATATATACAATTTTCGTTAGTATACTTGTCATCAAATTTACATTTAATTTGAGTATCTATTTTTTTAATCTTTTGCGTGTCAGTTGGATGTGTAAAAGGTGCATTTGTCGTTAGTGCGCGTTACACCAAATTTGCAAGCGACTTTGGGTGTATTTTTGTTGTGTACAAATTTACAATCAGGTCTATTACAATTTTTGCCGAATTTACAAGGAATACTTTCGCGTACAAACGGGCAATTTTCTTTGTTGCATTTTTTGATAATATATTAGGGTAAAATGTATGCGAAAGCCTTTATTTTTTTAAAAAAATTGAAAAAAATAGTTTTAGGAGGTTCCATTATATTTACATCATATCACAACCAAAACAACAACAATGTGCGCTTGTAAAATCTCTGAAATTAAATCCGTAACTGAAATTGTCACTCTTCCTATTGACGCATGTACACTTATGAACAAGAAAGGAGCTTCTGTATCTGGAATACAAATCATCTTCTCTGTGCCAGAAGTGCCTTTGCCGAAAGACACAGTGACAATTGTGTTACCAGCAGGAACTGAATTAAAGGCAATGACCGCACATAGCAACAAGATTTGGACACTTGTAGTTCCAGAAAGAACATTGTGTGAAATTTCAAATAATACAGTAGTTAATTTTTATGGAAAAATGTCAATGTTGATCAGCAGCAGCAACACAAAACCGGAAATGCCTGTAGCTGCTTACAACGTTTCATTTCCAAAAGGAACATTGTTAGGGATCAAGGACAAACTTCAAGAAATCTCTGTAGATTTCTTTAAAACGATTGTATTGCTTCCAAATACCGAGATCATTGTCTTGCCAGAAACGTTTACTTATTTTTCGCATGAGAAAATTGTCTCTCGCAGCAAAACTGATGAAGAACAGATTGCTCACGTTCCACAAAACTAAAATTGTCTTGAAAATTATTAATTAACACAAACAATTTAACATCTTATTGGGTTGTTCTTGATTCAAAAGGATGATATTTGTATTCTTTCATTTCGTTACCACATAAAAAGAGTTTTCTGCGTATCCAACGTAACCAAAACTGTTTTTGCACCAATCATAAATCTTGGCAGCCACATTGCAAATCTTGGCAGCAACTTTGCATGTAACTTCAGTTATCTATTGAATTATCATGCAATCTTGGCAGCAACTTTGCGTGTAACTTTGCGCGTAACTTTGCGTGTAACTTCAGTTATCTATTGAATTATCATGCAATCTTGGCAGCAATTTTGATGGTCTATTGAATAATCTTGCAAATCTCCAGTCAATTACAAATCTTGACAGCTACATTGCATGTAACTTCAGTGATCTTTTTAATTGACATGCAGATCTCCAGCCAATCACAAATATTGGCAGTAATATTGCATGTAACTTCAATGATCTATTGAATTGAGATGCAAATCTCCTGCCAATTGCGGATCTTGGCAGTAACATTGCATGTAACTTCAATTATCTATTGAATAATCTTGCAAATCTCCTACCAATTGCAGATCTTGGCAGTAACATTGCATGTAACTTCAATTATCTATTGAATTGATATGCAAATCTTGGCAGTAACGTTGCACATGACTTCAGTGATCTATTGAGTTGATATGGAAACCTCAAGCCAATCACAAATATTGGCAGTAATATTGCATGTAACTTCAATGATCTATTGAATTGATATGCAAATCTTGACAGCAACATTGTATGAAACTTCAATGGCCTATTGAACTAACATGTAAATCTCCAGCCAATTACGATCCTTAGCAGCAACTTTGTAATTTCAATAATCTATTGAGTTGATATGCAAATCTCTAGGCAATTACAATCATTTACAGTAACATTGCATGTGAATCTCTATCCAAATACAAATCCTGGCAGTAATATTGCGCGTAACTTTAATAGTCTATCGAATTATTATGCAAATCTCCAGTCGATTGCGATTCTTAGTAGCAATATTGTATGTAACTCCAATAGCCTTTGAATTGAGTTGGCACGAAAATAAAAATTGAAAAAGGAAATCAAAAGGAACATCATTTGACACTAGCTTACAATTCTCATGGCACTAGATTTAAAACCTAAAAATTCTGCATCTAGATCGATCAAGAAACTGGATTTTGGATACGTAAAATTCGGTGACGAATTGATCAATCATCCTCCGATATATGAATTAGTATGCATTGATACCATGTGCAAATATTTTGATGAATACAACGTATTTCATGAAGCAACACGTGATTTAGAGAACGAATACCATCAAGGATTGATTATTATTAATCGATTACCTATGTCATCACTCGTCGCACATCGAACTCTAAGTAGATTTGCACATACACAGAAAATGATTTATGACAAATCAGATGAAGAACAAATTGAGTTACTAATACTATTATGTAAATTAACAAGTGCACAACATATAGAAGTGATAATTGAACATATCGCGTTTAATGATACCGTTTGGATAAAATTACTTGATACAAATTTTAATTTTAGAGATTGTTTTTCGCATGGTTTTAGAATCAATATATGTAAATTGATTGCCAAAACAAATCCTACGATCGAAAAAGGTGAATATTTAAAATTCTATGGTTTGCCATTTTTTGAAAATTTATCAAAGTACAATATTACTAATTCAGCTATCTTTCACGGTGCATGTCATCAACGTATATATGACCCGTTCTCACAAATGATTTATTTAATAACAAGTTTCGGCGATAAAATAATTTTGTATTATCCACGCAAACATGAACCATATAAAATTCATGACAGAAAAAGATTGGGAGAACATGTGTCCGATTCTGATGAAGATGATAACGACGAGATTCACTCTTATATAATGTTACCGAGGCTATCAGTTGAACTATTTGACATGAAATATTTTTTTTACAATTTTGTAATCGATGACATCAACGTCCACACACCAAATGGGGACGTCATTATGCAATTAATAAAAACAACAATAGATGATGGTTATTCATCATTCGTTCGTGTCTACAAAAATGATTTTAAAAAATTATATCGCAACAACGAATATTCTGCATTTGAACGTAGAATGTCAATGTCAAAAGCGTGGGATACGTATTGCGAAACAGGCATATACGTACCTCCATCAAATAAATAATATCTTGTTATCATCATAAAAAGATATTATTTCTTCGCAGTCTTTGATCCCCCATTCGGTTTAGCCGAAATTATTGCGATCACATCCTCCTTTGTCAAACCATCCGCAACCGATCCATATGGCAAGCGAAAATTTGTCCGCTTCTTACCCACTACAAAATTAATATACGGGGATCCATAATTACCTTTCAACACAGTCGCCGTTCCCCGCAACACCTTAAATTCTGTAATAATGTTCGATTTCTTGGCATCAATAATTATAATTGCTGCTTGCAAATCAATATCTTCATTTTGAGGAACAGAATATGTTTTCTTACCATGTGCAATGAAAATCTTATCTTCGTATTTTTTCAAGAATACTTCTTCCTTATCATATTTACCTAATAATTTTGGATACTCGAACAACTTTAGGGCATCTTTTAATTTTATCGTCTCAAGTTTCAATGGCGCACAAATACTTGCGTAAACGTATTTACCATCAACAAGTTTCTTGACGTACGCATTTCCTTTGCGATTTTGAGATGCAATTATCTCTATCCCCGACGGATCAACACCTAAAGATCGACCATCGGGTTTAATTGCCTTCATTTTAGACAATTCTATCACAACTGGATGCATATACTGATAAAAAGTGCGAACAACATCTTGCCAGATTTTTTTTCCGTGCGCGATATCATCCAAATCTTTCTCCATCTTCGCAGTGAACTTGTAATCCATCATCTTCGAAAAATGTTCCTCTAAAAAGGCAGTCACTTTTTTCCCCAATTCCGTCGGCACCAATTTGTTCTTATCATTACCAATCAAAATTTCAGACTCTTTCTTCTTAACATTCTTATCCTTGCAAGTTATCGTAAAAGTCTTAATCTTCTTCTTAATTCCTGGCACATTTGCTACTTCGATATATTTTCGCGTAACTATTTTATTAAATATAGCCGCATACGTTGCTGGCCGTCCCATCCCGAGCTCTTTCATCTTACTGATCAAACTCGATTCTGCAAATCTAGGGGGCGGCTTCAAAAATTCCTGTTTGGCTATTATTTCTTTCATAGCAAGTACATCATTTATTTTGGGCAATTTACCCTTGTGATCACTAATCATATCTGTTTTCTCCACATCATCTTGCGATTCAATATAAACTATCATAAATCCTTGGAAGACCACCTTTTCGATCTGACTCTGAAAGTAATAGAATGGATTTATTTTTGCATATTCAGAAATATCAATTTGTATCGTCGTTATATCAATCTTGGCAGGCTTCATTTGTGATGCGATACTTCTCTGCCAAATTAACTTGTACAAATTAATCTGCAATTGTTCATCGACATAATCATCCAAATCAATAATATCTGGTTTGACTGGTAAAATTGCACTGTGTGCTTCCTGCGCATTTGCATTCTTATTTTTATAAACATGACGTTGATAGTATTCCGCACCGTACTCTTGCTCTACTACTTTCTTGATAGCATTCATAGTATCTTCGGGGATCTCGACAGAATCCGTTCGCATGTACGTGATATATCCTCCTTCATATAACTTTTGTGCAATACTCATTGTCGTTTTGATGGACATCTTTAATTTTCTCGCGGCTTCTTGCTGTAAAGTTGCAGTTTCAAATGGTGGTGCAGGATTTCTCGTCGTATTCTTGCACGTCACATCATGTACCATAAACGTTGATTTTAAACACTTATCCAACACATCCATAACACTTTTATCGTCCTCATCAACAACAACTTGCGCAATCTTGCCATCATACTGTCCAGATACATGTTTCGCTGCTGTATACATCGTACTCTTCAGATCAGAAAACGTGCCATGAACTTTATAAAACGTAGAATCCTTGTTCTTCTCTAGAAAGTCCATAATTTTTTCTTCCCTTTCTACAATTAATTTGGTGGTAGGTGATTGTACACGACCGGCAGATAAACCCATACCCAACGCACGTCCCAAAACTTCTGATACTTCCCAGCCAACAATTTTATCAAGAACACGGCGTCCCTTCTGCGAATTTACCATATCGTAATCTATATCCCCGGGGGTCTTAACTGCATCCAATACTGCTTTCTTATTAATAGATCTAAAAATTAATCGTTTGTATTTTTTGGGTTTGAGCACATTTTTCAAACTGTCAGCAATCTTTTCTCCTTCCCTGTCTGCATCTGATGCAATGTACAACATATCTGCCTTTTTCATAGCAGCTTTAAGATTGGCAACAACTTGGGTATCTGTAATGACATAAATCGGATTAAAATTATTATCAACATCAACAGATAATTTTTTAGGATCCAAATCTTGAAAAATTCCCTTGCACGCCATAACAGTATGTCCTCCGCCCAAATATGATTTAAAACTCTTAATTTTACCGGCGCTTTCGACAACAACTAACGTTGACATGTGTATAATATGTATTAAAAATAGATATTATATACGTATTTATTTTTTCAATTATTTAGCATTGTTAATATATTTTTTGACAATTTGTATTCAAAAAGCATTTTATTATTGTAGAGACTCATATATATATTGATGTATGCCTCCAGAATTTCGAACATTTTATCTAACGATAATTGTTTGATATCTTTTTGATTGTCAATATTATCCAAACGATGCGACAAAATATCATAACGTTCAAAGGAGACATATACGCTATTTATGATGTTATTTTTTTTGTTCTTTTCGATGTATAATAATTGTAGTAACAATAACAATAAATTATCAGATGATATGAATGTTTCCGTCATTAAACTATCTAGCCGTTTGCGAGAATCATTTCTTGTAAATATCAATTTTGGCCATCCCTTATTATTTTGCTCACTGAGATCCAACTGAAATTTTTTATAATAATCCTTCCATGTTTCATCGCGATTGGTCATCGTATTTGCGGCATAAAAAATAAGACTAATTATCTCCTCCAATGTTATACCACCAACTTTTTTATTGTGCAAATTATTCAAATTTATCAATTGTGTATCCAATGAAATTTTTATCATAATTATAATAAATTATGATAAAAATCAGTTGCGTTTTATCGAATTACAATTTTTGCCCCCATATTTCTGGTTTTATACTTTGAAATTCAAGTATTTTTTCTAATATTCCCTCAACGTCAAAATTATTCGCTGCAAAATATTCTATCACTGGCATTGCATTTGCTTTTATTCCTGTCATCGTGGAAGCATCATATGTGTGGTATGTAACTGACACATTCTTTTTTGGCGCTACCATAATCATCGCAATTGATACTGCTACCTTTTGCAAAACGTAAATGACATTGTAATTATGATTAAATACGCCGCATCCAATATTACCAACATGAATTACGTTTGTCATAATATTATTGTCTAATTCATTAGCTATCAACGTTATCATATGCGCTTTTATCAACGACTCTAAAGAAACTTGTAACATTTCTCTATTATACGACGACCCATCTTTTTTAGGTAGGTGTGTCATAGCAATGCACATTATCTTAACTCTGAACGGATTAGTTGGTTCGAATAGATTTCTATTCTTTGCAGCATAGATTAATCCATCATTACCATAATGTTCCTTCATAGATTTGTCTTTGGCAACGACATATGTATCGATCAATAGAGGATTATCTTTCAAATTGCTACTGAGAATATGCATCTTATCGTTTTGGCAACCTCGATATAGATATTGCAACAATCCTAATGACCGCATCATTATCTCTTCTTGCACATTACCCAATCGTAACGTACCACCGCCTAAACATTCGTTCGCAAAATTTTGAAACACTTCACCCGCTGCCCATTCAAACGATGTCTCCGTCGTTTGCCAATCAAAATTATTAAAATTAACATACATACGCAAAATATAAATCCAATCCATCGCATTCATACACAAATCCTCAAATGATAACACTCCAATATCAAAGTATCTCAAATCATTGACTGCTGCAGAATTAGATGCTGCATGTAACAGTTTAGATTTACCAATGGCGGACATATTTTCGATAAGAGGGTGATCATACGCGCAAGTGTTAATGCTTGTACATTTGATACCATATTTACATGGATGAGTGAAATTGCATGTTGACATGTTACATTTTGGCCAATTACAAAATGGATATTGATTGTCATGCGATTTCCTACATGATCTAACTCTACATTTTTTTCCGTCAGGACATAATTCTGCTGGAGCAAGATCAATATGCCAATATTTACATGTCATGGGATTGCTACATCTTATGCCGTACTTGCATGGCATGATGTATTCATTGATATAATAGTTACGGGGAATCATTAGATGTATATTACTATATACATCTAATGATAATTATATTAGTTTTTTGAATTCAATTTTTATAATTTCATGAAATCAAAATCCTCATCAGGGATGTTGCCGAACAAGAACAGATTGATTTTCTTTTTGTCAAATATTTGTTGTGCAACTTGAGTAATGTCCTTTCGATTCACTTTTCTAGAGATCTGACTGTTACCTTTCAAATTAGGATCAAAATTGCGGTTGTACAAGAAATTAAGGCCGTAATATGTAAACCAATCAACAGGCTGACTCGATGAGAAAATACTTTCATTTTTAATAATAGTTCCTACTTTTTTGTACTCATCTAAATCAATTTCAGACGTTCTGAGCTTCTTTAATTCTTTAAGAGTAGTTTTTATCCCTTTTTTTAACTCATCAGGATGGATTGCCATCTCAATAACAAATAATCCCGCATCATTGTAAACTATCGGATAAGAACCAATTGAGTAGGTCATACCATTATTAATTCGCAGTGCAGTAAATAAACGAGAGCTGAAACCAGATGACAGAATATTTGATATCATATTTATTTCTTGTTCGTTAGTTTTGTACAAATTGTACAATGGAAAGAATAATAATACGTACGCTTGCGAAACAGAATCATTTCTATCAATATGAACGTATGGTTTTTTTTGAGAATGCATACTTTTTAATATTCTCGGTTTTTCGTCGAGAAATGTTTGAGGAAAGGCGTCAACACTGTTTCTTGCTGGATTATTTAACGTATTAAATGTACGATCTAGTAATGGTGATATTTGATCTGGAGTAAAATCGCCACTTATAACGAAGACTGTATTTTTTGGAATATACAGTTCTTTTCTGAATTGTATAAAGTCGGACTGCCGAAGATTCAAAACACTCTCTTCAGTGCCAATTATTCGTTTGCATAACGACGTATCTGCAAATACTTTCTCGTGCATTTGATAATATAATCTTGTGTGGGGTGAATCTTCGCGTAAACGCATTTCCTCGATAATGACTTTACTTTCTTTTTTAATTCTTGTGGGATTAAAAACAGGATTGATATATATGTCAAGTACAACGTCTACTATTTTTTTGAGATCACTTGCTACACCGTTAACGTAATAGTAAGTATGTTCTGTGGTCGTGACTGCATTATATTCTGATCCCATACCATCCAATAACTGAAATAATTTCTCATGTGGACGTTTAGTCGTACCGCCAAACATCATATGTTCTAAAAAATGCGCGATTCCGTTATTATGTTCGTTTTCATTTCTAGATCCTGCCTTAATAAAAAAACCGACTGTCACAATTTCGGCGCGTTTCATGGGCACTAACGCGACGATCATACCGTTATCTAATTTTTTTTTGATACATTTCATTATATATTGATATATAATGACATAATATATTAAGTTGTCAAAATAATCATTTATTTTGACGACTGGATAAGCATTAAATTTTTGTCATATTTTTGACGAATATTTGCAGATTGTTGTTCGTAATTCTTTTTGGTAACAGACATCATATAAGCCTCCGCATATTGTGGATTGTAAATAAAATTCTTGATGTAATGTTTGAAAGGTCCTTTGTTAGTCACAAAATTACCTAAGTTCATATCTAACACCGATTCCATATTAAATGCTATATAAATATAATCATCTCCAGGTTCAATGACAAATTTTAGATAATTTCCACTGGCGTTGTTACAAAAAGTGAAATCAAATTGTAAATCGGGGGATAACCAATACCAAAGAATATCAATACAATGAATCGGTATATTGCAAGTTTTAGAAATGGTATCAGTTGTAAAATTCTTAAATAAATATGAATTAACATTATCAATTAATTTTTTGTTATAAATTTCAATATTATTTTTGTAAGCATTATCATACATTTGTTTGCTTCTGAAATGGGTAGAACGTGGTAGACACCAATGCATAATGACCACGTCAACTAAGGCGGGTAGAGTTTTATCTAGATAAACGAGAGTATCCATAATGAACGTCGTTTCGAGTTCGCGCAGATGTTCTACGAATGATAATATTTTTTCTTTGTATTCTTCAATAATTTGGAGACATTGTGTATCATCGATATTCCTACGAAATTTATTGATACACATATCATAAAATATAACTACCATTTTAGTGTCAATGATATCAAATTCGTCGACAAATGCTTTTGCCATTATGTTATTTTAATCATTTATAGAAGTCTTAAATAAATGATTAAAATTTCAATTTTCTTATCCAACAACTTGGTAAGTTACTATCAAACCAGAAGTTGGACTTAGTTCAATTACCCGTACTAAATCGTCTTTTTTAAGATTGAAATATTTATAAACTGCATCTTGTCGAGTTATTTTTGGTGCATTATGTGTATCGATACCATATTCTGCTTTTATGACCGCAATTTCTTGGGGCGATAATAGTTCAAAAATGGGTTGATCATCTTGCGCCACGAGATCACGTAACATATAACCCTCTGGAAATATTTGCGCACCGTTCTTCGTAGCAAAATCGGCAGTCTTATTATTAAAACTACTCGCAATTATGATTTTTCTCGCACTCTCATATTCCTTAACGAATTCGCTAATCAACGATTGTTTACCAGTTGATAATATTTTTTGGTAGAATATTTTAATAGCGTACTTGTCTCCATTATTTGCGGTGATTATATATGTATTGTCATCGTTCGTGACTAATTTTTTTTTGTTAGATGCATAATCTATCAATGCTTGCTTATGTTTGTTTTCGTCAATATATATTCTGCTGCTCAACATGAGTAATACGTTATTAATGATGATTTCAGTCTTCTCAGCTTCTGATTTAAAAACGGAATACAATTTTCTATTCTTTTCCATGTTATGGTATATATTTAGATAATACTTATTTAAATATATTTTATTATCAATTTTTCTAAAATATTTGTTCATAAAACTGATGTTCATCGACTCGCATAGCATTAGTATCTCGCAACAGTCTATCAATTTGCACATCAGTTAACAAGGTTTTTTTATCGTTAATGTTTACATCATATTTTGGCGGATTACTGAAATATTTATTCAATCTATTAACAACGATATTATTAACTCTGTTTCTGTCAACATAATATTCAACACGAACATATTTGCTGTCTTCATCGTCAAAATCTATCTCATTAGAAAAATTTTTGTCAAAACTTTTATGAAAAACCTTGCTTTCGCGAGTGAAGTCATCTCTTGTTTTGTTAGCGATATGTTTTTGAATACTAATAATTTTCTGACCACAATCTACACATTTTACGAATTCATTATTGATTCGCGTTGTCCTATCGTGATAACATATTTTCGAAAAATTCATATTATAATTAGATCCAAAATATTAATTATAATATGAACGTATTTCTATTTGTTTTTTACGGCGCGTTGTTTTTTGTCCGCGATTATCTTATTATGTAGCGAATTTAGCTTTTTGAGTTTATCCTCCATTGATATCTCTTCATTCTTTGGGATATGTGAGAAGTCGTCAATGATATCGTCAATATCGAAAAAATCATCTGCTGGTCTTTGAGAACGTTTTTTTTTGTAAGTGTCTTCAACGGCACGAGATTGGTGATCATTTGCTGACAAACGAAAGTCAGGTATTTGAGTTGGCATTCTGTTGTTGGCATTATTGTACATTGATGGATGTTGCAATTCTGAGATATCTTTCTTGCGATGACTTGGTACACCTGCTCTTACTGGCGCACTAGATTTGAATTCAACGCCATCATTTTTTGATACTGGCGCATATACTTTTGCAGAATTCAGCAGGTTTTGATTCATGATCGTCAATTTATTTAATACTACAGCTCGTTGCTCTGGAGTGATATTTTGCGATAATGTGTTTACTAATTCAGAGTATGAACTTGCTCTTTCCATTTATGTTATATTATTGATAATATTTATTTAATGATTTAACTTATAATGATTATTATGAATTGAATCAATATCTGTATATTTTTGATTGGAGACGTTTACTGATCTTTTTAGTGTATTTGCGTGAAATTCTAATTTTTTTGATAGATAACGGCAAACTATTAAGAGATTGTTGAAAATTAGAGCCAAATTCTATTTCAATGATAGATGGTGGAATATTATTTTTAATCGGTTGATCAAACATGCCGCCAAATATTAAATGAGTGACAGAGGACGGTATTGACCCTTTAATTGGTTGATCAAAACTGTAACCGAAGTATAAGTGCGTAACGGATGACGGAATCGCTCCACGAATCGGTTGATTAAAATCACAACCAAAGTCTAAATATCTAACAGAAGATGGTATGTTTCCTTTTGGTTGATTAAAATCGTCACCGAATTCTAACCAAATTACTGATGATGGAATAGCATTATGTATCGATTTATTAAAACAACCAAGAATTGATAAATGCGTTACTGAAGACGGAATGTTTCCTTTTATTGATCGATTAAAAACGCCGTCAAAATTTAAGTGCGTTACAGATAATGGGATGGCACCTTTTATTGATTGATTAAACTCATTTCCGAATGTTAATTGAATTACCGACGACGGAATATGTCCTTTTATGGGTTGATTAAATTTTTGACCAAATGTTAAATAAAGTACCGATGACGGAATACTATTTTTTATTGGTCGATTAAAATAACTTTCATTATCGAATTCTAATTGTATGACAGACTGAGGAATATTACCTTTAAGGGATCGATTAAACATCATGTCAAAAAATATATATTTTACAGACGGTGGAATGCCATTTTTAATCGATCTGTTAAAGTTCTCTCCAAAGGTCAATTCAACAACTGATGCCGGAATATTATTTCTGATGGAGCTATTAAACCATCCGCCAAACGTCAAATGTGTTACCGATGGTGGAATAAAATCAACAATATCATGATCAAACCATTCTCCAAATGTTAGATGCGTCACAGATTCCGGAACATAGCTTCTGTCAAAATCATCATAAGAATCATCGAGGGTTAAATGAGTTATGCAATCAGGCATCCATCTACCCTTTCCATAATCCATATTTTTTTCATCAAAATAAACTTCTTCGACATGTTTCGGGCATTTCTCTCTTGCACTTTGCATTATTACAGATTCAAAGTTATCAAAATACGGTAGTTTTTTGATAGTTGCAATTTTCACCGTTCCGTAATACATAAACTTGTACTTGAATTTATCCATCGAACGCGATACCATAGTTAATTGGATCTTTTCCCAATCAGTTAATTCTTCTCCGATTGTTAAAATAATATCTTTAGGTATCGATAGCATTTTTGGGAGCGTTTATATAAATGATATTCTGTTAGTTGTTGTAACGATCAATTTTTTTTAGTAACTCAACTTGTAATAATTATTGCAAGTTGAATTATTTAATTTTTAGTTCCTTTCGGAGTAATTATCGACTTAGCAGTTCTAATCCTGCCCATAACTCCAATAGTCCTAAGCTCGTTCATAAACAACATGAACGGATATGGAATAACTATCTTTGATATCTTTTTGGTATTCTGACAACTCTTGCATTCATAATATGATTGACCCAATTTCTTGGATGCAAAAAGACCACAGATATCGCAAATGGAACAAGTATAAATATCTGAATTATCAACCATACGTTCCTTTAACATCTGCATAATACCATGTCCAAGCATGACATCACGTTCCATTTCACCCGATCGCAAACCACCAGATCTGACTTTACCTTCTGTCGGTTGTCTCGTAAGCATCTGTTTCGGTCCTCTAGCTCTCGAATTACCAGTCCAAACAGCTTTACCATTTCTTCTGACATAAAATACCTCCCCTGGCACTTGTAAGCAAAATACTGGCTTATCATAATCTTTGATAATCTTTTCAATCTTTCCATGATTAACTTCTGGTTCGTTACCATCTTTAGAAATTGTAACTCTCCACATGTCCATGCTCGTGTCAATACAACGATTAGTAATGAGAGTTTTAGTATCTGTTTTGCCATGTAACGATTTGTCACCAGACCATCCACAATGCAAAGCTAACTGCATAATGTTATCTGCGAGCTTAACAGATGTCGTATAATATGACGTATCAAGTTTGGATGATGATCCACTGCAGGACATCATAGCATCTAATAATACTCTTGCCTGACGTGTACTCAAATGCCATACCCAAACAGGTAATCCAACATCTGAATTGAACTGTTGCATGTACGCACATAATTGTTTATCGTCGATGATGAATGTGTTATCTTGTTGATGGTAATTATACCCTAGTTTAACGATTATAGGGATCAGTGTATTAACGACCCACTGTCTGTCTTGGTAGATAATTACTCTATCTGATACAATAGATAATCCTTCTGCTATCCATATGCCCAAAAACCTTAACCAAGAATCCATATCTACCTTCTTTTCTTCTTTACTATTCATAGCTGGCAACATGAATTGATAATCTTTGGCATCCCAAACGGCATCCTTTTTGTATTTGCGATGTTGTTTGTGGATATCTTCGGCCAATTCGAACCCGTATTTTGGTTTCTTACCGACACGTGGTTTAGAAACATACATGCGATGATTTGGAGTTACCTTCAAATCCAATTGTTCCGTTTTGACACTATACATATCACCTTTGTATTTTGGATAATTAAGTATCTTCGTTGGATGTTGATAGACTAACTTTCCATCAACGAGTGTCGCAACTTTGTCATTCAAAGTCAACTGATGATTGAATTTCCATCCATCAAGAGTCAGGACTTCATGATCAAGACTTAGGCAATGAGCTTTGTCAGCAACCATTTGCTTGAGGCGTTGGTAAAATGTTGGTCCGATAAAGATCGGATGCTCCATTTTTTGCCCGGTCTTACCACAGTACATGATATCGTTACCCCATTCGCCGTAGCCGAGCTCGATGAGTGCGTTGTTAATGGCGTGTAAGTCGATGCCAGTGAAAGGGGTAGCATCACCGTAAACGCCTTTGATAGCGCAGAGTTTGCTGAGGACGCATTCGATGAGTTGTCCGATGGTCATACGTCTACCGATACAGTTGGGGTTGATGATGATGTCTGGTTTTAGGCCAAATGAGGTGAAGGGGAAGTCGGCTCGATGCGGTGTTATTCCCACTGTTCCCTTCTGACCGTGGGCCGATTGTCCACACCAAACCGGTTTTCCATTTCGTCGTACATAAATAACATGGGAACTAACTGTGCAACAATAGACTTTACCATCATATTTTATCATTTTGTCGCTTTTTATAGTTTTATTGACAAACGGATTGTTTTGGCAAGTTATAATACCTAGTCGCCAAGCTGGAACTGTCGTCGTAACCTCTTGTTCTCTTATTATTTTGGTTACGCCAGCGTCGCATTTCTTTTTTCTGTTACACGACCAACCAGCTTGCAAGCATAATCGCTGAAAATCGTCGACCAACGTATTTGATGATGTATCGTATTGCATATTTCCACAACATAACCAATCGTCGTCTTCTCTCAGATCTCCATTTTTAATCAACTCCCAATGACCATCTCCTAACATCATACCATAAATTAATTCTCTGGAATATGTAACGTTAAGACACCAAACCCATTTAGGAAGAAATTTATGAATGGCTTTTTGGCTGATAGTTTTAAAATAAGCAGCTATTCGTTTGTCACAAATGTTCCATTGATTGTAGATTTCGCCGTTTATAGGGTTTCCCTGCGTTTTGTGTTTTGATAACTTCAAATTGTTTTCTTCACAAATTACTTTGAGTACTCTTTTAACCCGAGGTTTGTGTGCAGATATACTAATCATCCATTTGTCTTTCCAAAATCCTTCAGCTACCCAAATTCCTACTAACCATAACCAATGTTCTAATGTGACAGTTAAATTGGGTAATTGATCCACTTCAGGTAACGTTACAAATCCATCGCTTATTATTATCTCATCACCATAGTAAAATGGATATTTATCTTCAGAACAATGAGCTACTTTTGCAACATTTTTCTGATAATGACGAATTGTATGTAAAATTTCTCGCGCTTCTTGTGTTCGATATATCTTTCTTTGATTTTTTCCTACTTTCGGCGCAGTCCATAAATTATGATTAGGGGTAACGCATAAATTCACTTGTTTTGTTTCAAGCAAATACATTTCGCCATCAAACTTGTCTTTAAAATTATAATCTTTGTAATCGTATTCCATAATTTCTGTTGGATATTGAAAATCCAATGTGTCACCTCCTTGTGTAAAACCTTTTTTCGACCTGATGCCCCGAAGCGTTTTCCCGCCGGGAGGCACAACCTCTCCTCCGATCAGCGTGGCAACCTTATGCTTCATCGTCAAATCCTTAAAAAAGACCCATCCCTTATCAGTCAGCACCTCTGTCTGATCATCATAACAAGCGAACTTATCTCCAATTCCCGGAATCCTCTCCGTCCTGATCCTAATCTTAATAATCGGATAATTATCGTTATTAACTCCAACGATAACCTTATCAATCACTCCAGGAACCAACGACTTAAAAGCAATTGAATTATCCTTCAAAGGTTTCTCATCCGAATTATCTTGTGTAATAGTAACAGGAATCACCATACCAATAATAATATCATTGTTCTCAATCACCGTCTCAACTGGGACGTAACCTTCTTCAGTAAGCTTCTCATAATTAGCATCTTTCAATCCATTAACCTTCTCTCTCGTTGGCTTCATAAATTGCTCATTCTGTGCAGATGCAGGATTCTTCTTAACAGTACCTCCAGTTTTAGACAAACTTTGCGCTCTGAACAATCCTTTCTCAATTGCTGACTTGTCCATCAACATCGAATCCTCTTGATTGTATCCGGTGTACGACATAATTGCAACAATGATGTTCTCGCCAGCAGGAAATACGCCCGAATTGGTATATTTTCTTGCTTTCGACGCAGCGATCGGTACTTGCGAATGATACAATATGTAACTGATATCAATCCTATCCCGATAATCAGACTTATAAAGACCCATAGCTTGCTTAGCCTGATTGTAATGGAAATGTCCTCTTGTACCTGGATCGTGGTTCGGAAAGATCATATTCGACGACATCACTCCCAAAATCATCGACGGATGTATTTCACAGTGAGTGTATCTGACAAAAACATTATCATCATATCGATTTGTCTTATTTATGTAATTGATCTCTGCAGGATTACTTAACGGTGCTTTCCTCATCAAATCATGATTAGATCTAATAAAATGCGGAAATGTTGCTAACATCATGTTCTGCTGCTCTTCAATGTCCAAAAACTCGATGACATACGGATATTTCGCCATAAATTCATCCCAAGTTTTAATCCCTTTCAACATCTCTGGTTTGAAATTTAAGACATTATCCTTAGAAACTGTTAAGAGTGGTCGCAACATTCGCCCGCCTTCAGTATGAATGTTATAATCCTTCGATGAAAAATTAAGAATCAAACTAGTTGTCTTTTCGATCTCGCCTCTAAATCGCAACTCTCGTAGTCCATTATGAATCTTAATGATGTCATCTGTCAATCCAACGTAATTACCATTAAACCAAATGGTCGTATAATTATGTTGCTTAGAGTATTCAACAGCTTCCATCTTAATAAATTTACCTGCAAGATATTTTTTGATAATGGATTCTTGCGATACAATTGTTAGAGATACGTTATTAGTCATGGCAAAATTTTTGATGATACCTACTTTATGACCTTCTGGAGTCTCCAACGGACACATCACTCCATATTGTGTCATGTGTAAATGACGCGGACTTGTCAATTTATTAGTTGATGTATCAATAGTTGGTGTAATAACTTTTCTCAAAAAGGCCAAAGAATGTAAGTAATTCAATCTACTTAACATTTGCGCTAAACCCTTTCTAGTACCAAATGTACCTGTCGACAAAGCTTGACGTAATCCTTGTTCAATTGTATTCGGCTTGATATGCATCACGATATTCGGCGGTTTGCTGTCATCGATGTTATTTTTAGTTCTAAAGATCTTGGCATAATCATTTAACATTTTCTTGAAATATTGTTCAAATAATCCACCTAATAACATTCCGGGTAATTCTATCAATTTGTTGATCATGGAATCTCGATCGTCGCATCCCCTGTGTTCTTCAACTTCCTTGTTTTCATTGATAGTACACTTTAGCAACTTGTAGATCATCTTACTAATGTAGAAAGCTTTGTACAACATATTCATGTCCGGATCGTCAGTGCCAGATGTAACATGAGGCAGTATGAATTGCGATAAGATTTTAACGAGATGTTTCTTCTTTTGCTGAGCCCGTACTTCTGGATTGGTTTCAGAATAGGTCTTTGTAGATTTAATATTCGCCGTCATCAACTCCATCGCTTCCTCTCTAGAAATTGTCGGATTATTTTGCATGTTCATAGCAATCGACAGCTTATTCAAAAGAGCTTTGTCACGATTAGTATCCAAAATAACATTGACGATATCTGCATCTGTTTCTAAACCTAACGCACGCAACATTACGAATATTGGAATTTCTTTAAAGTGCGCGATTGACAAAATAATGGATCCATCTTTCTTCATCTTAATCGTAAAAATTTGTGTATTACCAACAAATTGAGTATACGGTCTTGATCTAACTTGAACGTAATATGTCAAAACATTTTGCTCCTTCTTGGTAAATACTAAGATCTTACGCAACACTGCTTCTTCAATCGATGATATAACTTTCTCGCTACCGTTTATTATAAAATATCCGCCAGTATCATACTTGCAATGTTTTCTGGATAAATCTGGTTTCAAAGTCAAATTACACGTCTTACTCTTGATCATTACAGGAATCTTTGCAAACGGAACATCTTTTTCTGGTACTCCAATAATCTTTCGGGTAACGTCACCGGTTTCCATGTCAGTAATTATTTGCCATTGCGTGACTGTCGCCGTATGAATCGCCATATATGACAAATTTTTCTGAATGGCATCAATTGGGAACATCAATCCTTCATCATTGTCCAACATTGGTGGTTTGATTCCTAAATCCTCAAATTCTAAAGTGTATTTGACCGTCTTGGTTTCACCAATCTTTTCAGAAATGACATTTTCTTGTCCTTGAACAATGTTAGGAATCACTTCTTCGATCAACTGATCGTATGAATCTATTTGATGTTTAACGAGCACTTGACTGCTTTTTTCAAAGTATAAATCTAACAATCCAAAGAAAGGCTCTGGATCATATTTATTATCGATATTATCGGTTGTAACACTGCCAGTTTTCTTCTTACTCATGGAATGATTGTTATTAATTATATAATAAATCTTTATAATATAATTAATCCTGTCAATTTTTTTTGATTTTTATAATTTGGAGGTCATCTTAGGCATATTTCGAACCATGCCTATTCTAGGACCATCCGGTGTTTCTAACGGACAAATACTGCCATAAAAACTCGGATGGACATGTCGTGGAGCTGTCAATTTGCGAGTAGAAACATCTTTTGGTGCTGATATCGTTCGCAAAACTGCTACCGGATCAAGTTCGTTGCGCTTTATTAAAGAATTCATACATTGTGATCTATCATATCGAATGATTATCAAACGAATAAAAATATCATTTTTTTTTATTCATATCCTTCATCATCTGCATCATTAATTCTAATTGTTTATCATCAAGATTTGCTGGATCCATTTTATCAGGTGGAAATGCTGTCATAAATTTCTTTAAATTATCCCCTTGCATCATTGTCTCCATCATTTTGTTCATATTTGGCGGCTGCGATTTAGTGCTCATTTGCATTTGTTTGTTGCGATTACCTCGAGCAGCTTTTTTTGCAGCTATCTTCTTTCGTAACATTTGTCTGTTTTCTTCTGGGGACAGTACTTTAGGAGGTTCAATCGGCACGGCTGCTGGGGATGTGTCTTCATCTTCATCTGATAAGTTGTCGATTTCCGAATCCAATACCATTTTTTCGAATTTATCAGTCATGTCTGTATTTACTTTATAACTATTATTAACGTTTTGAAACGGATCACCACTGATTGTTGATTCAATCAAACTAAAAAAGTATGGTTGCAAATATTCTTGCATAAACATATCTTTTGTTACAGCATACTTCTTATCTAATCTGGCAATTACCTTTTTAGATTTTAGATTATCGCTGAGGTCAGCGTTCACTGTTAATAATTTATCAATGACGACAGTACCGTATACTTGAACATAATTTTTAAAGACATATTTTACATGTTCGCAAATTCTAGTCCATAAATTTGCGGAGACGATGTACAAATCATAATAATTATTCAAACCTGTTAATATTTGTTGTCCTAACGTGTATTTACCCATCCAATCCATTACTCCTTCTTGCGCCATTTGAACAAATCCGCCCATCACTAAAAATGAGAATAAAAATAGATTGACAATTGTATTAAAAAAACCAAAGTAGAAAAAACAGTTGTACATTATTGCTAAAGTACTCCATACTGTATTGCATGTCAGCGAAATGAATAATAAATGACTGATGAACTTGCCAGTTTCCTTCATTTTGTCAGATAATGTACTTGAAATGCTCGCTAAGCCCATCAAAAACATTGCCATCATGGTTGTTGTAACATAGTACATATCATACGGCAGACTAAATAAGTAGTAGCAAAATACCATCAAAGTATACAAAATGATGATTGTTGAGGCACTTGTTTGATTTATCATATATATTAAAGTAATGTATATGATAAATTTTATATATCTATTACATCCCACAAAATGGGAGTTTTATCGACTGATAAAAGGTATTTGTTTGCTTCCCCAAAATGATCAGTTTCTTGGAACGATGGATGCGCTACATATCCTTGGTCCGGACGCCATCCATTCACCGTTATCGTGTATGAATACGGTGAAGGATGGGAGCTATATATCACTTTATGTTTTTTATGATCTATATTGCAACATAATCCGTGCGCAGGCTTTCCCCATGCTAATATGGCTACATTTTTGCAATTCTCGTTGATGTATTCTATTAATTGTTCAGTAAAATCTGGCCATATCTCTTTGTGTTCAAATGATTTCTTCCAGATAGTTGTGAAAGCGCTGTTAATCATCAAACATCCTTGCATAACCCATCCAATTAAGCATCCTTCATGGGGCATTTCCTTAAGATGACCAAATTTTACCAGATTGGCATAGATGTTGTATAATGATGGTGGGCGAGGATAACCATACGGAACAGAAAAACTGAGTCCCATTGCTTCGGGAATATTTATACCATCAAATTCTTTCATGTTAATGTATGGATCTTGGCCCAATATGATAACTTTGATTTTTTTAGGCGACACAACATTGAAAGAGTTGAAAATCAATTCAGGATATGGTACAAATTTTTTATTGGTAAGGAAACGTTTGGTCAGTTTTTCCTCTATTTCGGTCTGAATTTCTTTAGTCTTATCAAAAAATTCACCCCAATCCTCATTTATACACAGTCCATCAAGCTTAATTTTGCCATCGGGAAAATACTCTTGCCAGTCCTTAAACTTATAATTATGGACATTGATCAATAAATAATTGAGATAATGTCTTTTTTCGCTCATGGTGATGATAATTAGATAACCATAATATTTTATATGAATACTATCTATCAATTTTTTTAATATGATTAAGATAACCATATTAAAAATTAACCGTTGATTTTGAAGACACGAATGATATGATCAGTTGCATCATTATCGACAAGTGCTTCGATATATGGCACTATTTTACCATATATTTTTGTGATAGTAACTTCTGATGTTCTTGATAATTTAGATATATCCTTCTTATCGATATTCAGATTTTGATAGTCTACCATCGCTAAAATAGAACTCGCAGCAACAGATTGTGCATTATGATCCGTAGCTATCTTCATTCTGCAACAATTCGTAGATATTCGGACTGCCATATTGGTATCTTTTTCGGTGATCTTAAGTTTTTTACAATGAAACCGAACATAATCTTCAGGGGAACAGACATGTAGACGATCGAATAATATCAAATCATTCTCCATACATTTCTTCCTCAATTTATCAAGAGTGTTCTTACCTTTCGTCATTTTTTTGGCATCTAACCCAAACATCCCTGCGATCTCTTCATTGCTACGGGGTTCTTTATTCGTCTCACACGCTTTACTTACGCAAACTGCCATGATACTAATTCGATTCTCACCTCTAACGATCATTGCTGCTCCTTTATTTTTCCCATCATTATGTCGTGCATCGCTTACTTTTTTATACATAATTCTGGCAGTATGAATGATATCTGTTGAAATACCGTTTGACGCACAAATTTGAGTGATGTAGTCGAACTCTTTTGTTAAATTTCGCTCTTTATAAACTGTCGTATTCCATTTTTGTTTCCTCTTTAATCTACTATTACCGCACCTGGACATGATAGTTCCCTGCGAAGATTGGGGAAAGAAAAAATTAGACGGACAGCCACAGCGATTGACATTATCATTACGACTATCATCATTATTATATTGTCGCCATTCTGGATTGTGATCTAACAACTCTTCATTTTCCATGCCACATTTATTACAAACTCGAACGCTCCTTGCAACATCTTCCAAAAAAGTATCACGCCCCCCACAACCCTTACATACGTTTCCCATCTCCTGATTAAGAGATGTTGTATCAGACGTTGTAGTTTCTGATTTTAATTCGTTCAATATTTTCCAGATATCAACTGGTGAAGCAGTACTTTTGCATTCAGATAAACTAGAATTTTCAGTTTCATTATCTGATGAGTTTTCAAATAATGAACCAGATTTTTTGATCGGATCGTTATTGACAAGTAGTACATTGGGAAAATTATCTGCTGTCAGTTCTTGTTCTACTTTATATGTGTATAAGTATCGTTTGAGAAAATATGTGTTATCACTTCTATCAACAATTGAAAATATTTCTTCATCTTCTAAGAGGCATTCGTGATCTATGGAGGTATCGAACATGATATGAATTTTTAGATATGCATCTAAAATATCTATGGTTTTTATCCATTCGTCAGCGATATTTTTTGATAGCTTGGGCACCAAAAAAATATCATCAAGTTCTTCCTCCAAAAACTGATACGATGTTGCCATCTACCCTTAAGTAGTGAATAAAATAAGGATTATTTATTTATATCATTTTTATTCGCATAATGTAATTTTAAATCAATTTTTATATATTGACAACAACTTCAGATAAATTATCATCCTGTGGAGTAGGTTTTATAGATGATTTTTTGAATCTTTTTGGTGTGGGTAAGCGGCTATTAGATTTGATTTCCATCGATTCAGTAGGTTTTGGAGGATTAGATGGGGATGCACCGTCTGTTCTTGTTATTTGAGATTTCTTGATCGGATTTTCATCTTTTTTACCGTCAGGCTTGTTCTTCAGTTCGATGGTACTATTGCGGCGCGTAAAACGTTCTGTTGGCAATGCTGCTGGTACCGCATTACGAATATTACGAATATTATCAATAAACTTCTCTGTTATGATATTTCGTTCCAATTCACCGTCATGCAAATCGAATTGGTCAGCATCCGTATTATCCACAATGTCCGAGATGATATGTTTGTTGTCCGAATTACGTGCAAATTTATGATAAACTGATACAGGAATAGGATATCTTGAGTACGTTTTCAATAATTTTTTATAATCAGACTGAATTGCGTTGATCACTGTAAATGGGTTAGCGCGTATGTGTCTAGGGAAACTTAATAATGTTTTGAGATCATCTGCGAATTCAGAGAAGGCTACGGCAGCATCCCGACTCCCTTGTGCGATCGCGTCATACGCAAAACTAGAATGTACGTACGTCAATATTGAGACGGTAGCAGTAACGCATGCGCTAGTGATGCTAAATATCCCCGCGTTATTGATTAAACCTCCGTCATTCGTACAATTACAGATACTTGGGGTTGTGCTCTGAATAATCGTCGCAAAAACAGTTTGCATCACGATAGATATTGCTGTCAAAACTATCAATGGATATTTTATCAGATTATTATAAAACATGTATACGAAATAGGTGTCATTGTATAACGTTTTGTATCCTATTGCTTTTTGAATATATTTGTTAACTGTTTTTTCATCCATCCTGGACCATTTTATCGAGTCAGACGATGCATCAACATTAACATATTTCATTAGCAAGTTAGCGTTATCATCGTCCCCTCCATTTGTTTCAAAAGGTTCGATCAATTCAATTTCAAAATTTTCATCCAATGGAGGGATAATAAATTTTTTAGTATTTTTATTATTCCCTACACTATTTCTCTTGGAATTATTATTTGATTGCATTTGTATTACTCTATATATATAAAATAATTAATTTTGTACTCATTACTTATTTTATATTTTACTTATGATTGTGATGTTCTTTGATGACATTCTTACAAAAATCGTGTGAAGATACTCCTAATATTACATATGGATCCGATACAATATCTATAATATGATTGACTACCTTTATTTCGAACGTGTCATCAAATAAAGCTGGGTCTTTTTTTTTAATCATATCGTAATCCTCAACGTTCTCCGAACAAATATATACCCGTTTGATTCCTGCTTTCTTGGCTCCGATCAATTTAGTGGCCAATCCGCCGATCTTATTTATCTTACCAGTCAAATCAATTTCTCCTGTCATAGCAACATAGCGGTTTATTTTTTTCCCCAATAACAATGACACAAATGCGGTCGTGAACGCGCACCCTGCAGATGGCCCATCCTTGGGCGTACCTCCATCAAGCGTGTGAATATGGAAACCGTTCGAATAATCTTTAATGGCATCCTTTTTGCTGATAATATTCAACGCAACGGTCAATGCACACTGCACTGATTCTTTCATTACCTTCTTTTGATTACCAGTAAGTTTAAGCTTAAAATTTGTGACACGGATATCATTAACGTGATTTTTATATATTTGTATTGGTACAATTCCACCTATCCCAATCGTTGACGCATATAGGCCGTTTATTACGCCAACTAGATCATTTTTGTGCACCTCTTCTATAACCGTAGATGGTTTGTCCAAATAATTATGCACTATGTCAACATCGATGTCCAATGTACCAACAAAATCAAAATTAAAAATTCTATCAATATTTTTTGAATCCAATAACAATTCCAATTTGTTATTAAGGTCTGATAATTTATGCTTGTCGTTATGTAACTCAACATATTTGGCGTACATTAATGTCATAAATGGACCTCGCATGTAATATCGATCAATATTTAATTTGAGCAATATTTTCTCAATGTTGCGCTTCAATTCACGGATACCTGCTTCATTGGTATATTTATCAATAATGTACTTAATAATCGTATCTGAAAATAAAATCTTGTCTTGTGGAAATCCAAATTCCTCGACTAGTTCTTTGATAATATGTTTTTTTGTAATCTCTATTTTTTCGTTGACAGAATAGGCTGCGAATTTTATTTCCTTAATACGATCCAATAGGATAGGATCAAGTAATTCAGAATTATTGTATGCAAATATTAATAGTACTCCGCTCAAATCAAAATCCATTGCAGAAGAATAAAATCTGTCTTGAAAATGTTGGTTCATATTAGGATCTGTAATATGGATTAATGTGTTAAAAATTTCATTCGTATCATTATTTTTAGATACCTTATCAACTTCATCGAAGAACATCATAGATCGCCATTTACCAGCTTTGATCATTTGTTTGACGATCATCCCACACTGGGCATTCGCATACGTGAAATTGTGACCTATTAAATCTGATGAATCCTTAATACCCCCTAATCCTACCATAGTAAATGGTATATCTAGAGCGTGACTGATGCTTTTGGCTAATAATGTTTTACCAACTCCTGGTGGCCCGACTAATCCTAATACTTGTCCATGCGATCCTGGTTTTTGGATCCATTTTCCAACTAATTCTATCAATGTCTTCTTACTGTGCTCATGTCCGTATACTGACAAATCTAACTTTTTTTCAACGCCACTCAAATAGTTCCTTGATTTTAACATCGAATCACGGATATCATCATATTCGTTTTTGAAATTTCGAGGTTTCCAAGGAAATTGCATCAAATTATTTATGGCTGTTTGGAGTTTGTAGTTGTTTTCTCCAGATTTGATCTCTTGTGTTTTTTCAATGATATATGCTTTGACAATCTCTGGCATATCTACCATAATTACTAATTTTTTTTCTATCGGGATGTTTTCTATCGTCAAAGTTTTTAGCCTATTCAATTCTTTTTTCATGTCAGCCGTAACCAACGTTAACTTATTTTGCGCATTGAATGACAAGTGATTATATATGATATCGCGTAAAAGAGAATATTGATTTTTTTTATCTTGCAACGAATCAAATAGTAGCGTTGCAATATGCACCATCTTTTCATCGCCCATCAGTAAAACATTGATAATTCGGTACATATTTTTGACGTCACTTTGTAAAAACAGTTTTATGATATTATTTGGCCCTTTTGTTGTGAGCGAGGAATACAAATCATATATTTTTTTGATCATAACAGCATTTTTTGCAGGACTGTTGATGTAGTATATGTAACTATTAGTTATTTTGGTATACTGCGAAAAAAAAAATGAATCTATTTCAGGATAGTTTTGCTTTACCAATTGCTCAAATTCTCGTTTATTACGAAAGAGATATTTTGAATGAATTTGCGATGTTCTGATATACGTATTCAGTGAATCTGTCTCAACATATCCCATAAATACAATCTGCATCGAAGAGCCATTATGAGTGAAATACAACGTGATAGTGCATATGTTGTCTATCAATTTATCGTAGTTATTATTTGCCTTTTTAATCACAATTATATCGTCATCCGTAGATTTTTTACATAGCGAAATGTTGATCGGTACAAATACATCATCATATATGCCGATGACCTCATTATTTTTTTTACTGAAGAGATAATAATACTGTTCGTTCAAATACAACCTGAAAAAGGAGTTCATCGATGAGTATCCATACATCTTTGCCAATGATACGAGTTTCTCTTGAACTTCGTGGAATGGATTCGTTTTTTTCCCACCTGTATCAATTGCAAACATATGATCAAAGACTTTTTTTTTGACGAACATATCATCAAGAGGTTTAGTAAGAGTGTTCGTTTCTTTTTCTTTGTAGTTCTTGATTAGGTGATTATTAAAGATTTTGATCATGTTTTTGATCATCAAGTTTAACTCTTGCAGGATGACGTTACGATCATGAACGTTAATTATTCCATTTGTATGAAGGGTTATGATATGTTTTTCGAAATCCACGACATGATCAGTATATTTTTTGTGCAAGAAGATGAGGTATTGGTTGTCATTATCTTCATTCAATTGCGAAATTCCTAATGATCCGATGTTTAGATTATTTTCATCTTGAATGGTTATGTGAGGAATAAAAGTATCACAATTTTGATGTTGATATTCATTTTCTGTCATTTAATTTATATTGATACTTTTTTTTCAAAGATACTATACCAAGGAAGTACGTCCATTTTTAGAGAGTAGTGCATAATGTAACCATAATAAATATTTGAGTACATAATGCTCTCAATATCTATTTTTGATGATTTTTTAGATCTGGGAAGGCCTTTTTTTGGTATTAACTATAAAAAAACATGGTTCGCTGATATTCGTGAAAATGATATAAAAAAAATATATCACTATAATATAGATCACATAGAATGTCAAAGAACGCAAAGACCGCAAAAGGAAAGAAAGAAGTCGAAGATGTTGAAGAACCAGAAGTCAATGTTGAAGATATGGATCTTAAGAAGAAAGCCAAGAAACCAGCTGCTAAGAAACCAGCAACCAAGAAACCAGCTGCTAAACCAAAAGCTAAGAAATCTGCAGGTAGTAAAACTGCTAAACCAAAAGCTAAGACATCAGGTAAAGTCTCTAAAAGTGGAGATAAAGTTAGATACTTTAAACGTATCGATGCTAAGAACCTTACATCCCATGGTAGATACACTGGTGTTACACCAAAACAAGCTGCCAGTAAAGGATTTACTAAGATGGTTCAAGAATACAAAAAGAAAGGAAGAGCAGTTCCTCCAAGTCTTACCATCTTTCTCCGTGAATCAACTAGAGGAAGCACTGGAAAGGTTTATGGATACACTGCTGAACGACTCAAGCTTGATTCACCACAAGAATTAGAGATTGTTGATAAAGTATCTGGTGATACCAAGAAAATCACTTATGAATACAGAAACAAGATCAGAAAGGGAGATATTCCAGCTCAAATTGGAGGTATGAAAAAGAAGAAGGCAGGTACCAAAGAAAAGAAAGCAAAGAAATCAACCAAGACTGGTAAAACAGCTGCTAAGAAACCAAAGGCATCTGGATCTAAATCTGCTAAACCAAAAGCAAAGGCATCTGGATCCAAAACTGCTAAACCAAAAGCTAAGACTGCAGCAAAAAAAACTGGCAAGGCTAAAAAATAAAGAAATTAATGTTTAATTAGTATAAAATATTAATTTCTTTGGATATAATAGGAATATGACAACGTTTGTGATTTCAGACATAGAAATAGACAAATTTATGAAAGGCAATTTACCAAAAATCCCTGAAAATACCATAATTACGATAGATTCACAAAAACTGAACGAATTCATGGAACAAGTCAGAAAAAATTTTGGTTCAATATCGCAAGATCAATTTAATTGGATTCAAGATATTATTCCCAAATTAGATGAAAAAACGCGCGTCGATGGTCACTCTCTCGTTGACCATATCTCTAACATGTTCAGAAGTGGATTTAAACACGAACAGAGGAATGATTTAATTTGTCATTTGCGTAAAGATAGTGTCAAACAATTCTATGGCATCGAATGTTTTGGCGGAGATGCTATCAAACAAATGAATCCAGACGTTTTTCGAGGTATGACCACAAAACAAATTTCTAGTTTATTGCAGTCCTCTTCTGTTAAATTTTTAACGGATGAGCAAAAGAACGTTATCATCGGTAACAGCACGATCAACGACGAATTGAAAAAGAAATTAAACCCATCCACATCTATTGTTACTCCGTTACCTTCTGAAGCCCCTGTAGTTTTGAATTTTGACAAAAATCCTGTTATTGTAGAAACTTCTTCCGAAAAATCAGATCAACAAGGAGGTATCTTTTCGCCACCAAGCCCAAGATTATATAAATCCAGAAATGTATTACCACCAATATTTGAAAATCCAAAAAATAGTAATGTGTCTGCTAAAGATAATATTTTGTCACTCAGTTTATCATCACCTAAAACTATCGGTAAAACATTATCATCCACACGATCCGAAAAATCATCTAAACGCAAAGTAAATTACGTTATCCGAAAAAAAGAGGGTGATATGGATGAAATGAGTCTTTATTTTAAAACTCCTAAAGGCGGGCAAGATGACGAAGAGGAATTAGCAACAGATACTGAAAATAATTTGATCGAGAAAATAAGCAACCATGTTAAATTAATGGAATCGATAAAAGATATTTCCTTCCCACTTGAGAATGATAACTTGGATGTTGATGGAGTAGAAATTTCAGCCGATTGCTTTGCCCATTTCTTTATGGGAACTACAGACGACGTAGCAGAAAGATGCGGTGATGCACATGAAAAGATATCAAACTACTATGATGGTGAGAATTTAGATGTCCCTGCGATGTTTGATACTAATAACGAAGATAGATCTTTGACAGATTCATTGTCGAGAGCCAAAGAGATATATTCTTTCATTGTTGCCGTTGCTAAAAAAACTACAGAAGAAGAGTTCCGTAACGCTAACGTCGATATAAAACATATTGTTCTCAAACGTCTGGAAGATATGATTATCGAGTACTTCAACTTTACACACAAACTTATGCAAAAACATAAAGTCATTGATGCTAAAATCGTAAATGCAGCAGAAGATATGTTATATTTGTACACTAACGTCATCCAATATCATACGAATGTTGGCAAAGATTTAGGTACTTTGAATAAGACATATGCGGATTTAGTTTCTGTCGTCAACAACAACATCGAATTATATAATGGATTACAGCAAGGTATTATCGTTGGTAGTGAAAATGTTAATTTGACTTCGGATATGTCTGCAACCGTTGAATCGTTGATCGGCAGAATGACAGAATTGAAAGAACAACAAGATTTGTTAAACCAAAATATTAAATTGATCAACAACGAAACTGTACGGGCTAGCCAAAATGCATCCGATACAATGAAGACATTTGTAGCTTCTTTGCAATAAATGATCTTGGAAAACAAAAATCTTAATATAATATATAATAAATGTCGGCGGCCAATACAAAAAAAAGTAAACATGATATCTTGCGTCAAAATTTAAACGATTTGAATAACATTTCAGAACGTTTGCTGGAAGATGTGAAGACAAGAAATTCGATTTTGCAGAAAGGCTTAGATCAAAGCCAAAATAGTGCTAACATTGTTACTAATTTGAAAGGTGGATCTAAAAAATGATAGTATAATTATTTTATTATGATAAGATAATTATAAAAATGCATACTAGTTGGGAGTTCGTCAAGAATCCAAACACCGAATATTATCGAACAATGCGAATAATTAATGATTTGATTTGTCAGCTAAACTATTTGTCTGACAAAATTCATCGCGAACCAAATGCTACACATATTCTTAATAACATATGGTTAGGAAATATGGAAGCTGCATGTGATTTTAATTTTGTGACCAAGAATAAAATTATGGATATTATGAACGTGACACCAGACGGATTTGATAATTTTGGTTTTATCACTTATCATCGATACCCAATAAAAGATGAAAATATCAATAAAAATTTGGCACATCGCGCGTTAGATACCGGCGCAGCTATCATACATAAATGTGTGCGTGAAAATAGACCCATACTAATACACTGTAAACGCGGTCACCATCGTTCGGCAACTATAATTATGTACTATCTGATGAAATACTTATCGTTTGATTTATCACAAGCAATTATATTCATCAAAAGAAAGAGACCCAAGTCATTTCGCCGCGTTACTCATTTTTTACAATTTCTTGTTCAAAAGTAATATGTTGTAGACAGTCAGATAATTTATTTTTTGATTCTTCTATTTTTTCAATTTGTTCATCAGTCAAAGATTCCAATTTATTGTGTAAATGCCAATAAACGATGAATAGGCACTGATTTAGTATTTTATCTTTGCGCTTATTCAAACTATCAATATTTATGTTTTTTATCTCGAACGAAATAAGCAGTTTCTCGATAGATAATATTTCTTCGCTGATTTTGTTGACATGCTCAAAAGACAAAACATCAAATTTTTTTCGAGAATCTTCATCTAACAAATCTAAAATATCGATAACATTTGATATTTTATTTGATAATTGATCCATAATATATATAGGTACGGAAAATAATTAAAATAATTATAACATAATTATTTTAACTAAACAATGAATTTGTTAATATCTAATTTTAATAAAACATCTGTTTTTTTGGGTGTTGCAGGTTTGCGACGCGTGATCTTATCAGGAAGATTATTGATCATCAAGCTGATGTTCTCTTTGATTTTGTTATTCTCTGGAACAGGATAGGATATTTCATCTGACTCTTCTGATGACTCTTCCACCGGCAAATCTTTGATCTTTGACATCCCATGATGCAAATTATTACACATCTCATTAATCAGATCTAATTTCGACTTGTACACTTCTGGAGACTCATTTTGATGCGAAATTGTCCAGATCATCGTATCATTGATGAGTTGAGTCAATTTGTCTGTATTCGATGAACCCAATGAAAAATAATTGTTTCTGATAGACATATTCAACGTTAAACATGTTAGTTGTAGTTCATCCCTAACAGTGAAATTCTCATTTTTCTCAAACATATCTTGAGATGACTCATACTTGGCCATCATCTCTTCGGTTGTTTTATTTATCTCATTAATCTTGGCTACAAATTCGATACTCGTCTGTGCACTTGTTGTATACAGCCAAATATTAACTGAACTGATATAATCCGACATCATCACAATGTCCTCCTCTCTAAATTTGCTCACAGGATTGTTTATGACGCTTACGATATTTTTTCCCAAATCAAAAATCGTTTTCTTGAGAGCTTTGATTTCTTCTTTGTCAAATTGTGATGGATCGTCAGGTATCGTAATTTTTTCATATTGTTGCAATCCTTCATTATCATCATCATCCCCATGAATTTCCGCAACGTTAGATTCAATGTTTTTTTCAGTGAATTGGTCCTTATTCTTATCTGAATGGGCCATCAATGGAGAGTACAAATTCTTCAACCGCGACAATCTTTTTTCTAATTCATCAATTAATAAGTCTTCAAATTTCGTTTCTGCTAACCATTTAAGATGATTTGATGTGTCCATCTTTATCTTTTTCTTGTCCGTACGTGTGAGATTAAAACTGACATCTGCAACATTGCAAGCTACACTGTTACATAAACTTTGTATTTCATCAATCAAGCCTATTTTTGTAGAATACATCATATCGATCTGTTCATTCTTTTCCGCATCTTCGATTAAATTTTCAATATCGTTCTTCGATAATCTGCCCTTCGCTCCCCATGTCGAGGTAATTTGGATAGAATTTTGCACACCAGATTTCTTTTCATTAGCAGTCACATGCAATATGCCATTGATATCCACTTGAAACGTTATTTTGATGACAGGATGTCCTCGCGGTGCTTTCTTGAATCCACAAAGATCAAATGTACCAACATGAAAATTATTCTTCGTCAGCCTTCTTTCTCCCTCAAAAATCTTAATAGTTACTTCATCTTGATCATCTTCATCAGTTGAAAATGTTTTTATTTTTTTAGTTGGGATAACAGTGTTTCTGGGAATAATTACCGTCATTCTTTTTTTAAGAGTTTCAACGCCAAGTGATAGTGGGATGATATCCAGAAGTACCAAATTTTCTGAAAAAGGATCCTCTTGGTGTGTCATGATATAACCATATATACTAGCGCCAGCAGATACAACTTCATCTGGATTCATTGAAGTAGTAACACTAGTAATACTCGTGCCACTAAAAAAATTTAAAATGAGACTTTGAATTTTAGGAATACGAGTAGAACCACCAACCATGACGATATCATCAATATCATTTTTTGTCAATTCAGCACTTTTCAACACATCATCGAGAGGTTTCATACACATAATAAATAAGTCATTACAAACTGTTTCTAGTGTATTCCTGGTTAATATATGATACAATTTGTGTCCATTATAGAAATCATCGATACAAATAACTGTCTTGTCAGTAGAAGACAATATTTTTTTCCCGTTTTCGACAGCATTTTTAAGTTTGATTTGTGACAATTTGCTAATTCTAAGTTCTCTGATTTTGTGCTGCTTCTTGAACTCGAACATCAAATGATTCATAACCACGTAATCGATGTCCTCTCCGCCTAAATGAGTATTACCGCCGACAGCTAGCGTTCTGAAGACACCATTTTTAACATTTATCAACGACACGTCAAGAGTTCCTGCGCCAAAATCATACATAATTATGTTACCTCCATTCGCATTATTTTTCCAGGTTCTATTTCCCAATCCATATGCTAACGCCGCAGCAGTTGGTTCGTTTATTACCTTAATGATCTCCAAGCCTGCAATTTTAGCAGCATCGAGAGTTGCTTGACGTTGGGAATCATTGAAGTATGCGGGGACAGTGATGACTGCTTTGAGATTATTTTTAGTTTTAGCATCCAATTTTAAATAATCTGCCGCGGTATTTTTAATGAAGGTCAATATGTAGGAGCAAATTTCTTCTGGTCGGTAGATCATTTTTTGAGATAGTGTGATATCAGATTTGTCGAGTTGTACTTGCACGTTATGATGACTTGATTGATCATCTATGATTTCGTAAGAGACTAGCGATTGGGTTTGTTCGATAACTGGATCAGTAAAACGTCTACCAATGATTCGTTTGACGTCGTAGATCGTGTTAGCCGGGCTAACTTCTTTGAGTGACAGCGCATTATGACCGACCAATTTGGCAGATCGGTAGAAGGAAACTACGCTTGGGATAGTGCGGTTTCCAAAATTGTCGGTGATAATTTCGAATTTTTTGTTTCTCCAAACACTGATGCATGAAAATCTGGTTCCTAAATCTATGCCTAAAACGGGAATATCAATTTTGTCTTCGGATGGATCACAATCGAACATTTTTTGAATTATATCATATCTATATATATTATAATCGCTTTTCGAACGTGCATGTATCTATCTAATAAATTTGGTATTAAAAAATAAAAAATAAAATAACAAGAGTTTGCCGGTTTCTTCGGTTATTAGGCGTGCAAGTCAGCTGCTGTGATAATTAGGACGATAATAATGGAAACAAAATGTTGCGACATGATTAGGGATATATTTTTGAATATACACGCCTTATTTGGCTTTATCTTTGCGTTATATGGATTCCTGAAAACGAAAACAAATGGATTTAATTGTGAATTGTCTTAACGTTGAATAAATATTTATTCATTCAATGTTTCTAGCAAAAAAATTGCATCGCCTGGAGATTTAATCATTCAATGTTATTTGCAAGAAATTGCGTCGCCTGGAGATTTGAATGTGCAAATATTTATTCATTCAATGTTGCTGGCAAGAAATTGCATTGCCTGGAGATTTGAATGTGTAAATATTGGTTCGTTCAATGTTACTGGCAAGAGATTACGTTTGCCTGGAGATTTAATCATTCAATGTTATTTGCAAGAAATTGCATCGCCAGGAGATTTGAATGTGTAAATATTGGTTCGTTCAATGTTACTGGCAAGAAATTGCGTTGCCTGGAGATTTAATCATTCAATGTTATTTGCAAGAAATTGCATCGCCAGGAGATTTGAATGTGTAAATATTGGTTCGTTCAATGTTACTGGCAAGAGATTGCGTTGCCTGGAGATTTGAATGTGCAAATATTGGTTCGTTCAATGTTACTGGTAAGATATTGCATCGCCTGGAGGTTTGAATGTGCAAATATTTATTTATTCAATGTTACTGGCAAGAAATTTGCATTGCCAGGAGATTTGAATGTGTAATATTGAATCATTCAATGTTACCGGCAAGAATTTGCATTGCCAAGAGCTTTGAATGTACAAATATTTGTCTATTCAATGTTACTGGCAAGAGATTTGCGTTGCCAGAGTTTTGAATGTGCAAATATTGGATCATTCAATATTATCGGCAAGAATTTGCATCGCCTGGAGCTTTGAACGTGCAAATATTGGATCATTCAATGTTACCGGCAAGAATTTGCATTGCCTGGAGCTTTGAATGTACAAATATTTGTCTATTCAATGTTACTGGCAAGAGATTTGCATTGCCAGAGCTTTGAATGTACAAATATTGGATCATTCAATGTTACTGGCAAGAAATTTGCATTGCCTGGAGCTTTGAATGTACAAATATTTGTCTATTCAATGTTACTGGCAAGAGATTTGCATTGCCAGAGCTTTGAATGTACAAATATTGGATCATTCAATGTTACTGGCAAGAAATTTGCATCGCCGGGAGCTTTGAATGTACAAATATTTGTCTATTCAACGTTACTGGCAAGAGAAATGCGTTGTCTGGAGTTTTGAATATGCAAATATTTGTCTATTCAACGTTACTGGCAAGAGAATTGCATTGTCTTGAGTTTTGAATATGCAAATATTTGTCTATTCAATGTTACTGGCAAGAGAATTGCGTTGTCTGGAGATTTGAATGTACAAATATTCGTACATAAAGTTACTGGCAAGAGAATTCCCTTGAGTTTTGAACGTGCAAATATTTATCCAATGTCGCTGATGAGAGTTGCCTGGAGATTCGAATGTTCAATGTTGGTGACGAGAGAAATTACCCTGAGATTCGGACGTGCAATATCGCTGATAAGAATTGCCTGGAGATTTGAATGCGCAAATATTTATTCGTTCAATGTTACCGACGAGAGAGTTACTTAGAGATCTGACACTGCAACGTTGCTGATAAGAATTGCCAGAAGATTTGAATGTGCAAATATTTATCCATTCAACGTTGCTGGTGAAAGAATAGTCTGAAGACTCAATGTGGAAATATTTATCTATTCAACGTTACTGGCGAAAGAATTGCCGTGAGATTTGGTGCGCAAATATTTGTCTATTTAATATTGCTGGCCAGAGAGTTACTTGGAGTTTCGACGTGACGTTATTGATAAGAATTGCCTGGAGATTTGAACGCGCGCGAATATTCGTTCAACGTTGCTGGCAAAAGAGTTACTCGGAGTTTCGACAGTGCAAAGTTGCTGATAAGAATCGCCTAGAGATTTGAACTATCAAATATTGTGCATTCAAATCTCACGGCAGTTCTCTTGCCAGTAATATTGAATGATCAAATATTGGCACATTCAAATTTCACGGCAGTTCTCTTGCCAGTAACATTGAATAATCAAATATTAGTGTATTCAAATCTCACGGCAGTTCTCTTGCCAGTAATATATTGAATAATCAAATGTTGGCGCATTCAAATCTCTCGCCAGTTCTCTTGCCAGTAACATTGAATAATCAAATATTAGTGTATTCAAATCTCATGGCAGTTCTCTTGCCAGTAATATTGAATGATCAAATTTCACGGCAATTCTCTTGCCAGTAACATTGAATGATCAAATATTAGCGCATTCAAATCTCATGGCAGTTCTCTTGCCAGTAACATTGAACTATCAAATATTAGCGCATTCAAATCTCCAGGCAATTCTCTCGCCAGTAACATTGAATGATCAAATATTAGCGCATTCAAATCTCATGGCAGTTTTCTTGCCATCAACTTTGAATGATCAAATATTAGCGCATTCAAATCTTCCGGCAATTCTCTCGCCAGTAACATTGGACTATCAAATATTAGTACGTTCAATTTCCCGGCAATTCTCTTGCCAGTAACATTGGACTATCAAATATTTGCGCATTCAAATCTCTCGGCAATTCTCTTGCCAGTAACATTGAACTATCAAATATTGGCGCATTCAAATCTCATGGCAATTGTCTTGCCGGCAATACTGAACGATCAAATCTCCCGCCGTCGACATTGAATTATCAAATATTGGCACGTTCAAATTTTTAGGCAATCCTTTGCCATCAACTTTGAACGTTCAAATCCCTCAGCACTTTTTCCCACAATATCGAACAAAGAAATCTTCTGACAACACACCTTACAAATAAAATTGAAAAATAAAATAATGCGTACTTTCGTTTAAAAAAAGAGCAAATTTCCATGGGTAATCGACATTCGACACAAAAATTTACAATAACTATCTCTTCCAGAAACGTTAATTGCGATCGACGCTGCGAGGAAGGAGGATATGCCCATAAAATTTTCCCTTATTTTGCCATCAAGGACAGGATTGATCAAATTATCGACGAATCAATCAAAGATCATCCCACGATCATTTCTTACTGTGAAATAAACGCAGCGTCTCTTAATTTATTTAATCTAAAATTAGATCATAATTATCAAATATTATCTGGAGCATATGCACCGAATCAGATACCCGATCAGTCAATGTACTTTGTTACCGCATATAACCCAAGGATCTTATTCTTGATCGATAGTTACATGTTTTGGTTCACTGATTCTCCTACGATGCAACATACATCCATAACTCGAAAAAATGATACCGTATTAAAAGAAGCAAACGAGCAATTCGAGAAAGGTTCGTTAATTACCATCTTCAAGACAGAAAATGATTCTATCATAATTCATTCTGCTAATCATTTGGGTCTACGCGAAAAATATCAAATGATTTGCTCAAAAATGTTACATGCGCACTTAATTAGTTTATGCCGCAAATATAAAAAGGCACAGATCATCGTTTCTGGTGATTTTAATACATTTGATCATTTTGAAAACAGAACAGTTGCTCCCTTTATCGATCCAGAAAATCAATCAGAAAAATTCAAACAACATATTGATCCGAAAGTACCGTTGAGTTTCGTTAGCTATCCTTACGATACAGGATTAAAAACAGACGCTGAAACGTTGCAAAAACTCATCGATGAAAGTAAAGATTTTTTTGATGGAATCGTTGCGAGAAAGATGTTTGTTGATCACATTGTTAAGTTATATTCTGGCCCTATCACGGGATTATTAGATCATATTTTTACATTGGGAATTGATGACGCTGAATTCAAGATCGATAAAGGTCTGCTTGATATAAGTCCAGAAAATTTGACGACAGAATTTGTTCGTTGTGGAAAAGCTGGAATACCATTTATGGCGTCCGATCATTTACAAACATTGATCAAATTCCAAACGAAATAATATATTAAAAAAATTGATTTTTTTAATATATTACTTAAAGGTTAATTGCTAATTCTAAAAGAAGTCAATGGCATCGGATACTGAAACTATGATCTACACATCGACATTAAGCCCTGAATTTTTTATGGCGAGAAAGAACATGCCCGTAGAACCTATCAACAATCTAATTATCCCTAAAGTGATCATACCATCTAACCTTATCAAAAAAAGGAGACCAGAAATGAAAGATACAATGGCAATATATATTAGACAGTTGCTAAACAGCATCACTATTCATAATATCGATCAAGCAAAAAAACAATTGCTATTTGACATAGAGAATAAAGTGAAATCAGAAGAATCACTCATAGAGATAGCAACAGAGTTATTATCTAGTTTCATAGTGAGTCATAAAAACTTGGATAATTACATGCAAATCTTAAACGCTATTTGTTTGTCATCTTTTCGTATTACAAATCCCATAACCAACGAAGTTGTATCATCAAAATCGATTGGTAACATTTTTTTGGACAAATGTAGGAAGCTAATATTTGACAGTTTAACCGAAGAACATATTTCTGCGATAGCCGATAAATATAATTTGGATGATGAAGATGATTTTGATATATACAACAAAGAAAAAGAAAAGATTTTAAATTTAATCCTTTTATTGTGCCGTTTGTATAACCAACGCAATAGTGTCTATACAAAATTAACAGCGATTCATATTTATGGAGTGATCAGTAGGATATTGACGAATCACATAGCGGTGAACGAAAAAATGATTTTACTTGGTAATCCTTATGAAGGGGAATGTTTGGATGAAGATAAATATGAAATCTATCGCAGAACGTGCGCCATTTATGCAGAACAATTGTATGTCTTTTTTGTTACAGAAGGAAAGAATTTTAAGCAAGATTCAACAGAAGTTAGAGGGTTTAAATTACGCGATTTGATAACAACTTTTTACTTGGATGTCATTCCTAATTTATCAGAGTCACATATGCAATCAAAATGTAAATCTTTAGCGTTTGACTAATCCATTTTTTCATTGTATTCTTCTATATATTTCGTATATGTATAAAAATACGGCAAAACCAAAGTGAACAAATTATCAGTATTATTAACGATCCCTTCCTTTATTAGTTTCTTAATGGTTTCCAATATTTTATCGATCACTTTGTTTTTAGCAATAAAACCAGGAATGTAATCATCGAAATATGATTCATCTATCTTTTGCGCAATAGATCTGTGATGGTTCTTTAATATTTCAATATGTTCCATGATTAGTTTTTTCTTTGCCAACTCTATCGATTTCAGTAGCGCATAGATATTTTTGAAGATGATTGATTCGTTGACAATGTCAAATATTTCGACGTTGGTTTTCAAACATGCAAAAATTATCTTGACGAAGAAGGAGTATTTTTTTTTGAATTCTTTTGATTCTAAAATATTCGAGTTCTTTTTGGATGTTTTTTTGAAAACGGGCGAACTAAAATCAATATCATTTAAGGATATTGATGTGCTTGAATTATTATCGTTGTTATTGTAAAGATTGCAGATGCTAATTATTTGAGTTATATCCAAACAATCTTGGATGACATTCTTGTTATATTTTTCATTGAGAAGTTTAATGATTCCCGATGACATATTTGTTATTTCCATTTGTTTAAAGAATATGCTATTATTCTTTAAACAAATATATTTTTTAGTCTATCTAAATCACATTATCCTCCTTTACAACATTTATGTGCGTTACATAATAAGAGATCAGATAAAAAAGGATTACCTTCGTATTTCATATCTGTATTATTATAACAATGCCGTTTACTACATTGTTTGCAATCAATGAAACCATATCGAGGTTGTTTAGTATTACAGAATTCGCATATTCCGGATGCACAATCTTTGCATGCGTATTCTGTCTCACTTCTTGGTGCAAAAATACAATATCCTCCTGCTTCGTGCGGATAATATTCCTGGTGAATAGGAACATCTTTAGCATCACAATATGAACAATTTTCTACTAGTTCTCCTTCTTCAATGTTACCCATTTTTATCGTTGTGTTTGTATCAACGTGGCCCTCTAATATTTTATTTTTCAATTTTTCGAACAAAATATCGAACAATAGAATAAGTGAGATGTCAAGATTACAAAAACATAATATATACGATCCTATAGAATTTATCGACAAAATAGAACTGATAACGATTACTATGATCGGAACTTTTGCAACGTGGCGATTATTGAACGTTATTTATGACAATATTTACGAACCAATCATTGACAACATTATTAGTGAGAAAAAGACAGATGAATATTACACAAAGATCGGAAGGTATTATATTCAAATTGGAATTGTCATGAAGGAATTTATCAAATGGGTAGTGATGTTGATCTTTTTGATGCTGATTTTTAATATTATGAAACATCTTAATGACTAAAGATAGCAATAACAAAATATTTTTATTATTACTATTTATATGGTAAACTTTCAATATAATTATGGATATCGACGCCATAATCAATAGAATAATAGTTGAATATATCAGAATAATCGCATCCATTTTCTACTGCAAATTTTAACATTTTTAGATTTTTATTTTGCATAGCACTGATGCACGTCCTATTATCCCAAGGGCAGATTGCAGATTCGGTGGAGGGTAACTGACAAGATACACGGAAATTATTATAATTCCGCAGCCATTTCAAAATATCTAAGCTTTCGTGTGCGGCACATGCCGTATATATTGCTGCTGTGCATTTGCAATTATTTTCACGCAACCATATGACAATATGTAAATATTCATATCTAACTGCTTCGTACATGACCCATTTAGTTAACAGACTACCTCTTTCGTAAGCGTATTTTAAGATTTCCAAATCGCCAAATACCGCTGCGAGTTCGCATACACCTATCCATTTACAATTCCATGTTTCAAGAATTTTTATCATTTCCCAAAGCTCTGTTTTTGAACTTCTTTTTTTTTGAGAATAAAATCCATCAATAAAATCTCTCAGTAAAAAAACATCGAATGGACACTTTAACTCATACAAAAATTTCATCATCGGGATATCATAATTTTTTGCAGCTGTTTCAAACAAAGTTTTATCGAGAACAATACTATTTTTTGAACACAAAAATTGTAAACATTTCAAATTCCCAGTGGCAACAGCGTCGTGTGTCACACCATCTTGAAAAAAACTACCATGATCAAAAAACCATCGAAAAATTTTGAAACTCTTGCATCTCATGTATCTTATGCCTCTCATTTTTTTTTCCGATTCGTTAACATATCCATTATCAACCGCAAATTTGAAAAGTTTTGAATCGCTCATCTTAATAGCACCGTCACCTATACCTCTTAATAAATGAGGATTAATCGAATGTACATATTCAACCACGCCAGGATTCTGATTTTGCGCGACACAATGACCAATATTACATGAGCCACCATATTGCGTTATAATAAACTTTATCGTATCTATAGATCCATATTTTGCGGCACATTCAACCGTCTCATTTATCACTTTGTAACCTTTATCTACTAACCACAAAAACGCACCCATTTGATTCCCTCGTATTGCTGCGGCAGTTATATTTGAAGCAAATTTCCTCTTGTAACTATTGTATCCCCATTCTAAAATGTCAATATTTCCCATACTTGCTGCCCACCATACTACATAATGAACATAACGGGAACAGATTTTTAATTTTGAAATTTTTTCGATGACAGATAATTTTTTTTGGGTTACACATATTTTTACGATTTCACATTCGCACAAAACCAAATTATCAACAGTGACATAACAATCGGGAAGTTCGTAATCGTCATATAATAATTCTATTGTATATTTTGACAACGGATCATAAAATCTCCAATAATTTCTTTTTGTGATGAACCCAGTGTCGTCTATCATTTTTTGAAATGATAGTTCTAACTCTGACATATTATCCTTAAAAGTATTCGTTCGTTTACATAAACGAATAAACAATCTCTTACCGGATATCGGTAATGTTGCGAATAGATAATTAAGAACATCATTTACTAGCGTGTCCATTATAATTAAATGCTACAACAAATGATGCAAACTTTATGCATTTTTTACATCAATTTGTGGAGCATTATGACGATTAAAATTTCAATTTTTTCAATAGCGATAATAATAAAATATTATTATCGCTATTATGGCAACAAACTTAGAATATAACTGTGTATGTCAGAACCAAAATCACTCACATATCACATAAATTTTAGATAGAGACCTATTTTGACCCCAACCTTACAATTTTTAGGTAGGGACCTATTTTGACCCCAACCTCATAAATTTTAGGTAGACATATTTTGACACCAACCTCACAAATTTTAAGTATTATTTTACTACTTTATCGTTTCAAATAGATCATTTTTTGATAAGTTAATCTATGTGATTTAACAAGCCTCAATGATAAAGACAGATATTTAAGAAATTGAATTTGGCAACCGTATGTGATGATGACGTTAAACCGGGATTTTATTCGATAGGAAATGATGGTAAAAAAAAGAAATTATTTTTAAGAAAATTCAGGAGAAGTGTGTCGAGAGTAGAGATTTTATAAAAATAAGTGTATCTTTTTGGATCCAAAATCTAAAAAAGTGAAATAATTATAATCAATAAGACCATTCATTTAAAAAATATTTAGCAATCATATCTAGTTATCATGGGAAAAGATTTTTATAAAATATTAGAACTTAACAGAAGCGCATCTAACGAAGAAATCAAAAGAGCCTACAAAAAAATGGCACTAAAATATCATCCAGATAAAAACAAATCGCCAGAAGCTGTTGAAATGTTTCAGTTAGTCAATCAAGCGAACGAAATTTTGTCGAATTCTGAAAAGAAAGAAATGTATGATAAATTCGGTGAAGCAGGATTGGAGAATATGGACATGCGAAATCAAAATCCTTTCCCTTTCAATATGAATCCGTTTGCAAATATGCATCGTCATAATTATGTAGAAGAAATGACTCATACGGTTACGTTGACAGAAATTTTTACACAAACTCAAACATCTATCAAAATTAAACACTTAAAAAACTGTGACATTTGTGATGCTACTGGATTTACCGATAAAAAAAATCATCTGTGTAAGATGTGTAATGGTAACGGGACTATTTTTGAGACGATCAGACTATCACACAATATGGTTGGGCAGCAAACAGTTTTATGTCGTGGATGTATGGGTAGGAAAATAGATATGAACTCTGCACATATGTCTTGTCACACATGTAATGGCAGTGGTAATGTCAACGCTGTAGAATCGGTCAGGATAGATTTGTCGCCTAATTTAGTAAGAAATCCGGTTATTTTTGTGAAAGGAAAATGGAAGATGCAGAATGGTCAAGTGCCTGACTTTCAAGTTTTGATTAACATTGAATATCCAGATAATTTCTCATTGTCGGCTGATAAAAAATTATCGTATAAGCAACAGATCAGTTTGGCTGAATCATTATGCGGATTTACTAAAGTAATACATCATCCTAGCGGTAAAAAAATATTGTTAGAATCAGAACCTGGCAACATAGTTGATCCATATGTTACATATAAAATATCCAATTGGGGCTTTCAATGTGGTGAGATGAATATGAATATCCCAGCACAAGATGAAAATTATATGCATCTGGAATTTATCATCAACTATCCAGCTAATCTTACGATGGCTTTTCCAAACAATGCTAAAATGTCCTATAAAAATATAAGAATAGCGTTAGGTGGAGTAGTTGCTAACGAAACTGATGATGATGTCGCAGAAACAATAAATATCAGCAAATTGGCGATGATAGATCCACCAATACCAGAAGATAGGCCTGAATTTGCAGAACATCCGCCTGGGTGTACACAACAATAGATATGTTTAATAACCTATTAAGCATATCTTTTTTCCATAAAATTGTTATCAATAATGCGAATATCATCGTCATCTAAATCAATATAATAGTTTTGAATATTGCAGAGTTTGGGCATCGTCATGTATTTTTTAGGCAAATACATCGACATAATTTGACAGAATGTTTTGATATCATACACAAAATTATCCATAAATATGTTTATCATGATACTATATTCATCATAGTCTGCAAATGATTCTGGGATTAATATGCGAGGATCCATAAACGCAAAGATACCCTTATCGAAAATAAATTCGTTCCTCAAATAATTTTCTTTAATCTTTTGCCAATTGTTATTTTTAATGTTTACAAAATCACTTTTTGGAATGTTTTGTAATGCAGAATTTGTATAAATGTCATACCTACTGTAATTAAATATATATCGTTCAAGATCAATAAATTGCACCATCTTCCCCGCCGGCATATAAAAGTGATAATCACATCCGTTGCATTTGATCTTATAATGCCGACAATAATCAACAGTAACATATGCAATATTATCGAAATGATCATCTGTGAAAATTATCTTGCCAATATATGCTGCAACCAATTTGCCATACATATATTCAAAAAAGAATGATAAATTTATTTTTTTGACATTCAAAGATTCAATCAATTCCTTACGTTTGCGAATATTTACTTGATTCGTAATCACTTTTTTTACAACGTTAATGGCATACATATTTTTATTTTGCGCATTTACTAATTTATGATGGGTAATTGCAAGCTGACGTTGTGTGCTATTCGACATTAATTTTTTCCCAACAACATCACTCAAGTTATGAATCTTTTTATTAATTGATTTGATTTCGACCATTAAGTTACCCAATGTTCCTTCGATTTCAAGCATCACAAAACAACCATACAGGGCAGCCATTTGATTAGTGTCGTTTTGTAATACTTTTTCAAACCATTTTTTATTATTTTTGGGATTGACAGAAACACTATTGATATATTTGTATTTGATATTATTAGTCAGTCTAATGGGTAATCCTCTTGAAATATAACATCCTATCATACAACTGAACGCAGGAGTGTACTTTGATAACTTTTGTTTTCCGAAAAGTATCATCCAGGCTTCTTTAAAAAACAATGCGCATAATGGGGATTCTATGTACGTTTTGATAAATTCTTTAGTATGAAATCGATAATGATGAAATATTTGTAGCGGAAATACTTTGATGATAGTTGGGGTATCGCGTAGTGTTTTGAACAATATAGATGATGAAACGACCCCACTTTTAAAAAAAATAGCGTCATGTTTATGTTCCACGATTTTAAAATACGTAGCGAGTCTGTTACTATTGATTAGTTGTCGCAGATGTTGCATATTTTCTTCCGTAAATATTTTGTTTCCTAATGGAAAGTACGTTTTTATTGTATTTTGAATACGCGTTTCAATGTTGTTAGTTACCGATATGCGCTCTCTATCAAGAACAAAATTCTTTAGCGTATTATCATCTTCTGCTAGAGATTTATTTCTATCTGGACCAGTATTATCGATACTGATCACAAAATTAGCATACATTTGCAAGTCATAGTAATGATAGTTAATCATATCTACGATTATGTCCGCAATATACATGCAATCATTTTTTCCAATTTTAACATTCATTATATTAAGCCAATATAATAAATGTTTCATGCACCGCATCAAATATATCTTATGATGAAAAAGTTATCACGTTAGATACTATTTCGTTTGTATTTCCAATAAAATCAGTTTTGTTATAATGATTGATTCCACACTCTTTCCAAATAATGTGTGAATTATCTGTGTTGCAAATGATAATTGCATCTTTTGCTTTAAAAAAACGTAATAATGATATCATATTATATTTGTTGATAGATTGGTGATATATTATCAGTGTATTTTGATCTTCGTCTACCGCGATCACTATCATTCCAGTATCATCATCTTTTTGTTCGTCTAACAAAATGCGCCCATTTGTCATCAACCTCTCCCCCTGGATACATTGCACATTCATCCCCACCGATTTATATGATACTAAATCTGCCCCAGTCATTATTTTTATTAGACGATGATTATCGATTACTAAATATGATGCGTCTGGAATAGGTAATGCACCACGAAGAACATTAGTTCCATCCAAAGATTTGCCTGAATAATAATTTTTGGGTACTTTTGTCAATGGATCAATGTTAAAATTTCCTTCGATTATGATGCCGTGGGTGCTTAACTTATCATAAATTTCGATCATTTGAAACTTACAACAGAATAGATTTATTAATGAACGGGTCGTTGAAAAAATGTACGACACGACCATTTTTGTATTTTTATTTATTTTGAGGGGACGGTCTATGATGCATTTTCTGTAAATATTTTGCATAAATTTATTGTCAAACATTTTGATTACGACAATTTGTTTATTCTTCTCATGATTCAATGTTCTGATAGAACAATTTTTTACCAAACGCGCACTTTCTAAAAAATAATCTACAGAATATGATTGTAATTTTTCTGACATTATATGTATATTATATACATATAATATTATATCTATTGTGGCCGGATTATGCTCATTATCACGTTATCGAACGAGAATCCTTCGGTGACACGGACCGTTATGAGACGTCTTGTTGCGATTGGGAAACCTTCGTCGTCTACAGCTGCCGGAATGTTGAACATCGATGATCCAGTTGTGCAGGTTCGATAATAGGTACCATCTGGTCCGGTGACATATGGACCACCATAAACTGCGAAATTGGTTGGCGGTACTGGCGGTAATGCAGTGTCGACACATATGTCTGACCAAGTAAGATCCAAAGTTGTGATCACGACTTCATCCATTGTAGTATTTTGAAAAACAACTATTTCTACAACTGCAGGTTGCGCACTAACATTGCCAGAACCTTGTAAATAATTAATCGAACCATCTGGTGTAGCAGTTGTTCCTGTTTCAGTACTTATTTTTAATAAAGGGACAAATGTAATTTGATATACGTGCGCATCATACGGCAACATAAATGCTACTCCACCATTCTGAATTGGAATAACATCTCTGGCAACACAATCCTTGGGATCACAGCTTTTAATGTCAGAAGGATATTTTGTGACGTCGCCAGTGACAGGAGTAGGATCAATTGCATCTGGGTCAACAACGTTGTAGTAGATAGGTTGATCTACTGGAGCTACAACTGGTGGGTATTTGAAGACAATCTTTTTATTGTATTTGCATCGCCTTTTTTCGCAATCAGAAGAACTTGATGATGAGGAGGAACTTGAACACGATGAAGAAGAGCTGGAACATTTCTTATGACATCGTTTTTTGGAACATCCATGGCGGCTGCTTGAATGATGGTCAGAATCACGATGGTGTCTAGAACTTGAGCCGTGAGAACTATAGTTTCTAGAACTTGATGATCTCGCGTTTGATTTAGAACCAGACGATCTTGCATTTGATTTAGAACCAGATGATCTTGCATTTGATTTAGAACCTGACGATCGTACACTTGATCTGGAGCTTGATCGTGATGTTGATCGACTAGAACTTGATTTACGCGATGATTTAGAACTTGATCTTGATTTAGATTTAGATTTAGATTTAGATTTAGAATTACGTCTGTTTTCTTTTTCGATGGCGCGAGATTGCATAATAGCTTGTGCTTTTCGCATCGATGACGCATGGGCATCTGCAATAACACTTTGGGCCATACCACCGCTGCCGCCGCTGCCACCCATTGTACGTGAACTCATTGGGATACCATTTTGGTAGACAGTACGTGTTGCTCCTCCACCAAGTTGTTTTTGACTGGCCAAACGTCCATTTTGGAATGTAGATCGCATAGTTGGAAGTGTTGCTTGTCTGGCCCCGAATGTAGCTGTTCTTGCCATTCCCGCACTCATAATTCTCCCACCGCCACTGACTCTAGCAAGACTACCTGTTCTTGCTGTCGCAGAAAATCTAGCAGCAGTTGTTCCTCTCGCATTTGGCGCACCTACTCCGGGTATAAATGCAGCTTGAGGGGCAACATCATAATTAACCTGGACTCCATTAACAAAGTCTTCATTTTCCTGTTGTAATAAAAAATCATCTACCTCGTTACCCGTTGCTATTCCGCCTGTCATAACATCTGTCTCATCGTCTGCTCTCTTTTCTTCTGTAATTGTGGTTATGGTTCCATTTGCATTTAAAACGTTCTTTCCGAGACCTTGGTATCCAAATACGTCTAAAATAATAGGTTCGAAAAATTCGCTCGAAGAACTCGAACAGCTGGATGAAGAACTGCAACAACTTGATGAGGAACAACAACTTGAAGAAGAGGAGCTAGAACAACAAACTGTTATTTTTGTACAACGAGGTTCACACGGATCACATGGATTTTGTTGTATACAGCAAACCGGTTTGGAACAACATTTCTTTTCTTCACAGCGTTTTAAAACTTTGCAACATTTCTTTTTCTCACCGCAACATTTCTTTTGCTTACAACATTTTTTATCTGCTTTGCAATCGAGTCTACATTCTTGATTATTTAGCGTGACTGCTTGCTTAACTAATGCACAATTGAGATCATCAATTTCTTCTTCGACGCAGTTCACTCTACCGACTAGAGTGTTTTGACCGCAACATCCTCCGACGCGACCAGATCGAGGATATCGTCCGTCGCTGTTTGCTGAATCGTAATTATCTGTACGATACGAATCCATTTTTCTACGAATGCGTCTTATACCAGTACTCATCTCTATATTATATCTATAGATATAATTTAGAGATTTTTTGAAATATTATCTGTAAGATATCAAAGATTTTCCGAATTATTTGTCGGTAACTCTTCTGGTTTGATTAATCCTGAATCAACCATATCATGCAAAATTTTATCGCAAAGTTCTTGACCTTCTTCTGCTTCTTTCTGATGTTTCCGATAAAATTCTATATAGTCTCCCTTGTTTTCATCAAAATCTTTCGAATTATACGCTAAATTTTTGATAAACGACTTATTATATTCAAACGCATCTTTATGGTTACTGTAATTATCAATATGGAATTCTATCTTTAGTTCTTTATTGATCTGTTTCTTTTCTTCTTTTTTCACGTTCACTTCTTTTTCGAATCTATTTTTGTCTCTATCAACGGGGGTCACTGTATGTACAATTAAATCCGCTTCTTTGATTTTATCCCACGGTTTTTTGATTATTTTGTCTTTAATTATATTTTTGTAAGGATCATTTGTAATCTCAAACGATTCCGTATTCTGTTTATTCTCGCGCTCTTTCAAATTCGTAATCACATCTTTGTTTTCTTTCTCGATTTTTTGCGGTTTAAGCATCTCTTCTATGATGTTGTTTTTCTTTGCGTTTTTTTTATTAGAAGGCAATCTGACTGATTTTTCGGGACGGTTATTAATTTGTTGCTGAAACGCTGGAACATTTTGTTGCACGTGATTGTGTTGTCTGATAAAATCATTTAGGTGATTTGAAATATGTGGATTTTGATTGATCAATTGGTTTGATTGAAAATGTACCGTGTTAGGATTTTGTGTAGCGTAACCATTAAAACGATTTATTAACGGATTGGTATTGATTAATTGAGAATTCATAAAAGATATTATTTGGCTTGGTATTTTGCGCAGTTGTTTAAGCGTATTATTTTATATATTTATCAAATCAAGATGGATGATTTGATAAAATAGGTTATTGGTCGTCTAAGTCTGCGAAGTGGGAAAAACATGTACTTGAGATAAGTTTATTATCGAACATATTACGTTTTTCAATTAGGGCGCAATATTCTTTGTTTGATGAATCCCAGCGCTCGTTTTTATAAACTTTTTCGGTGAACTGCGGTACAACTCGAGGTACCATAGCCAATATGATTTCTTTTTCCAGAGTTTCCATAATATTCATATATTCATTTATGTTCACTGCAGAATCGTAGTCAGAATACGGTAACATACAATTATTGCTGTAAATAACATTGTTTGTGTTGATATGCGCAGTTACCAAATATATTATATTAAATAGCTCCTGTTTATCTTCAATTGTCAGATGATTGTCACTTTTGATTTCTTTGTTGAATAGATTAAAAGTGGCATAGGTAGACTCGGAACATAATGGTTGCATTCCCGCACTTGTATATGCAAGTTCGTGTGCGTCGCCAAGATCATTTGAATTGACCAATAAATTATCAAGATATCCTGGACCTAAAAAGCCACCGTACGAATGGTACTTCTCTGCTTCACTAATATCAAAAGGAATCTCTTCTGTTTTATGAAGTCGGTAAAAATCATCTTCGTGTGTCTTTTGCTTTCTAAAGTAGAGCCCATGTTTTAATTTTTTATGCTGTCCTACATGCGTGTGCGCCATTGTCATCAAATTTATAAATTCTTTGACGATACGTGGATGATAATTCGAGAGTTTCATTATTTTTTGATCAACAGTTTCATTATTATTGCGATTATGCATAAGATGAGGGAAGTGATCATCATGATTATGCATGAGACGAGGGAAGTAATCATCATGATTATTCGTTCCTTGAATGTCAAAATCGCCATCTATATTGATCATCCTCTGAGAATAAATACTTTGGGTATAACTATCTCTTTGCAATTTTTTAACACGATCATCAAAATCTTCGTAGTTCATCATTTTATCAGGACTAAGAATATCCCCAAAATCTAATTGCGCGAAATCTTTGTCGTTTATCATTTCATCAAGACTAAGAATAGGAATTTCACGCATCCCAATATCTAATTGCACATCATCTGTCTTTTTTTTCGGATCAAAAATAGATTGAATATATGCTGCTCTATCAACAAAATATTGCTCCACGTTAGATATAGCACTATCGATTGTATTTTCGCCGCCATAATTTTTGCATATTGTTATGAAGGCCGGCGGACGAAAAGACGTCGGAACTCTGAATTCCTTTCCGTTATCAGGTTCGAGCAATGACGCAATACAATTAAAATTTTTGGTTATCTTTTGATATATTATTTTATCTGCTAATATATTCATAAAATCGTCATTTAAGGGATGATGCGTCGTATCAGTCAAATAAATAGTCTGACATCTATTGAGCGCTGCTATAAATGGATGATGCCGATTATATGATTCGCAAAATTCGTTCGCAATTATTGTCCGCGTCAGATCTAGCGTTTGACATTCTAAGTCGCCAAAATATTCATAGTTCAAGAAGAAACATCCTGTCATAGTGAGGCTTAACCAATAGTTTTTGGTATTGATGAATGCCCCGGTTATGTTAGGACAATATGATATATCGAGAGTATGACAGTTTGGTATAAGATCAATGAATCTGTCAGTTAAGTTATAACAATGTTGTAATATTAACGTGTCGCAGTATGATATGTTACCTATAAAATCGTCAGTGATCATTGTGTTACTCATATCTACTTTGCAAAGAGTTTTTGAATTTAGGATATAGTACAAATTGTGACAGCTGAGATATCTTAGATCGATTATTGATGGATATGACATGTTATGAATCATTTTATGTAATAAATTGTTAGTTTGGCATATTGAAAACAACTCTTTGCCATCTAGGTATTTACAAATTTGTATGATGATTTCTGGAATAGAGAAAATAGACATGATTTGTTATACGATTATTATTTATATTTCTAATCGTTATTAAAACGAAAAAATAATTTGATAAATATATATTATAATTATCAAAGTATTAGCCTTTCTTCTGTTTGTGTTTCTTGGTAAAGTTTTTTTAGCCAGGTTTGGAAGTTATAAAAGTTCATGATATCATCCTCATCCATGTCGAATATTTTGCGTATTTCTTTGTTTGGAATGATTTCCTTTTCTTTGCCACACATATTGTGATCCCTAAAATATTGGTACATCAAACTAGTAACAGTTGATCGTGGCAAATGGGTATCATCAATATCTAATAGTTTGCGGATTTTTTCAGGGACAGGTTGTGGTTTATTAAATCCAGAGTTCTTTCCTGATTTTTTATCGGATTGGTCACGAGCCTTTTTAATTTCCTTTTTGTGTAGCGTTTTGAGTTCTTTTAGTTCAAACATTAATTTTTTCTGTTGAATATAATTTTCTTGCAATGATTGAATGATATCGTTTATTTTATCTTCGACATCAACCGATTCTTCCTTTTTTTTGTTTGTTTTTTTTGTTGGTTTGCTTTCGGAGCCGAATAGGGTGATAGGATCTTCTGTTTTTTTAGTTTTGCGAGATGTTTTGCTGCCGGATATATTCGAAGATTGAACTTTAGTTTTTCGAGAGGACATCTTGATATATATAACATAACATTAAATTTTTAAATGCAAAATGCTCTGGTAAAAAAATAATTTTTAAAAAAGCTATACAAATTGCGAAAATATATTTTGAATATATTAATTTTTCGTTCGTTAACAAAAAACTAATATAAAGTGGATATAATCATATAATATCAATAATGAACGACCACATCTTCGCAACGCCTATGAATAGTTCTTACGAATTTGACCAAAAAGAATTAGATATATTGGAGAATAATAAAAAATTTTATATGTTTGATTCAAAATACTTAGATACTTTGTTGAGTATCATAAATGGAGAATCAATTGTTTCCATTCGAATTTTAGACTGGTTCATCTCTAACTTCTCTAAAAAAAATGATACTTGTTACAAAATCAAAATAAATGGTAAAATCAGTTATTTTAATGTTTTCAATGAATATAATAATCAATTAATAGGATACAGCAAATTATATTTTGATCCATTTTGTCGTAAGGCAAGAAAAATAACATGCCATTATAAAACAGACAACCGTAACGTCAAATTTATCACTTCGATCGGCCAATTAAATTACTTCAAATGGGCTATCAAACACAAAATAATCATGTATGTAACGGATAACATTGACGAGATAGAGAATGATATGAAGAAGACCTTAAAAGAGAATAAACAAAGAAAAATTGAATTAGCTAACATGGAAATACCTAATTTGATTCAGGAAGAGTCGCCAGATTTAACGACTCCAGATCCAGAAATATGTGTATCCGATAATATCAAAAGTTTTCGTATTTCATCAAAGAAAAGTTCATCATCTATTCGAACAGATTCTGAAACTAGACGTAGACGCCAACAATTATCAACATCTGTATATGATCATGGTATTAAAAAATCGCATATTCCGATCAGGTTAGATTTTGATTAATCGCTACTTGCCTCGCTGAATTCTTCGTCTGATTCAACAACTACATGTTTTTTCTTTTGTTGTTGAAACTTCTTATGCGATATCAATTCCACTTTTAACGATTGGTGTGCGTTATTTTGAGGAGCTTCATCAGTTAATAAATCAAATTCGTTTTCATTTGGAGGATCAGCAAATGTAACCTTTTTTTTGGGTAGTGCGGGAATTTGTGGAAATTCCTTTTTGACTTGTACTACTTTTTTAGATCGCAATGGTTCGATTTGGATTTCTACTTCTGGGATTCTATTATTAATTTTAACTTTTGTGATCTTATCGACGGAAGATTCTGATGCATGCAAGTTTAGAACATCATCAGAAGATGATTCACTACTCGAATCAAATACATACTCATTGGTTATCTTTTCTTTGTGTTGTTTGACCATTACTTTTTTAACGATACAAGCCAGTCCCAATCTTTCGCCATCTATCCATATATTTGGAATTTCAACAATAAATTTAACGAAATCTTTTTCCTTTAAATTTTTTGGATTAAATATATCACCATCTTCGGAAACAAGCATATCTTTATCGAGTTCTACTGGCCATTTTATATAAAACATGTTTTTATTCAAGTCTGATTCGCGAATGAGAGATTTGAAGGTGATTTCTTTTTGACCGAACCATTTGACACAGCTTTTACCTACTTGTGCGCAGATATTTGACTCTATCGCTTCTATAAATTGATAAAATGTATCAACTTTAGATTTTGAGTTTCCGCTGAATAAAGTATCCAGTTGATGTATTCCGGGATATGCTGTAGGACGTATTTTATCTGTTGTCATTTCTAAAAATGGAGTTTGAAAAACAAAAGGTTCTTGATCATATACGATCGGTACCTTTTTATTTTTTTTGGTCACTAGCAACTTGATTTTTTTTTGATCGACATCAGATATTTTGAGGGCCTTAATGCGTTGTGTTTCCATTAATAGAGTTCGATAACATAACAGTTTTATTAACTTTAACGAATTAATTATAATTAATTCGTTAAATTAAGCTATCTCTTCTTTGTTTTAACTGAAACAACTTCTTCTTCGCTTTCAGTAGCTTTCTTTTTACCTTTTTTAGGTTTCTTTGTGACTTCTTCCTCACTTTCTGTAGCGTTTTTCTTTTTCTTCTTAGGTTTCTTCTCTTCTTCCTCGCTACCTGTTTTCTTCTTAGGTTTTTTAGGAGATACCTCATCTTCGCTACCTTTCTTAGATTTTTTTGGCGCTTCTTCGGATTCTTCTTTATCTTTTTCTTCGTTTGATTCAGAAGATTCGTCAGGAATAAAGTCGCATTGTGATAGATCAGGACCCTTGCTGATTCCTGGAACATATTCAACAACCATCAATTTGAATCCGATACCATACAACTTCATTTTTGATCCTGGTGCAGCCGTTTTATTGGCCCAGAGTTTGTTATATGTGAACAACAATCTTACTTTTGATCGTAAAGTTATTGCCGCAGCGACATCTTTAACCTCTTTAGCTACGATTTGAGTCTTGCCATCATCAGTTATTTTGATAAGTTTGGTCAAATTAACCCACTCTTCTTTATCTTTAATAACATTCAATTTCATTTTGACGCTATCATGTTTGACAAATTTTGGCTTCTCTGGGTCTACCGGAGCATCATCTCCATCTTCGTTTGTATTAATTTTGATACAAGGTGAAAATTGATATTGTTTAGCCTTACCTTTAAATATTTTTTCTCTCATTTCGTTTGATCCAAAGTATGCTTCAACTTTCTCAAGATGTTTTCTCAAATCTCTGCATGCTTCTTGTTTATCATCTAACGGAATATTAACGAAAGCTCTTTTATCATCAGTTGGCCAAAATTGTGGATGAATGGGCGGGATTCCTCCTGATGTCATTTCTATTTGACCAGTTTGAAGCAATACTTTTGTCTTTGTTTTGAGCCTTTGATTATCATAGTTGATGTATGAAATACCTTGTGGACCTTTTTCGTCCAGTGGAGACACTAATATATTCTCAAAATCAATATTCTTGTAACGATATACTGGATTTTGTTCGGTAGTTTTTGAAGCCTGCTTTTTACTGTCCATTATGAATTGATGATTTACTATGGAGAAAGCTTTTTAAATGGCAGTTAAAAAATCAATTTTTTTTTTAATTTATATTTTTTATATCATTTTGGCTGAAAAAAAATTGATTCAAAAAATAGTCATTAATATGGCCCTGCTGCTTCATAATCAGTCATAGACCCCATATTTTGTATGTTATATTCAATGTGTTATTAACGTTGAACGCAATGTTGCCGTAAAGGATTGTATTTGCTGGAGATTTGCATGTCATATTCAATGGATATTGAATGTTGAATGCAATGTCACTGTAAAAGCTGAACGGAATATTACTGCAAAGGATAGTATTTGCAGGAAATTTGATGTCATATTCAATGAACTATTAAAAATGCCGCAAAGAATTACATTTGCTGAAGATTTGCGTGTCATATTCAATGGATCTTGAACGTTGAATGCAATATTGCTGCAAAGAACTTGATTTGCAGAAGATTTGTGTGTCATATCCAATGGATCTTGAATGTTGAATGCAATGTTGCTGCAAAGAACTTGATTTGCTGGAGATTTGCATGTCATATTCAATAGATCTTGAATGTTTAACACAAAGAACTTGATTTGCTGAAGATTTGCATGTCAAATTCAATGGATCTTGAATGTTGAATGCAATGTTGCCGCAAAGAACTCGATTTGCGGAAGATTTGCATGTCAAATTCAATGGATCTTGAATGTTGAATGCAAAGAACTTGATTTGCTGAAGATTTGCATGTCATATTCAATGAATTTTGAATTTTGAATGCAATGTTGCCGCAAAGAACTTGATTTACTGAAGATTTGCACGTCATATTCAATGGATCTTGAATGT